TCTTTGCCTATCGTCATATCTTTGCCTATCGTCATATCTTTGCCTATCGTCATATCTTTGCCTATCGTCATATGTTTGCCTATCGTCATATGTTTGCCTATCGTCATATCATTTGTCACATATAATTCATTTGTTTGTAAGTGTTCAATTAAAGGATGCCGAATTTCCGTAAAAGATAAAAAGGCTTTAGGTGCGGTTTCGTCTATAGTCGGTTTACAATAATTATATTTAGAAGCAATATAACACTTTGATTGTAATATATCTAAAAATATCGTATACCGAATAATTGAATCCATTTCTTTTTCATATTTTAAAAAATCATCAAGATATCTATTATAAAAAATAACAATCTGATTAATTAATTTATCTTTAGATTTTTGAACATCTGCCACAATATTTTCTATTTGGTCATTCGTAATATTCAAATCTTTTTTATTACTACCAGAAGTAACCGCCACTATATCTTTTATATTTAAAAAAAAAGTTTCTTCTTTCTGAGAGAAAGTTGAGATATACGAAATGTTTATTTGAGTTGCGTTTAATTGTTTTAATAATGACAATAATTTCTTAACACGGATACTCGTGCCTACCAATGTGGCATTATTTTTTGGCGTTTCGTGTATTTTAATATAATCCGTTGTTTTTGCTGATTTTTCACTATTTTTCAATAAATTAGAAAAATAAAGACGAATTGCTTCTAATTTCTCTCTTCCGTCTAAACTATTCTGCATTAATTCATCAATATTTTTATCCACGCCTTTATTAATAAAAGCAAGCAAGCTGGTATCTAACCCAGAAAGATTTTCTACACTAACTTCATTTATAGACGCACACTTTTCAAGAGAGAAAATACTATTTATATCCTCTAGAATTGTATCACATTTTGTTTTAATATTATTTAAAATCCCGGTTTTTTTAAGCAATTCTGTAAGTTTATCATCGCTTAATGTAGTTTCATATAAATTTCCGATAATCGTTAAATCAGAACATAAAAGAGAGAAATCTTTTGGACTTACTTTATGAAGCACAATTTTCCTAGTTAATTTTTCAATATCTTTTATATTACTTAACTGTGTGCGAAATGTATTCCATTGATCATATTTTTTTAATAAATGGTCTGTTATTTCATAGGATTCTTTTAATACGGTTATATTTGTTATGGGGTTTTGTAAATCATACGCAAACCGCCGTTTACCCATTGTTGTTACACAATTATTTAGAAAACTACTAACAGATCTTAATTTCCCCTTGTGTCTAGAGTCATCATTAATATTTAATTGACGCAAGGAATGATTTGCTAATATAAGTTTGTCAGTATGATTTTCAAATACCGGCTCAGATAATTTTCTTACGAGATTAGGACTATGTTGATATACAAAATCTAAAAGAAAACAAAAGGATTGGGTTGATATAAAATGAGTTGGGAAAAAATTTAATAAATAATCGCTAGGTAATGTAGGATAAAATTTTTTAAAAACTTCCTGTTGATAAATTTGTTTTTCGGCATTTCTCGCAAATTTATTCATGCCTGTACTATTACTGTTAGCACTAGCATTTATAGCACTAGCATTTATAGCACTAGCACTAGCACTAGCATTAGCATTATCATCTAATGAAATTTTATGAATTTTTCCACATTCTAAACCAATAAAACTAATAATATCTTTTATTAATGAATCATCAATATTTGATACAATTAAACATTCGCTGGGTTTGTAAATGGCTATATATCTTTCTAATTCATCATAGGTTGATGGGTTATGATTATACGCAATAGAATATTGAAATAAAGACGTCTTGCCTGTAAAAATATCTATATTAGAAATGCCTACAGTCATTTGTGCTGAAAAATATTTAGACGCAGTTGATTTATATAACCAAATACACATTGTATTATTTGATAGTTCCGCGCTTTCTTGAGAGAAATAAGTTCCAGGCGAGATAATCTCTGAAACATTACGTTTAATATCTTTCCCTTGTATTTCCTGTTTATAAACTACAATAGTATAATCTTGTTCTTGTAATTTTTTTGTATATTTTTCTAGTTGAGGCACTCCAAACCCCGCCATAACCACTTGTTGTTTTCCCACACAGGTGTTCTTTTTACTAATAACCATATCATTAATTGTAGAAAATTCTAAAATATTACTTCCAATCATTTCACCTGAATCGGTCAATAACGCGTATACTTCATAAAAAGACCCTACTTGCATTAACACTAGGGTCTTTTCGCCATATTCCTTTTTCCATTTTTCGGTATAGGAGAGATAATCTGATACCAATGCCATTTATTTATATAATCTCTCTTTATATCTTTATACCTTTTATCTAGTTAATAAATTTAGTCTTCTTATGCTTTATATGCTTTATTGTCTTCTTATGCTTTATATGCTTTATTGTCTTCTTATGCTTTCTTGTCTTCTTATGCTTTCTTGTCTTCTTATGCTTTCTTGTCTTCTTATGCTTTATATGCTTCCTTGTCTTCTTATGATTCTTACGTCTTTTTCCACCCACCTCACTATTTACAATAGAATTAAACTCAATCAAAAACTCATTATATAAGGCTAATGCCTCGCTTGAATTTGGTCTTTCTCTTGGATTCATTTTTGTTAATTTATCTACTAATTCATTTGTTTTTTCAATTATATTTTTTTCTACATTACTATAGTCACTATAATGATTAAAATATGATAAAAGTTCCATTAGCATTATTCCTAGCGAAAATACATCTACCTTTTCATATTTTTCCTTATTGTTAAGATTTAGAGAAAGAAAATATTTTTTAAATTTATCTGAAGTATTTATAGTATCAATATTTTTAACATTTTTTATAGTAGATGTATTAAGATACATAACGAACATATATAACGCTCCATTTACTAATGTAAATAATTCAGGAGGTTTATAACCAGGAGATACTATATGAGATTCGTAATTATAATCTTCTGTTATATTGGATTCTACTAAAGTATTACCAAAATCACTTATTCTTATAATATTATCTTTATCTATTAATACATTTTGAGGTTTTAAATCCATATGATAAATTCCATTTCTGTTAAGTTTATCTATTCCTTGAAATATATTTAATAATGAATTTAATAACAAATAAAACATATCAAATGAACTGTTTGTATAATTTATTTCATTTTTTATATAATATTCATATAAAGACATTCCTCCATTTTTAAAATTTATTACCTTTTTTATATTTCTGGGAATATTTTTATGACATATATTATCAGTTTTTGTTGAATCAGTATATAGTTCATTTGTATTTTCTAATATACATTCATGGCCAATAATAAAATGAGAATCTATATCATCGCGTGTTAATCCATTTTGTAATAAAATATTATTTATTTCATTATTTATTTTTAAATCCATGGTAAATGATACTCCGTCATCATCCATTGTAAAAACTTTTGAAACTTCATCATTATTATTTTCGTTATTTTCATTATTTTCATTATTTTCATTATTTTCGTTATTTTCATTACAAGTTAACGCGGGGGATACAACACATGCGTAAGAACCTTCTCCTAATTTTTTATAGGAAGTATCCATTAATTATATATATATATAAATATAAATATAAATATAATTAATGATTCATATAATTATGTATCAATACATCCTTTGCTTTATTCTCTACGTCACCTGAAAGTATGGATTGTTCATAAATCTGCCGTAAAACATCATTTGGAGCATCACTGCCTACTTTTAATAAATTTTTTTTCCTTAAAAATGTTTTAATTTCTGGAATACCTTTTTGTTTTAATAAAGCCAATTCATGTTGGACGAGTTTTCTAGTTTTGGCATTTTTTATTAAAACAGATACTTTGTCGCCTTTTCGCCCTAACGTATATTTATGTGTTTTAGTTATACGATGACGTCTTTTTTTAGGAATTTGTTTATTTATTATAGGTGGTTCTTCTACCGTTAATTGTATATTTTCTTTATCATATATATTATTATTTTTATAATCATTTTTTATATTTTCAAGCGCTATACCTCGTTCTGTTTGTTCATTATTTATTTCATAATCATCTATTTTAATGCTGGGTTTATCAGGATGATTATTATAATTTTTTTGAGTATTATTCTTCCATTGTCTAAATGTAGGAAGAGCACTATTTTTTAAATTACTATATTGAGGAGCGAGCTGTGCTGGCATTGGCGGTCCTTGGACTTGTATGGCCGGTGCTTGGACTTGTATGGCCGGTCCTTGGACTTGTTTCGGTCCTTGGACTTGTATGGCCGGTCCTTGGACTTGTGTCGGTCCTTGGACTTGTATGGCCGGTCCTTGGACTTGTGTCGGTCCTTGGACTTGTATTGCCGGTCTTTGGACTTGTGCCGGTCCTTGGACTTGTGCCGGTCCTTGGACTTGTATGGCCGGTCCTTGGACTTGTGTCGGTCCTTGGACTTGTGCCGGCGCAGATACTCTAAATGAACTTTTAAATGGTATCTTCATTTCTGGTGGCAATTCTGTTTCAATTTGCATTTTTATCTCATTTTCTATTTTTCCAGATTTTAATGTATTATTTTTTTTTCTATTTAATTTATTATTATTTTTTTCCCTTTCTTTTTTTGATAATTCTTCTAAAAATTTAACTGAATTATTAAAATCATTATTAAAATCTTTTTCTATATTAAGTTTTTCCTGTTCTTCTTTAGTTTTTTCTAGAATATCATTTTCTTTTTCCTTAAGTTGAAATGTTTTTATTTTATCAATCAATTGTTTTTTAACCTTATTCGGATTCATTGTTATTAATGGTTTTTCTTTTCTCTCCCTCTTTAATGTTTTATTTGCCGAAGATTTAGAACCAGACATTGAGAGAAATGATGGATTAAATTGTATTGTTTTTTGACTCATAAGTATATTATACTATAATAATTATATACAGATTTAAACATAGATAAATTTAACTAAATATTAAAATTATATATTATATATTATTTTATTAACTAATGAAAAATATATTTGTTAATATATTTAAAGCATATCTATTTACTATATAAAATGAAAATTACAGGATTAGTATTTATCTTCTATACAATATTAAATTTAAATAATATAGTTAATACTCAACCCACCATATCATATAAAGAATCAAATAATGTTACTTCGTCTAAAGAATATGTAAATAACCATCATCCCCCTCAACCTCCTCATCATGAAGCTCCTTATCCTGTACCGACACCTTTTCCAACGTCTATTACTCCTCCTTGTTGTTGCAATTATCCTCCTCCAACCACACCACCGCTAATAGCTATACCAATTCCAATTCCTTCTCCTCCTATAAATTCTATTTATTTAACACCAACGTGCCAAAATATGTTTTAAATTATATGTTTTTTATATGTTTTTTTAATATGTTTTTTATGTGTTTTTTTAATATGTTTTTTATGTGTTTTTTTAATATGTTTTTTATGTGTTTTTTTAATATGTTTTTTATGTGTTTTTTTAATATGTTTTTTATGTGATTTTTTAATATGTTTTTTATATAATTTTTTTTTATAAATTCCTCCTAAAATTGAATCCTTTATAGATGTTACATCCTTTATAGATGTTACATCCTTTATAGATGTTACATCCTTTACATTTTTTTCACTTTTATCTTCCTCAATACTAGATAAATATAAATTATTATTTAAATCTGATAAATTTGATTTTAAAAGCAATGTATAATTATATATGCTATTCATATTATTTTGTGTTTCACCAACCCCATTTGAATATGTAATAATTTCTTCTGGAAGATTAAAATACTCCTCATTATTATTATTAATTGAATTTAATTCATAACTTGCTATGATTAATTCATTTTTTAAATCACCAAAATCATACATTTTATTCTCTTCTATAATTTTTAATTTATTCTCTATCGATTTTAAATTAAGTTTACCTCCTACTGCCGGTGCTGCCTGAGCAAGACAGTGTTCTAATGAATCAAATTGATTATACAAATTATCTTTACCTAATGAAATTAATACATTATTAATTTTTTGCATAATAGTATAATCAACATTTTCTTGACAAAAATTTGCTCTTGTAATATAACTCTTATTATTATTATTATATACAACAGTAATAATATTTCCAATATATAACATATTTCTTATAAATAATGTAGAAATATCTGATATTTTATTCATAAATAATTCAAATTCGGTTATATTATTATTATATTTGGTCATATATGGTGAATACATATAGGTTCCGGATAATAGATTAAATTCAATTGCGTGTGAATTATCTAAATTATTAGTATATATCATTTCTCCAGCGGCATACACATTTTGAATTTGTGCGTATTGTACCAAATGACAATGTTTTGTAGCAATTTCAGAACATAATTTAATTTTTATAGTATATAAATGTAATACATTATCTATTCCAGATCCAATAATCCATAATCTGTATATTTTTATTCCATTTGGTGGTTGACTTGTTAATAATTCTGTATCACGTGTAATTTCAATATAGGCTGGATAATTAGTTATTATTGCGTGAACGGTTCCTAAGCTATAACCAGTTTGACCCGTCATGGTGTAATTAATATTAAAACAACAATTACATTCAGGATTATAAGTAATTCTCGCATCTAGCGCTCCACTAACATTTTGACTATCAATGCCCACTCTAGTAAACATTTTGTGGTTGTTTATAACCGAACCCACTGGTTTAAATACCCACCAAGAAGTATCGGAGTTTCTTAAGTTAAAATGATTATTATTATATTGAAAAAGAATAGTTAAATTTGTTCGTAAATTTGCTAATTCTTGAACTGATTTTATAAAATTTAGTATATAGATATTTTTAAAGTATTTACATATTTGAACAAAATCAGCGAAACTTTTTATTCTAGTGTTATTTGGCAATCGTGAGGGTAACCAACATTTATTAATACTATTACATAATTTTCCATTGAAATCGCAAATTTGTCCAACATTACAATTTTTCCCACTTAGAATAGTTTTATAAAATCCTTTAAAACATAAATATGACCAATACTTTTCATTAATATCTATAATATTATTGGCTCCTGGATTATAATCTGGACGTGTTTTTCCAAAATCAATTAAGAATACTTTTTTATCATATATATATCCGGTATTATTCACACATAATGCGTTTCCTAGATGAACATCGCCATGTATATAACCGATTTGTTTAAGCCTAAATAAAGCATACAAATAATTCATCATTACTTTAAATTTATCATCATCATGTGTTGAATAATAATTATAATTTTCGTAAGTATTTGCTGGACCCCATCCTGGAAAATAACTGGAAACTGGTTGTGAGTTATTAAAATTTTGCATAACCATAATGCCGGTATTAAATTTATTAATAATATAATTAAATAATCTAGATTTACTAGCCATAGCATTATAAATAACATTCATACCATTAGTTTGATTGATAAACCCCCCTCTACGTGCGGTTTTAATATATATAGGATATAAACAAATTGGATCACATGTAGCATCTAATGAGGCGGTATAAACAGTTTTTTGTATTGTACATTCTTTTAAAAAAGTTTGACTTTTAACAATTTCTTTTTCATACGCAGTACCTTCAAAATAAAATTTTACAGATTCTGTATCATATATACTATCATCTATTAATACTATTTTTATTATAATACTTTTAACAGATATAAGTGGATTATTTGACGTACTTGTTTGTGTATTAAATGTTGGAAAAACTTGTATTAAATTCGTATTAAAATCTTGCCCTACATTAACTGTAAATAAAAATCCACCAATAGATGATACGGACATTAATTGTACGTTCCCATTTAATATCATTTGATAAATATTTTCTTTATAGGTTGTTGCTGATTCTAAAAATACACCTCCTTTCATAATATATAATATATATATTTTATATATATTATATATTATCATAAATTATATATTGTATATTGTAAATTGTAATAATATATAATAAAATTTAAAGATAAATTGAAATGAAATATAATCTATAATGGATGTTAATATACAATCCATCATGAATTCCGATTTAAAACAGACATCAATGCCCGATGAGAATAAAGAGTTTGAAGGCCCTTGGCCGTTAATTGAATCTTATTTTAGAGGCAAGCATCTACAGCAACTCGTGAAACATCAAGTAGAATCCTATAATGATTTTGTAAATTATCAGGTTCAGAAAACTATTTCAATGTTTAATCCGGTTAATATTCGGTCTGAAAATGATTTGGTAAAAGAACTAGGTAAATATAGATTAGAAATTTTCGTAACATTTGAAGATTTTAATATTTATCGTGCGCAAATTCATGAAAATAATGGTGCGACCAAGATAATGACACCAGATGAAGCAAGGAAACGCAATTTTACATATTCTGGGAATATGACGGTGACGATGAACATTAAATATATTGTTCGTACCGGCGATTCGCTAGAATTTGAAGAAACCTTTTATAAGGTTTTGCCGAATATTAATATCGGAAAAATGCCTATTATGCTTAAATCTAGTATATGTATTTTAGAACAATACAAGCATATCTCGCCCAATGTGAATGGAGAATGTAGACTAGATTCAGGCGGATATTTTATTGTAAATGGATCGGAAAAGGTCTGTTTAGGCCAAGAACGCGCAGTAGAAAACCGCGTTCAGTGTTTTAATATTTCAAAAAATAATAGCAAATGGAACTGGTTAGCCGAAATTAAATCAGTACCCGATTTTAAGTGTATATCGCCAAAACAAATATCAATGATGATTGCCGCAAAAAATAATGGTTTTGGAAATGGAATTTATATCCAAATACCCAGAGTCAAAATTCCGATTCCATTGTTTATATTATTTCGGGCACTAGGTATTATTAGCGATGAAGAAATATGTAAAATAATTGTGTTAGATATTACCAATGACTCTGTTAAACTCATTTTGGACGCGCTACAAGGGTCAATCGTTGAAGCAAATAAATATTTAGATCAGGAAACTGCTCTAAAGTTTATAATTAGTCATGTTATGTATACGCCGATGAATATGGATAAAGAAACCGGTTCGTGTAAAAAGCGCGAATTTGCGAATGATATTTTAAACATAGACATCTTTCCTCATTGTAAAAGCACCATCCAGAAAATATATTTTCTCGGATATATGACGAAATGTTTATTACAAGCAAATCTAGGCATTGAAGATACGGATGACAGAGATTCGTATTTAAATAAGAGAATTGATTTAACCGGCACCCTATTAAATAACTTGTTCAGAAATTACTTTAATAAAATGGTAAAGGATATGCAAAAACAAGTCGTAAGAGAAATCAATAATGGCTCTTGGAAATCCACTTCTGATTATCATTCCATCATTACCATGACAAATATTTATAAAATCATCAAATCAACTACGATTGAAAATGGATTAAAACGCGCCTTATCTACCGGAGATTTTGGAGTTAAGCATACAAACAGCAATAAAGTCGGCGTGGCGCAAGTATTAAATCGGTTAACCTATATTTCCGCGCTAAGTCATTTAAGACGCATCAATACGCCGATTGATAAGAGCGGTAAACTTATTCCCCCCAGAAAATTACACAACACCTCTTGGGGCTTTCTGTGTCCAGCCGAAACGCCAGAAGGCGGCAGTGTTGGTGTAGTGAAAAATTTAAGCTATATGACGCACGTAACTACCCCATGTAACAGTACGTCATTGTATGAATTCATTGAACCCTATATCATTCATATTCAAAATTTAAATTCTGAAAGACTATTTAATAATGTAAAAGTGTTTATTAATGGTTCATGGGTTGGAAATGTATTAGATCCATTTGAATTGTATAACTCCTTAAAAATTAAAAAATATAAAGGAATCATTAATATTTATACTTCTATTACGTTTGATATTAAAAGAAAAGAAATTCGCGTCTGTAATGATGCGGGGCGTCTAACCCGACCAATCTTGCGCGTGAAAGATAATAAACTATTATTAACGCCGGAAATTATGGCTAGAGTAAAATCTCACGAATTAAACTGGGACGATTTACTAACCGATTGTAAAATAGATAATTCGGTTATTGAATACATTGACGCCGAAGAACAGAATTTGAGTATGATTGCGATGGACCCGGTTGACCTGACTAAAAAAACAAATTTCATCTATAAATATACGCACTGCGAACTTCACCCGAGCACTATATTTGGAATTTTAGCATCGTGTATTCCTTTCCCCGAGCACAATCAATCGCCCAGAAATACATATCAATGTGCCATGGGAAAACAGGCGATGGGCATGTATGTCACGAATTATGACCGGCGCCTAGATAAAACTGCGTATGTCATGACTTATCCCATGCGCCCGTTAGTGGATACGCGTATCATGAATATGATTGGCTTGAACCAGATTCCTTCCGGCAGTCAAGTTATTGTAGCTATTATGACCCACTCGGGCTACAATCAAGAAGATAGTATCTTATTTAATAAGGGCTCAATTGACAGAGGACTCTTTCAGGCGACCATTTATCATACCGAAAAAGATGAAGATAAAAAAATTAACGGCGACGAGGAGATTAGATGTAAGCCCGACCCGTCAAAAACAAAGGGGATGAAATTTGGAAATTATAATAAAGTAAATTCCAGCGGTGTTATTCCGGAAAATACTTTAGTAGAAAATCGCGATATTATTATTGCGAAAATCATGCCGATTAAAGAAGCACGCAATGACCATACAAAGGTGACAAAATATGAAGACCAAAGCCGAATCTTTAGAACAACCGAAGAAACGTATGTAGATAAAAATTATATGGACCGTAATGGCGAAGGTTATAACTTCTGTAAAGTTCGTTTGCGAACGATCCGCAAACCTATTATTGGTGATAAATTTAGCAGTCGCCATGGACAAAAAGGTACGATTGGAAACATTATTCCTGAAGAAGATATGCCTTATACATGTGATGGTGTGCGCCCAGATATTATCATCAATCCTCACGCAATTCCGTCGCGTATGACTATTGCCCAATTAAAAGAGACAGTTTTAGGAAAAACTTTATTACAGTTAGGTTTATTTGGCGATGGAACGAGTTTTGGGAAATTTGATGTGAAGGATATTTGTAAAGAATTACAGAAGGTGGGGTATGAATCCCGAGGCAATGAATTGATGTATAACGGCTTAACCGGCGAACAGATAGAAACTTCTATATTTATGGGACCAGTCTTTTATCAACGCTTAAAGCATATGGTTTCAGATAAACAGCATAGTCGTAGTTTCGGTCCAATGGTTAATCTCACGCGACAACCCGCGGAAGGGCGGTCTAAAGACGGTGGGTTGCGCTTTGGGGAAATGGAACGTGATTGCATGTGCTCACACGGAGCCTCGCGCTTTACCCGTGGCCGAATTTATGATGCGTCTGATGCTTTTCAAGTTCATGTCTGTAAAAAGTGTGGCATGATCGCAGCATATAATGATAAATTACATATTCATCTCTGTAAAACATGCGATAATAGGAGCGATTTTGATTATGTGGAATTACCATATTCGTGTAAACTCTTGTTTCAAGAACTGATTACGATGAACATTGCGCCTCGTATAATGACTTAAGTTGAATAATAATGTATAGAAAAGTATATTTATAATTAGATTTAGAATAATATATAAAAAATATATTAAATCATATTTTTTTATATATATAATTTATATAATAATGTCTGGACAAATTGGATCTATATTCCCAAGTCTATTAGGTGGAGGCATTCCCGGGGCACAACCCCCAAGTGGTTTAATTGGTGGAGGCGGTGGGTCTAAGGGTGGCTCGGGTATGATCGGTTCAAGTGCTAGAGGTGTTGAACGTTTTATTATGCGTGAAGCCTTTGGAAACCAAAGAATATTGTCTTCCGATAAAGCGCCTTTAATTAATACTGATGCGAAAACAACCCCATTTAGAAGAGCATATAATGCGGGTGATAGTGCGGGAACATACAATGACGCAGCTTCCCCTTCTTTGCCTGGTTCTAATCAGGTTAATGGGCGCTCGGTTTCTATGTTAAATGTAAAATCAGGCAGTGTTCATAATGATGGTGCTGCTTTATTTACAGGTAACCCGAAGTTTGTCTATGATGGGGCTGATTATGTGCGTTATAAAAAATTAAAAGCAATCAATAAAACGTATAACGATTCTAGTTTTGGCGGAAATAATAATAATGGAGCATATGTAGCATTAAATCGGGTTAGACATTAAAGAATTATATATATTATATATATTATATTATATATAATGAGTATTCCGTCAGAAACTTCTGGGCCGGCCAGTTTTTCTCTCAAACAAATTAATAATAATGCGCAGACGCGAGCATATATGGGCATGCCGTTTAAACCCGCAACGATGACGCAAGGCAGTGACTTTGCATTAGGAAGACAAGGCTATATTAATGATGTATACATACAACAAACACTACTGGCAAAAAAGAAAAAATTTAATAATTCATCGGGTGAACAAACAAATAAAAGAAAAATGACTGCTGTTGGTAAAAGTTCTATAAATCAAAAAAAAAATTTAATGGCGTTTAGCGGTTCAGATAACACAACCGTAAATTCTGCGTTAGCCAAATGTAGAGGCGGTGGTTGTGTTGCTCCACCCAAAAAAGGCGCTGTATAATTTATTGAATATTAATATATATACTCATTAATATATATATAATGAATAAATATTTAGTTGAATTTATTGGTACTATGTTTTTTATTTATGTTGTTATTTCAACGCGCAATCCTTTAGCAATCGGTGCTGCCCTTACAATTGCTATTATGTTATCAAAAAATATTTCAGCTGGAAATTTCAACCCGGCACTTACAATTGCTTTAACAAAGGCAAATAAAGTCGCGTATAGTGATATGGTTCCTTATATTTTAGCCCAAGTTGCAGGTGGTTTAGCTGCGTTGGAATTGTATAAAAAAGTAAATTTATAAAAATAATATAAATAATTATATTAATAATAATATAAATAATTTAGAACGATATATTTCTATAAAAATTATTATAGAAATATACTATATAATGGTTAAATCACATAGATCAAAGAGACATAATAAAAAACACCGTGGAGGAGAAGGAGAGATAGCTGATAATAATTCTGTACTTAATATGGATGAACCGACTACAGCAAGTGTAACCACAACTGAACCTGTTGTATCTGAACCTGTTGTACCTGCTACTGAACCTGCAACTACGGAAGAAGAAAAGAAGGGATGGTTTTCAAATTTATTTGGTGGTTCTAAAACGAAACGTGTTAGATTTAGAATGACGCGCAAAAACAAGCGTAGCAGTGCCAAGCGTAGCAGTGCCAAGCGCACAAAGCGCACAAAGCGCACAAAGCGCACAAAGCGCTCCAAGCGCACCAAGCGCAAGGGTTCTTCCAGGAAATAAATCAATTATAATTTTTGTTTCCTTTTAAACAACATAATAAAAATATATAACCCTAATAAGCTAAGAGCGCCATAATATAATTTTACAATATCATCATCTGGCATATTACTTTTATCTTCATTTTTTTTCATATCAGTCAACGTCGTAAACCCATCTGTCCCCATTATTTGTATATCTTCCATTGTAAGATATCCAGAACCAGTTCCACTAACATTATTTTCATTTCTAGTATCTTTAGTAACTAATTTACAATCGGGATTAGACCCAGCGGTAAACGCTTGAAACATTTGCATCGGATGAATTGACGCAAGATTTCCTAACACACCAGGCACAAGACCTTCAAAAGTTGTAAATTTTTCCCCGTTTAAAGCATTAGTTATAAAAGGAATTTTACCATTAGGAATATTATTTACCCATATAGATCTAGTAACTAAATTTCCCGTCGCCACATCCTTACACTTTGCTCCAGTTGTCAAAAAAAAACTATCACCTAAAGGGCCTCCAATCGTTGACGCTTTTCCGTCGCCGGTACTTAAAAGTTCAACATAATTAATTAAACCACCCACATTTGTTACCAACTGACTAATACTTCCATCGGGACTCATTCCCAATTGTTCAGGAGTTTTTATAAAACTAACATAATTATAATCAGGTCCCAATAATTCTTTTTCTAAATTTTTAACATCTTGTTTTGCTTTTTCAAAAAAATTAGCCATTTAATAATATATTATATTATATAAATATAATTAATTATTTAATTTAAACCACTTGCTTGAGGAATCGGTTCAGTTGAATTGGGATTACGTCCTAATGCTTTATTTGCGGTGTCGCTCATTTGCGTAGATAATTGTGTAAGAGCAGTTGAATTTTGGTCTACCTTTGCGGATAAATCAGTTAATTGCTGTTTTAGACCAACCAATTCATCTACTTTATCTTTAAGAAATGTAATATTTGACGCATTCAATGTTGAAAGATAGACGGGGTCCTTGCCTAAGCCCGGGTCGGTATATTGTAAAGTGTTTGCGCTTGCTCCTGCTCCGCTTGCGCCTGCCATTGTACTTGCCATTGTTGTTGCCCCTTCTCTTACTGGATTCCTTTTATGCTTAAAGTATTTAATCATTTCTAAAATAAGTAATATTGTTAAGAGTATAATAAATAGTTTAGTTAATATCATTATTATATATATAGTTTTTTATTTTCTAAAATACTATATATATGAATTTTACATACAAACAACCCTATATAACCTGGAAAGGCCCCTCAGCTGGTAGTGCGGTTCCAACCTGGTCACGTCCCTTAATAAATAATAATAATGGCACAAATACTGGCACGAGTTTTGCCGCCCGCCCAATTAAACATTGGCGTAAACAACTCGTGCCGGCCTCTAATACAGGTAAAAGTGGAAGAGCAGGCATGGGTATGCCGATGGACATACCTGGTGGGTCCGTCTATTTAGGCGCAACCGTTGATTGTTCAAACTGCCCTGTAAATCTAGCCGAATTAATCCCAACGACTAAAAATACTGTATTTAATACTACAAAAGATGCGTCAGGTAATTGCGTTGCTTGTAATCCAGAAACTAATATTATCAAATCCGCCGTGACTTTATTAAATAAAAATAATAGAAATTATACAAATTATTATTCGGATACTAAAGGGTATTTACAAAGTCGGGGTCAAACTTATGACCAGAAATTATCTACAAATCCTATTCCCGGCATTAATTATAATAGCCCACCGTCAGATTCATCCACCGGTTCACAAGTGTATTATACAGACAATTGTTCAAAAAAATGCGCAAACGATAATTCGCGTGTTACGACTATTTATAAACCGAATAACCCGCAATATTCACAACAAGGGGCTGTGGACAGTAGCTCGCGTTTAGATCGGTTGAAATACAATACGATTAACAAAAATGGTAAGTCTTTTAAAACGGCCTGGGGCAATCAAGGCGCTAATGCCGGAAGTTATAAAGGCACAACAGAAGCGCCTTATTTCTTGAAATCTAAAAATCAGGCATGTGTTCCTCAACATCGGGATGGCGATAAAACAACGAGTTGTATTACACGTTTGGCCAATTAAAAATTGAGAAATCACATAACCTACCCGTTATATATAGTTTTTATTTTTCTTAAATACTATATATATGAATTTTACATACAAACAACCTTATGTAACCTGGAAAGGCCCCTCAACTGGTAGTGCGGTTCCAACCTGGTCACGGCCTTTAATAAATAATAATACCAATACGAATACGGGAACAAGTTTTGCTGCCCGGCCCATTAAACATTGGCGTAAACAACTCGTGCCGGCCGCTAATACAGGGATTAGTGGAAGATCACATGTGGGTATGCCAATGGACAGACCTGGGGGGTCCGTCTACTTACACTCCGCTGGCTATTTAGGCGCAACGGTTGATTGTTCAAACTGCCCGGTAAATCTAACAGATTTAATCCCAACGACTAAAAATACAATTTTTGATACTACAAAAGATGCGTCAGGCAATTGCGTTGCTTGTAATCCAGAAACAAATATTATCAAATCCGGTATTACTTTATTAAATAAAAATTATTACTCTGACACCAAGGCGTATTTACAAAGTCAGTGCCAAACCTATGACCAGAAATTATCTATCACGCCTATTCCCGGCAATAGTTACATTAATTCTATAACCCATCAACCAATTCCGCCCTCGGATTCGCCGACTGGTTCCCAAGTCTATTATACAGAGAATTGTTCAAAAAAATGCGCAACCGTTAATTCAGTTGTAAGAACTATTTATAAACCCAATAATCAGCAATATTCGCAACAAGGTTCTGTATCTAGTAGTTCCCGTTTAACACGCTTGAAAAACAATACTATGACGAAAAATGGCAATTCCTTTAAAACTGCCTGGGGTCAACAAGGTGCAAATGCCGGCAGATATCAAGGCTCCTCAGATTCATCTTATTTTATAAAAACAAAAAATCAAGAGTGCGTTCCCCACCATCGGTCTGGAAATAAAACAACGAGTTGTAATAGTATTGTTAGTTATGAGAATGAAATTTTAAAGAAATATAAATATTTTGCTTATGTTGCTAATAGTAATGATGATTCTGTTTATGGATATTTAATTAATGAAGATACTGGAAAACTTACTTTGATACAAGAAATTACTTCTGATCTACCATCACCTAAAGTATTAACAGTTGTACCAAATGGAACATTTCTTTATGTAGCAACTAATGGTGATCATAGTATTTCAGGATATAAAATTAATCAAACTACTGGTTCTTTGACCTTTATATCAACTATTTTAATTACAGAGCAAAATCCGAATGCCATGACGGTGGATCCAACTGGAAGTTTTCTGTATGTTACTACAAATAGTAACGCGTTTATTCATGGATATAAAATTAATTCTGATGGAACCCTTACATTTATTAATAAATTAATTACTGGAGCCGGTCCTGATGGAGTGACGGTTAGTAGGAATGGAAAATTTGTTTATGTCGCAACAGGACTTACCGGTTCGAATAATGATATTTATGGATACACTATTAACCCAACTACCGGTGAGTTGACTATTATCACTGGATCTCCTTTTTTAAGTGCTGTTAATGGAGAGAAATTATCAATAACGGTTGTGCCGAACCGTGATTTTGTTTATGTTACGAATGATGATGTGACTATTACCAATGGGCAGGTTTGTGGATATACAATTAATTCAGGTTCAGGGGTGCTTACTGAGATGACAACTTCATTTGATGCTGAATCTACTCCATCTTCAATTGCCGTTGATCCAAATGGAAATTTTATTTATGTAACAAATGAGGAGAGTGATACAGTTAGTGCCTACACGATTAAATCATCAGGTGATCTTGATAAGATAGATGATTATGATACTGGTGTAACTCCGACATCAGTTACAGTTGACCCTACAGGAAAGTTTCTTTATGTTACAAATAGTGAGAATGATAATATTTCAGGATATATAATTGATTCAAATACAGGCGGGCTGACTGTTATAACAACATCCCCTTTTAATGCGGGGGATGGACCATTATCAATAATAACTGTAAGAACATCTTACTAATAAGTTTATAATTTACTAAATATAAAATAATATAAAAATAAATAAATTAAATAAAAATATATTAAAATATTCATTTTATAATTATAAAATGAATAATACAAATAATAGAACCAAAGAAGAACGACAAGCAGAAATCAAACCTATTCTTATAAAATTAAAAGAACTGAAATTAACTATCCAAGACCATACAGAAATAAAAGAACTATTTATCCAAATGCAGAGATATATTAATGAAGAGGTCAATGTAGAATTAGATATTCCTTTTCCTGCTTATAATTGTTCTATAAAAGGTGTTTTAAGTATTAAGAGAGGAGAGAAAGTCTGGGTAAAATTAGAAACAAACAAATAAAAAAACTATCTATATATTTTTTATTATTTATATTTTTACATTAAAATACCTTACCTCTTTATCGTTAGTCAATTCCGAATACATTTTTGCGTGTATTCTTTCTCAGCCTTTAACATTTGAAACGTGAGATTTTCCAAAATAATGTCCCGGCGTTCTTCTGGGATATCGTTGCCATTAAATGATGTGAATAATTTGTAAAATTCATTAAGTTGACTCAGTGTTGAGAGAAATTCTTCTGCGGTGTTCTTGGTAAAATCCATTTTTATATTTGCTTATGTTTGCTTCGCTTATGCTTGCTTTTTGTCTTAGTTTTTTGTCTTGGTTATATGTCTTTTATTTATTCCAGAAAAGCATTTCAATTTTTTAAATTAAAATTAATTAAATAATAATAAATTCCTCAATTAAAATTGCCAATAGCATTGGGAACTGCCACGAATTAATTAATTTATTTTTTTTAGTGTATACATCGTTTACTAAAATATATAAACTAATAAGTGTTACAATGATAAGAAATAATCTAAATATGAAAATATAAATTGGATTTTTTAACATTTTATAATAATATATAATAAAATATTATTATAAATAACTATTTTCTAATAAACAATATTATCATTAATCCATTTTTTAATTTGAACATTAATCGGCTCCATCACACTATTTAATCCTGCTATATAATTTTCATAATATTCAGGTCTTTTTTCTATTAATGTTAAAATATTGAATATCATATTTCTATCATTTATGGTATATATCTCTCTTATTTTAATAAAAACATCATCAATATTTTTTTTAGTAACCTCTGAGCTAGTAGTAGAGTCGATCCGTGCCATGTCATTCTTTTGATGCTCGTTCCGTGCCATGTCATTCTTTTGCTCGTTCCTATGCTCATTCTTTTGCGTGTCATTCTTTTGATGCTCGTTCCGTTGGCCCTTATTATTATCATTATCCATAATTAAATTCGGGTTATCTAATAAGGTCTTATACATTTGAAGCGTATGAAGTAAAGAAGGTTCATCTACACTAGCATACGTCTGTAAAATATTATCTATACCTTTTTTACTCAAACGTATTAATAACTCATATAATAATTTATCTGTTTTATTGGAATTCTCAGCGCCTTTTAAATGGGAATAAAATTTATTAAACCGAATAATAGAATTAAACAGATAAAATAAATCATCTCTCTTATCATTGTTAAATGAACGGAGCACGCCTTGACCCCAATTGGCGGATTGAATAAACAATAAATTATTTGATATAGTTAATTTACTTCCATATGGACAAAACGCCATTAAAGCTAATTGAGTTATTGCTTGTAGCGGTTCTAGAATAATATCAAACCTTTCTTTTCTTTTATCCGTTTTAAAAAAATTATAAAAAGATAGTAACTTATCCATTATATGTATAACGCAATTCATATTTAAGTTTTTCACGCAATTAAATTATTATGAAATGTGTTATTATGAAATGTGTTATTATGAAATGTGTACATTATGAAACACTATTTTTTTTGGTTAGAAATATATTAGTTATATTTATAGTTTTATGATATGGTAAATTATATTTTATACACCAATTAGTACACTTAGTAATATTATTTTTTTTAATAGTTTCTAATTTATCATTTGTGCCCATGTTATTGTTAATTAAATTTAAAGTAAACGCAATATTTTCAATCTGTTGTTGTCCAAAAATAGCATTATATTCTTCTACTTGTTTCGTAAAAAAATACGGTAATTCAAAATTAAATAATGATATGAGATTATTCTCTGGCGTAAAATCATTTATTATTTTATACATTTTTTTAATAATATCATCCACATTATTCATAAGAAACCCTTTACAAACAATATATTTTTCTGAGTTTGCTTGTCTGCTTGTATGTGGTTTTACAAAATACACCTGTTCATAGATAATAGATAATAAATAGAGCAAATCAATAGACATTTTTGTAAAGGTATCAAAAAATTTAATTATAAATGTACCCTTTTCTTTCTGCATAGCAACAGCAAAAGCAATTTGACAAAACATAAGTTTTAAACTCGTTTTTTCTTGATTATTAAAATCCACCGAAAAATCAAACCCTCCATCTGCCGTGATTAAATCCATTGTGCCTTTATATTTGGTATAACAATACCGTAAATTATCCGGATTCATGAGATCGCCTTTTCCATCTAACCCTGTTTCAATTATAACATTTTTATTTTTTATTAAAAAGTTATTACTTTTCTTCCAGCCAGGCACATTATTATCTACATTGTCTATTAAGGTCATACCATAATAATTATCATTTGGTTGATTTCTTAGATGTACAAGTGCCTCAATAAAACCACCGGGTCCTTCGGCCAGATGAAAACTATTACATACTGGCGGTAGAATAGGCATTATATTCATTAAATTACATATTTCAATCATTTTATAAAATGACCGCGATAATGGTTTTAAAGTACATATAGATTGTTTTGAATTAGGGATTAACGTGTGAATATATTCATATTGATTTGAATATTTTTTATATTTATCCCATTCCATAGAACAATTATCTATTTGCGTTTTAATTGAACTAATATACTTATGAAGGGTCTTGTTAATAATAGTTTGATGAATGTCTTCTTGTGAAAATAGAGAACAAATTAATGAAGAAAAAGTGTTGGTTTTTAAATTATATGCTTTTATTTGAGGCAATAAAAAATAAGTCATGTATAAGGTAATATATATAATAATAAATTTTTATATTCTTTATAGTTATAATTTATATATATATATACTTTATATATACTTTATATTTTTTACAGAAAAATTGAAATAATTTATAATAAACAATAAAATATAATTATTGATGTTATTAGATAAAATGAGTTCTATTCAAATTGAACCTATGTATGAAACCGAGGAAGGATTAGAATTTATATCAACGCCAAATGATAAAGATTTTATTAAACAACAATGTGAATTGGGAAAATTTAAAATGGCTTTTCATATTCAGAGTGTTACGGCCGCTGCGATTTATGCGATTTTCAATAATGACCAATGGTCAATTAATTATGATTTATATAAATATTTATGTTTAAGACGAAATACCCAAAAAGAGTTGTATGAATTATTAATAGAAGGAAATTTTGATATAGGTATAGCCCGTCTAGGTAGTTATCATGTTATCAAAGAAATAACTCCTTATTCGCACGACGATAATGATGAGCTACGATTACACTATACAGGAGCAAGAACAAGTGAAGGAAATGTTGCATGGCGCTCTATTACATGGGATGCGTTTAAAGATAGTGTTGATGAATTAAATTCTCAAGAATAAATAATATAATATATATTACTTATTTCATACTTAAAGAAAAAACGTAAAAAAATTTTTCAAAAGAGTTTTGCAAAAATGGAAAATGGACATTTATAAATGTCCAAAATGGACTTTTGCAAAACTCTTTTGGATGAAAAAAAGCCAAAAAATGAATTTAGACCATAATGGTCTGTTTTTCATTTTTTAGTGAAATAGTTTGTGATTGTAACTTTTTTTTAGATAAATTTAAATTAAATAATTAAAAGGATTTAGGCATTTTTATTATATCATAATATGATATAATGGATATAATTGATATATTAAAAATGCCTAAAAATGCCGAGAAATATATATGTAAAATATGTGACTTTAAGTGTAGTAAACAAAGTAATTATAAAAAACACACAGAAACACCAAAACATATAAAAAATAGTCAAAATGATATAAATGATATAAAAAAAGAGTCAATTGAAGAATACATTTGTGATTGTGGAAAAAAATATAATTATTATTCTGGATTATGGAGACACAAAAAAATCTGTGTTAAATTAAAAAATATTACATTAGAACCAAATATTAAGAATGGAGCAAGTATCAGCGGAGCAAGTATCAGCGGAGCAAGTATAAAAGACGCAAGTAATAACGTAATTCTATTATTAATTAATGAAAATAAAGAATTAATAAATGATAATAAAGATTTTAAAAATATGATTATGGAATTAGTAAAAACTAATAATGACCTACAAAAACAAATGGTTGATGTATGTCAAAAAATACAGCCAGGCAATACAGTTATAAATAATACAAATACAAATAGTCATAATAAAACATTTAATTTACAAGTCTTTTTAAATGAGGAATGTAAAGATGCGATGAATATGTCGGAATTCATCAACTCTATTGAAATAAAGATATCTGATTTAGTTAATATAGGAAAACTAGGTTATGTTGAAGGGATGTCCAATATTATAATCAAGCAATTAAATGATACAGATATTAATAAAAGACCGGTTCATTGTAGCGATGCGAAGAGAGAAACCTTGTATATAAAAGAGGAAAATAAATGGGAAAAAGATACACAGGAGACGAAGCAAATGTTAACGGCCGTGCGTGGCGTTAATAAGAAGAATTATCAGATCTTAAACACCTGGAAAGAGACCCATCCGAAATGTATGGACAGTAAATCTAATCAAAGCAACGAATATATGAAAGTAGTAAGTAAGGTAATGGATGGCGATGAAGAAAATATAAATAAGGTGATTAAAAAGGTTTCAAAGCAAGTAATCATTGATAAATGAAATGAGTATAAATGAAATGGGTACAAATGAAATGACAAATGAAATGATTTATATTTAGTTGACTATAAATAAATAAATATAAATTTATTATAATTTCTCCGGTTCTTCTTGAGTTAAGACCAATTTTGCTTTTTGTTTAACTGGGCGTTTAACCGCTGATTTTCTAGCATTAGCATTAGCATTAGCATTAGCATTAGCAGGCACCGAAGGCACTTCTTGCTCGCCGACCTTGGGCAACACAGTTAACACTGTTTCTTTTTGTAATCTTAATGCGGCGGCTTCATCCAGTTCAATATTTACTGATTGACTGATTAAATTCGTAGCCAATTTATCCGCATCAACATTACGAACCTTTTTATATATAAAATACCGATTTAGAAAGGATATCTTCCGCTCGCCGGCAGTCATATTTATCGCATCTTTATATAACCCGGCATTTTTCGGATTGCGTTTAATCTCGTCTTTCATTTTATTAAATAATTCACTAAATAATCCACTGCTAGAAGGCATATGTATACGCTCTGCGTCTTCTTTAGATAAAGGCACAAAGCCATAATTTTCTAACATACGCGTAAGATATTTAAAATTAACCAGATATTCCGGAAAGGTTTTATTAATAGACTCTTGTAACACATCAATCTTATACCCAAGCGAACTACTATCCTCCGGAAATTCAATTTCATTGTATCGTTTAGTAATTTCTAATAATTTATTTTCATTATCAAAGATGGACACACTTTCATTCATTTCTTTATCTTTTAATAGTTTGAAAATTTCATTACCATCATAACTGGTGCCAATAAAATACCCACCAACCGCAGTTGTTTCACTCACATTTCTTAGGAAATTATGAAGCGATTCTTTATTCTCAAACATATAATGTATCGCAAACTGAATGGAACACACATTAAACCCATCCACCGCCACGCCATATTGATTGTATACCCCCTTGCCTAATTCCTTCACATCTTTGGCTCCTTGCCCAAAGACCGCCTTGGTTATTTGTTTATCTTTATCGGAATAAATCGCATCAGCATTTCTTAGATTTATGCTGGAATTGCCGTGAACAAATAAAGCATGGGGCATAATTTTGGTCGTTTTTCTATAACCCAAATATCGCGCACAAGCCCCATTTAATCTATTCTGAATATTGTCCCGAGATATATCTACGCCAAACACGAATTTGAGATTCGCAGCAATCCATTTAGGCAAATCACCGCCTTTACCAACTGCTAAATCAATCAACGTATCGCCTTTTTTCGCTACATTCGTAATCAGTAATTTTTTTACAAACAAGTTATGAAAATCTCGTAAGGCCTTTGTATTGTCGCCAATGGAGCCCGAGACCCGATTATAATACACATCATCGTCACCCGTATCAACCGGAATATCTTGGCCAGTGCGTATCATTTTTTCGGTGATGGGGTTATGAAGCGACCGCCAATTGTTATTCGCGGTTTTATAATCATTTCCGAAATTGGTGCTTTTTGGACTAGACCGATAATCCGCGGTCTTATCGTATCTGACGCGTAACGGCACCCAGCGCCAAAATTGTTCATTTTCTTTCACATACCGACACTCAATAATCATATTATCTTCAATGACTTCTCCTTCTTCCGTCAACATTATTTTTTCAATAGCACCTGTTTCTTTTAAAGGCACATTTGTTAAACCGGCATATGGATCCGACGGATTTGTCGGATAGAACTGCATGGGGATATAACCGCCTTTTCCTTCGTCTGCGCCACTTGCGCCAGGCAGTTTATCGTCTATAATGTCTTGGCAGGGATTAATGTAGGCATACCCTTCTTTGCCTTCTTCAAATCCTACCCGCAATATCAAGGTTTTATATTCAGTCAATTGATTAGACGCGCTCATATCTAGCCCCGACGCAAAGGTGGTGCCGATATAGTCAGCGTTGCTTGTATTTTTTTTAGTGGTGATCAAGAAATCAATCGTATTGGCTTCCTCGGGTTTCCATTTAAAGGAATGACTCCAAGTCATTTTTACTGGCTCAACTGTTTCGCCGACCTTATTTGAACTGACGGCCAAACTGGCTGGCGTGAAAATCAACCCATCGGTTTCGTATTCAAATAAACCGTCCTTTATTTTTTGTAGGAGCGTGTTACAGCCATCAAATATCGTTTGGGCCTCACTCTGCGCATAAAACACTTTGCGTTCCATTCTAATCGGCGCAATTTTTGCGTCTTGGACAACCGAAATAATTTTCAAATTGCTAATTATATTTTTTAATAAGACCAAGCGAAATTCCTCTTTTCCGGTTTGTTCTTCAGCTGTTATTGGCGAAAATTTATAAGACCGAATATCTTTCCCTTTGAGATAATACAAATCAAAGGCGGCATACAAATTAATAAACTTTTTCCGCTTATCGTGAATAATGTGCTCACCGTCCAATAACGAATTGAATAAATCACTGTTTTTCGTGATACCGCCCGTAAATTGGACAACCATATTGGTGGTTATTAAATAAATTTTGCCGGTTTCGGAAATATAGGCGAGCTTTCTATCACCGTCGGCTTTATCGGTCACCGTGTAATTATTGCGAATATTCGGCACATTGTATCGGCCATCGGTATCGAGGACCGCGTTCTCAACTTGGAGTGTGTAAGAAGAGGGCCCAACAAAATTTTTAGGATAAACGCGCGAATAGTCTTTGTGTTTATCGCCCCATAAGAGTTTCATATACGAATTTAAGACATCAGTTTGTTCCTTATAGGATACCGGATAGTTGGTTTCCTGTAAACCGGACAAAACGATTTTGATTGCCCGATTCATGGCGTTATTTAATTCTTCTATGCTATTAAAGGCTGTCCCGGGTCCAATCAAGGCATTAATACATTCAATCTCAATTTCATAGCGCTCATTGCCGGAAAAGACTCCAGAGTCTTGAATCGTATATTGCGGGACCGGGAATTTACCGCCTTTTCGGTCGGATTCCTTTACGATACTTAAATCAATGATAAAGGGCAGATCTGGATGTTTAAAGGAATACCGGTTCATGTAACGAAATATTTTCTTATTATTAGACCAATTATCGGTTAAGCCTTTGATAAGAGAAGAATCGCGGTCAATGGTCGTTTCATTGCTTAAAGCAATACGAAAATTAAAATCTGCGTAATTCACCGGCGGAATAGATTTATTATACGGCTGTTTTTGAACAAATGATACACCGTATTTAATTTCGTCAATGCTATTTGTCTTACAATACGTTCGGGCATCTTGTAAACTTGTGATTTCGGCTCGGATATTAGAAGTGCGCGTTAAACCGGTTTTAAGATCGGTATATTCGCTTTGAATACGGAGTAGATAATTATTTGAATCCAATATAAAACCGGATGATTTTAATTTTTTAATTACATTTTCGTAATCTATTCGCGTAATCGGTTTTATTCCGGGGATTGTTCCAAATTTGGTTTCTAATTCTAGTAACTCATTTTTTTTTGGTTTTAATATATTGTCTAAATACACTTTCAACATACTATTTCGTAGTTGTTGTTGAGGATTCATTGATTATATAAATATAAACTATAATATTTATATCATCTTTAATCAATTTTTTATATATTTATGGAATAATTTAATGTATGTGGGAATAAAATTATATCAGAAGTTAAAACAAATTTATCAATAAAAGAGTTAAATTTGATTATGATTTATAAATAGTGAAAATTATGTAATTAATTTATACGAATAACACGTCAAGTCTAAGGAGGAGGACATCCTTCGCTTGTCGGTTGAACACCGGATAAGTTTCCTGCTCCGCATGGTGGTCCGGTTGAATTCATAAGTAGTCCTGTATTATTGAATGTACCAAGGTTGGTTATAAGACCTAACGCATAGTTATAAATTTTGCCATCTAGCAGGATGGAAAATGATCCCCTGTTGGTAATTGTACCACCGCTATTATCTATTCTACCACTTATTTCAAACCTACTGGATAAGTTATTGTTAAATTTTCCTTCTGTATTGATGGTAATTCTACTTTGAAAATTATTAGTAATAAATCCCCCGTTATTGTTGTTAAGTTCTCCTCCTGCGGAGATGATAGTTATATTATTATTAATAAAGCTACTATATAAGTTATTGTTAATTTTTCCTCCATATTTTATGTTAATTATACTGTTATTAAGGTTATTAATATTGGCTAAATTACTTACATCTGTGCCTGTGTTATCAATCGTCGCGTTATTATCAATTGTACTATTGTTCACTAATAACTTTGTGTTAGTAATTTGGTTGTTGTTGGTAAGTAAGTTCTTGTTTATAAATTGATTGTTATTACGAATTATTCCGTTGTTAGTTATTGTGCCGGTGTTCTCAATTGTGCCTGTGTTGGTTATTGTTCCTTTGACTATTAATGTAATACCTGAATTAACAGTTAATCTAATTTGACCATCTATAGTTAATACTTCATTTGTTTCAATTGTTTTATTGGTTGAAACATTCCAAGTATTATTAGAACCAGAATCACTAGCAATGGTTGATATACCAATATTTATAGTACCAGTTATTACGCCTTCTCCTCTTATTAATGTACCATTGTTATAAAAAGTATAACTTGTTCCTGTCTGATTAATTGTGCCGTCTGAGTTATCAATTGTGCCTGTATTGTTGTTGGTAATTGTGCCTGTGCTCGCGTTCGATATTTCCCCACGGTTTATTATTGAGTTGTTGTTAGTAATTGTTTCGTTGTTAGTAATTGTGCCTGTGTTATCTATTGTACCTGTGTTGGTAATTTGTCCATTGGTTTGTATTATGCCGTATAAATTGGTGGTAAGTATGCCTGCGTTATCAATTGTGCCTGCGTTATGGATAATCATTGCCATCTTCGAAATTGTCCCTGTGATATTAATTGTACCTGTGCCGGTGTTCTCAATTGTGCCGGTGTTGGTTATTGTGCTTGTATTATCAATTGTACCGGTGTTCTCAATTGTACCGCCTGTGTTGGTAATTCTGCCGGTGTTCTCAATTGTGCCGGTGTTGGTTATTGTGCTTGTATTATCAATTGTACCGGTGTTCTCAATTGTACCGCCTGTGTTGGTAATTCTGCCGTTGTTGACTATCGTTCCTTGGACTGTTAATGTAACACCTGAATTAATGCTTAATGTAATTGGAGCATCTATAGTTAATATTTCATTTGTATAAATTGTTTTATTGGGTGAAACATTCCAAGTATCATTAGAACTAGAATAAGTAGCAATGTCTGATAGAGTTAGTTCAGCACAAGTTGTTTTTATTGGAGCAGTTCCTGTAATAGTTCCGGTGCCATCTATAATACCATTCGCACAACCAGATTGACCAGAGGGGTTATAAAATTTTCCATAATTTTCTATAGTTCCAGTTCCGTATAGAGAAATGGTGCCTGAACTATTATTAAAAGTTCCATTAATGTTATTTAGAATTTTACGATTTGAATATATAATACCAGTATTATTAATTTTATTATTATTAATTAACCCACCACTATTATAAATATTAATTACTCCTTCGTTATTTATTGTTCCACCCAAATTTACTTTTCCATTATAAAGTATTCCGGTAGAAGTCTCTATATTAATTAGTCCATTAATTGTTAATACAACATTATTACCTATAATTACTTCCGCATCCAGATATATTACTTCATTCGAGGCAATTGTAATATTGCTGTTTATAGTATATATAATGCCAAATTTTGTTATTGCGCCGATGGGTCTTGAATCTACTAGTTCGGCTAACTTTAAATAAACGAGAGGCTGAGGCTGAGGCTGGGGTTGAGGTTGAGGCTGCGGTTGAGGTTGAGGAGCAGGCTGAGGCTGAGGTTGAGGTTGAGGCTGAGGCTGCGGTTGAGGTTGAGGCTGAGGCTGAGGCTGAGGCTGAGGTTGAGGCTGAGGCTGAGGCTGAGGCTGAGGCTGAGGCTGAGGTGGAGGAGCAGTTTGTGGTTGTATTATAGTACCACTTATTTGGCCTGTTTGTGTGCCTGTGCCTGTTATTAATGTACCATTGTTATAAAAAGAATAAGTCGTTGATGTCTGTATAATTTCGCCGGCTGTGTTATCAACGATGGCTCCTACATTGTTGTTAATTCTGCCGTTGTTGGTAATTGTACCATTAGGGTTATTGCTAATTAGACCATTGTCGTTGTTGTTAATTATACCATTTGCGTCGTTAATAATGTTGCCACCTGTGTTATTAATTCTGCCTATGTTACTAATTAACCCGTTAGCTTTGTTATTAATTGTGCCGGTATTGGTAATTGTACCTGTGTTATTAATTAAACCATTGTCTTTGTTATTAATTGTACCTTTGTTCTCAATTGTGTTATTGGAATAGTTGTTTATTATCCCGGTATTATCAATTGTCTTACCGCTTTCGTTGATTATTTTGCCGGTGTTATTAATTGTTCCTGTATTGGTAAATGTATTGTCGTTTGTTATTGTGCCGGCGGATTTGTTAGTTATTGTATTGTTGTTGATAAATGTGCCAGTGGCTTTGTTGTTAATTGTGGAGGTGTTACTAATTGTGCCGGTATCTTCGTTGGTAAAATTGTCGTTGTTATCAATTGTGCCGGTGGATTTGTTGAATATTGAGCCGTTGTTGATAAATGTGCCAGTTGCTGTACGTACCCCGCTGGTATTAATTGTGCCGTTGGTTAGTGTGCCTGCGTTGGTTATTATGGTGTTGTTCTCTATTGTGCCGGTGTTGGTAATTGTTTTAGTAGACGCGTTTTCTATTGTGCCTTGGTTATCAATGGTGCCTATGTTGTTTATGGCGCCTTTGTTCTCTATTGTGCCGGTGGATTCGTTGGTAAAATTGCTGGTGGAATTGTTGGTAAATGTGCCTGCAATAGTAAATGTCCCGTTGTTGATAAATGTACCAGGGGTTACTATGGTGCCGATTACTGTGCCATTATTTAGTATACCGTTGTTGGTAATGGTCCCAGTGGGTTGGTTCATTATTGTGCCTGTGTTATCAATTGTCTTACTGGTTGCGTTAGTTATTATCAGGTAGTTATCTATTGTTCCTATGTTGGTTATTGTGCCGTTGTTGGTTATTCGGTTGTTGTTGGTAATTGTGCTATTGACCGCATTGGTTAGTGTTCCGGCGTTGTCTATTGTGCCAGTGGATTGGTTATTAATTCTGCCGGTGTTACTAATTAGATTGGGGTTGGTTATTATGCGGTAGTTATCAATGGTCCCTTCATTTGTTAGTGTGCCGTTGTTGGTAATTGTGCTTGTGTTGGTAATGGTGCCGATGGATTTATTATTTATTGTGCTTTTGTTGTCTATTGTACCGACGGCGTTGGTTATGGTGTGGTAATTATTAATTGTACCTCCGTTGTCTATATTATTGCTGTTGATAATTGTGCCGTTGGATTCGTTGGTAATTGTGCTGGTGGCATTGTTGGTAATTATGCCAGAAAATTCGTTAGTTATTGTGCCGTTGTTGATAATTGTGCCGGCGGTTGTGACGACGGGTGGGCCGGTGGTTACAGTGCCGTTGGCTAGTGTACCGTTGTTTTCAATGTTGCCATTGGATTCATTAGTTATTGTCCCGGTGTTGGTAATTGTCTTACCAGATGCGTTTTCTATTGTGCCTTGGTTATCAATTGTGCAGGCGGTTTGGTTGGTAATTGTACTATTGTTGGTTATTGTCCCGGTTGATTTGTTGGTAATTGTGCCGGCGGTTTGGTTGGTTATTGTACTGTTGTTGGTTATTGTCCCTGTGTTGTTTATTATTAGGTTGTTCTCTATTGTACAATCGGTTATTGTGCCGGTGGGTTTGTTGACTAGTGTGCCTGCGTTGTCTATTGTGCCTGCGTTGGTAATACTCTTCTTGTTGTTTATTGTGCCGGCCAAATTGTTGTTTATTTTGCCGGTAGCATTGTTGGTTAGTGTACTGTTGTTGGTTATTGTGCCTGTATTGTTAATTATTAGGCTGTTCTCTATTGTACATAGGGCTGTGCCAGTGGCTTGGTTGATTATTGTGCCAGCATTGTCTATTGTGCCTGCGTTGGTAATAGTTTTATTGTTGTTTATTTTGCCGACGGCTTGGTTGTCTATTGTGCCGTTGGATTGGTTGGTTATTGTGCCGCTGGATTCGTTGGTTATTGTGCCTGAATTGGTAATAATTTTGTTGTTGGTAATTGTTATGGTGGACCCAATGGGAAGTGTGACGCTGGTCGCGTTAGTTATTGTCCCCGTATTGTTTATTTGATTGTTGTTCACTATTGTACATGTGGTTGCTGTTAGGGTTGTATTGTTGGTTATTTCGCCTGCGTTGTTTATTATGCCTGCGTTGGTAAAACTTTTATTGTTATTTATTACGCAGGATGAATTGTTGGTAATTGTGCCGGTGGATTGATTGGTTATTGTGCCGGTGTTATTTATTATACAACCTTCTTGTGTGCCGGTGGCTATGTTATTTATCGTACCTGCGTTGGTTAGTGTACCTACGTTGGTAATGCCTTTATTATCTGTTGTGGCGTTGCCGTTGGAATTATTGTTTATTATGCCAGTGTTTGTATTGGTTAGTGTGGCAAGAACAATATTGTTTAATATTACGCCGGTAGAATTGTTATTTATTGTGCCTGCGTTGGTCATTTGGTTACGGTTGTCTATTGACCCTGTGTTGGTAATACTTTTGTTGTTGATTAGTGTGCCTAATGAATAGTTGGTAATTGTGCCTGAGTTGGTAATTATACCGTTGTTCTCTATTGTACAACTGGTTGCTGTGCCGTCATAATTGTTCTGAATGCTGCCTGTGTTGGTAATTAAACCTGCGTTGGTAAAAATATTATAGTTGTCTATAATTTTGTTGGCATTGTTGGTAATTGTACCGGTGTTATTATTGGTTAGTGTGCCGTTGTTCGTAATTGTGCCCGAGTTGATCATTTCTTTGTTGTTCTCTATTGTGCCGGTAGGTTGGTTGGTTAGTGTACTGCCGGATTGGTTGTCTATTCCACCTGCGTTCTCTATTGTGCCTGCGTTGGTTATTACCAATGCGTTGGTTATTGTCCCGGTTGATTTGTTGATAATTGTGCCGGTGTTATTATTGGTAATTGTGCCGGTGTTATTATTGGTAATTGTGCCTGCGTTCTCTATTGTGCCTATGTTAGTAAAAATTGTACTACTGTTGGTTATTGTCCCGGTTGATTTGTTGTTTATTGTGCCGGTAGCATTGTTGGTTATTGTACCGTTAGCATTGTTGGTTATTGTGCCTGTGTTGTTTATTATTAGGTTGTTCTCTATTGTACAATTGGTTGTTGTGTTGAGTAATGTGCCGGCATTGTCTATTGTACCGCTGTTGGTAATATTTTTATTGTTGTTTATTGTGCCGGCGGCTTTAATGGGAGATGTAGTAGTGATGCCGGCTTCATTGGTTATTGTGCCTGTGTTGGTTATTGTCAATGCGTTGTTTATTATGCCACCGGCTTTGTTGGTTATTTTGCCTGTAGCGTTATTGGTAATTATACTATTGTTGGTTATTGTGCCTCTATTGTTAATTATTAGGTTGTTCTCTATTATACAAACAGTTGTTGTGTCGGTGGGTTGGTTTTCTATTGTGCCTGCGTTTTCTATTGTGCCTGCGTTGGTTATTGTCCCTTTGTTGGTAATACCTTTATTGCTTGGTGTACCTGTTGTGCCGTTAGAATTATTGTTTATTATGCCGGTGTTTGTGTTAGTTAGTGTGGCTGGAATTGTGCCAATTATATTGTTTAATATTACGCCGGTAGAATTGTTATTTATTGTGCCTGCGTTGGTCATTTGGTTACGGTTGTCTATTGACCCTGTGTTGGTAATAGTTTTGTTGTTGATTAGTGTACCATTCGTATAGTTGGTAATTGTGCCTGAGTTGGTAATTGTACCGTTGTTCTCTATTGTACAACTGGTTGCTGTGCCGTCTTCATTGTTGCGAATGGCTCCGCTGTTGGTAATTAAACCTGCGTTGGTAAAAATATTATAGTTGTTTATATTTTTGTTGGCATTGTTTGTAATTGTGCCGGGAGCTTGGTTGGTTAGTGTGCCGTTGTTCGTAATTGTGCCCGAGTTGGTCATTTGTTTGCTGTTGGTAATTGTACCGGTGGCATTGTTGGTTATTGTACCGCTGGATTCGTTGGTTATTGTGCCTGTGTTGGTAATTTGATTATTGTTCTCTATTGTGCTGTCGGCATTGTTGGTTATTGTGCCGGCATTGTCTATTCTGCCTGCGTTAGTAAAACTTTTGTTGTTGTTTATTGTGCCTGCTACTTTAGGAGGAGCAGTAGCTTTATTGGTTATTGAGCCTGCGTTGGTAAAAATGTTGTTGTTGTTTATTTCGCTACCGGCTTGGTTGGTAATTGTGCCGGTAGATTGGTTGGTAATTATGCCAGTGGATTGGTTATCTATTCTGCCTGCGTTGTCTATTATGCCTACGTTGGTAAAACTGTTCTCGTTGGTTATTCTGCCGGCTATTAAAATTGTCGTGCCGGTTTGGTTGTCTATTTTGCCGGCGTTAGTAAAAATATTGGTGTTGGTTATTGTGCCGTTAGTTTGGTTGGTAATTGTACCGGTGTTATTATTGGTTAGTGTACTGTTGTTGGTTATTGTGCCTGTGTTGTTAATTTCTTTGTTGTTCTCTATTGTACAATCGGTTGTTGTGCCGGTGGGTTTGTTGACTATTGTCCCTGCGTTGTCTATTCTACCGCTGTTGGTAAAATTTTTGTTGTTGTTTATTGTGCCGGCTGCTAAAGCGGGAGTTGTAGTAGTGATGCCGACTTTATTGGTTATTGTGCCTGCGTTGGTAAAAATGTTGTTGTTATCTATTTTGCCTCCGGCTTCGTTAGTTATTGTGCCATTGGTTTGGTTGGTAATTGTACCGGTGTTATTATTGGTTAGTGTACTATTGTTGGTAATTGTGCCTGTGTTGTTAATTTGTTTGTTGTTCTCTATTGTACAATCGGTTGTTGTGCCGGTGGGTTTGTTGACTATTGTGCCTGCGTTGTCTATTGTACCGCTGTTGGTAAAACTTTTCTTGTTGTTTATTGTGCCTGCGGCTAAAGCGGGAGTTGTAGTAGTGATGCCGACTTGGTTGGTTATTGTGCCTGCGTTGGTAAAAATATTGCTGTTATCTATTGTGCCTCCGGCTTGATTTGTTATTGTGCCTTGGTTATTAAAACTGCCGGTGGAAGTGATGGATATTGATCCTACGTTGGTAATTGTGCCTGTGGAATCGTTGGTAAAGTTGGCGGTCATGTTTATTATGCCACCTAAATTGTTTTGTATTGAACCTGCGTTGATAAAGTTGCCTGCTTCTATTGTGCTGTTGTTAATGTTGGTAATTCTGCCTACGTTGGTAATTGTCCCTGTATTGGTAATACTTTTGTTGTTATCTATTATCCCGCCCAAATTGTTGGTAATTTTGCCGGTAGCGTTGTTGGTAATTGTGATAGTGGACGAGCTGGGAAGTGAGATGCTGGTCCCGTTGGTTATTGTGCCTGTGTTGTTTATTTGATTGTTGTTCTCTATTGTACAGGCGGTTGATGCTTGGGTTGTATTGTTGGTTATTGTGCCTGCGTTCTCTATTATGCCTGTGTTAGTAAAACTTTTGTTGTTGGTTATTGTGCCACCCAAAGCGTTGGTAACTATGCCGGTCATGTTGTTCGTTATTGTCGCTGTGTTGGTAATTGTGCCTGCGTTGGTAATTGCGCCTGTGTTGTTTATTGTGCCTCCCAAATCGTTGTTAATTGTGCTCCTGGAATTGTTGGTTATTGTACCTTCGTTGTCTATTATGCCTGCGTTGGCAATACCTTTGACCACTATTACGCCAGGGGAATTGTTATTTATTTTGCCTGTGGATTGGTTGGTAATTGTACAATTGACTTTGTTTTCTATTGTGCCGGTAGAATTGTTATCTATGGTGCCTGCGTTGGTCATTGTGGCGTTGGTATCGTTGGTAATTGTGCCTGTGTTGGTTAGTGTACCTGCGTTGGTAAAACTTGTGTTGTTGTTTATTACGCAGGATGAATTGTTGGTAATGGTGCCGGTGGCTTGATTGGTTATTGTGCCGGTGTTATTTATTACACAACCGAGTGATGTGCTGGTGGCTATATTTTCTATTTTGCCTGCGTTGGTTAGTGTACCTTTGTTGTTAATGCCTTTATTATCTGTTGTGCCGTTGGAATTATTGTTTATTATGCCGGTGGTTGTGTTGGTTAGTGTTGCGGGAATTGTACCAATTATATTGTTTAATATTACGCCGGTAGAATTGTTATTTATTGTGCCTGCGTTGGTCATTTGGTCGCGGTTTTCTATTAGACCTGTGTTGGTTATTGTGCCTGTGTTCTCTATTGTACAATCGGTTAGTGTGCCAGTGTCCTTGTTGGTAATTGTGCCGTTGTTGTCTATTCTACCGCTGTTGGTAAAAATGTTGTTGTTGTTTATTGTGCCTGCTGCTTTAGCGGGAGGTCCAGTGATGCCGGCTTCGTTCTCTATTCTACCGCTGTTGGTAAAAATGTTGTTGTTATCTATTTTGCCATCGGCTTGGTTAGTTATTGTGCCGGCGATGTTGTTGTCTATTGTGCCTTCGTTGGTAATTGTGCCGTTGTTGTCTATTCTACCGCTGTTGGTAAAATTGTTGTTGTTGTTTATTTTGCCTGCGGCTTTATTAGCGGGAGGTCCAGTGATGCCGGCTTCATTGGTTATTGTGCCTGCGTTGGTAAAAATGTTGTTGTTATCTATTTTGCCATCGGCTTGGTTAGTTATTGTGCCGGCGATGTTGTTGTCTATTGTACCTTCGTTTGTAATTGTGCCTTCGTTTTCTATTGTTTGGTTGTTCTCTATTGTGCCGATTAAACTGTTGTTTATTGTACCGTTGCCTTCGTTCTCTATTATGCCTGCGTTGGTAATACGTTTGTTGTTGTTTATTTTGCCATCGGCTTGGTTGGTTATTGTGCCGGAAGCCTTGTTGGTAATTGTGTTTTCGTTGTTTATTGTACCTGCGTTTTCTATTGTTTGGTTGTTCTCTATTGTGCCGATCAAACTGTTGTTTATTGTACCGTTGGCTTCATTGGTTATTGTGCCTGCGTTGGTAATACTTTTGTTGTTATCTATTTTGCCATCGGCTTGGTTAGTTATTGTGCCGTTAGTGTTGTTGGTAATTGTGTTTTCGTTTTTTATTGTACCTGCGTTGGTCATTGTTAGGTTGTTCTCTATTGTGCCGATCAAACTGTTGTTTATTGTACCGTTGGCTTCGTTGTTTATTATGCCTGCGTTGGTAATACTTTTGTTGTTGTTTATTTCGCCGTTGGCTTGGTTGGTAATTGTGCCGGAAGCCTTGTTGGTAATTGTGTCTGCGTTGTTTATTATGCCTGTGTTGTTCATTGTTAGGTTGTTCTCTATTATACAGTTGTTTTCTGTGCCGGTGAATTTGTTATTTATTGTGCCTGCGTTCTCTATTTTGCCTGCGTTGGTAATACGTTTGTTGTTATTTATTATGCCGTTGGCTTGGTTGTTTATTGCGCTTGTGGTGGCTTGGTTATCTATTGTGCCTACGTTCTCTATTCTGCCGGCGTTGTTTATTGTGCCGATATTGGTAATTGTATCGTTGTTGGTAAGTTTGCCTCTGTTGGTAATTGTGCCGGTAGTGTTATTTCCAATTTGTCCATAGTTGTTAATTGTGCCATTGTTCTCTAGTGTGCCGTTATTGATAATCGTTCCTTCTACGGTTAATGTAAAACCAGGTTTAATAATTAATTTAATTCCATTATCTATATTTAATATTTCACCTTTTTTAATTCTTTTATTTTCTACAACATACCAATTATTATCAACACCATTATTAGTAGCAATGGATGATATAGCAAATAATCCAGACGGACTACATAAATCAAACTTAACATTCGCAGGATAAAACATCCCATATAATGGTTCTGATTGCTCTTTATTTTGTTTATAAAAATTTGTATTATTAAATTCCATATCTACCATTTTTTCCCGCCAATAATTTTGGTTCTTACATTGATTATAAAAAATATTATAACTGGGGTCAACAGTCACCCCAGGATATAAACCATTCCAGGAAATATCTGCTAGCTCGGCCGTTCGCGTCATCGGAAAGATGATTTGATTAGCATTACCGGCATTGTAGGATGTATCCACTACTACGTTCACGCCCTTCTCTAAATAATCAACGGAATATAAACCGGCGCTCCAGGATTCATTGCTGACCCAGTTGGGGTCTTCCACTGGTTTATTATAATATTTGCCTTTTGTTACGTCTAAAAGTAAATCATAACTTTTTGAAAAAGCCAAACAATCATTATTTAACACAAAATTCTCATTGTAATTAACACCGTTACTTTTAACAAAGTCGGTTTTAGACTGATTTACAATATCTTTAAATATCGTTTGTTGCTTGGTCTGTCTAGTATGATCACTAGATGTATTAAAATCATTTGGATTAGAAAAACATCGGTCACCGCTCATAATACTATATACAATAAAAATATAATATTATATCTAAATTTACGTTTATATTTTGTCAGTATTTACAATTTTGTCAGTATTTACATTTTTGTCAGTATTTACATTTTTGTCAGTATTTACATTTTTGTCAGTATTTACATTTTTGTCAGTATTTACAATTTTGTCAGTATTTCTTCATATAATAGTTGTTTTGTTTTATTCTTTCCCAAATTAGAAACTAAATTTATGTCTAATTTTGTAGAAATATCTTGTAAATCTTTAATCGTATAAGCGGAAGGAGCATTTAATGGTTTTTGAATATTTTCAATAAACCAATAACTCTTTCTCACTAGCGAAATATAGTCCAAGTCAATCGTATTTTTAACTGACAACTCTTTTTTTTGCTCTATAATTCCCGTTATTTTATCGTTTTCAGCAAATAAAAATTCACTGTATTTTTTTCCTGAAATATATATAATTGATATTTTATAGATTAAACAAAGCACTTTTAAAGTTTTAGGCGTAATACAATCTTTATTTACCAATTCATCTTCAATATCATTCCTTTTAATTTTTAATTCTTTTAATTTATCTTTCATGAATCGGAGTTTTTCTACTGTATCAATTTTAAATTTCTTTTCAGTAGCAAATGCGGTATTTTTATTCATTTCATAATCATCAATGCCCTTCAGTATAATGTAAAAACACCAAAACAGTTTATCTTTTTGTAAAGGTGTAAAATGTTCTTCGTTTTTAATCAGAACTACCGGTTTTACTATTTCAGATTTAGACATCACTACAGGTTTTACTATTTCGTTTTTTGACATCAAGTCAGGTTTACATCTATTATCATTAACAAATCTCTTTTTATATAAATTATTTATGTTTTCAATATTTTCAGATGTAAACATAAATTCTTTTAAATCTGAAAATGAGGTGGTCATGGTAGTATAATATATTATAACTTTATCTTTATTAGCTTTATGGTTTATATTAGCTTTATGGTTTATATTAGCTTTATGGTTTATATTAGCTTTATGGTTTATATAAGCTTTATGGTTTATATTAGCTTTATGGTTTATATTAGCTATATGGTTTATATTAAGCCTTAACACTCTTATTATCATTAAAAAAATCCTTCTCAATCTCACACTTTAATTTTTCCACTTCATTGATATCTTGCTGTTGTTCATCAACATAATCAGCATACTCTTCTAGCGCTTTAATTACTTCGGGCGTTTGTTTAGATAAATTTACAAAAGTCCCGTTATTATTTGAATTTTTATTTATATTTTCAAACTTCATTAATAGCCTTAATACTTCAATTTGATGATGTTTACTCATTTTTTCTATTCGGTTCTTTAACTTTTCTAAACACATATATAGTTAATAAAAATAAATTGTATTTAACTATTTTATTTTTATTAATATCTTACTCATAATAATTTATTCGGCACATAATTTATTCGGCACATAATTTATTCGGTAGAAATCATTATCTTTGGCTTTGCTACTGGTCGTTTTACCACCGACTTCGCTTGCATGGAGGTCGCTTGTACCGACTTCGCTTGTACCGACTTCGCTTGCTCCGACTTCACCTGCATTGGCGCGCCTTTCGTTACAATTGTTTTTGGTTCAACTACTTCCGCGATAATGGAAACATATTTATCATTCAATTCAAACCGTTGCCCAATAACGCGGACTTGAATGTCTTCATCCTCTTTTATATTTGAAAAGTAAGAAGAGGTATAATGATGATCTCTAGAAATAAATATAACAACCGGACTAGGATTTTCATTTGTTTCGGCGCGAATGCCCATTTTTGTTATATTTTTTGCGACGCAGTTAATGAGCATTCCTTCAACAGGTGAACAGACCATACACTCAAATGTAATATCAAATATAATTTCATCTGCTTTTACAATTCCACTAGAATAAGTCGCAATCTTTGCCGAACCGGGTTTAATAAAGCCTTCTACTACGCATTTTCCTTCTATTTGTGACGCGATAATCCGTTCCAGCGTCTGTTTAATATTTTTGCCCACATGTATAATGCTAATTGGTATTTTTCGCGTAATTAAGGTAGGCGTATAAATACTAATGTCTGTTGATTTTTTATATTTGGTAAATGTTAAAGATGATTCTGTAGCCATAGTTTGTTTTGAACCTAAAGACATAGTGATATATATTTATCTAATATATTTAAATTTATATCAATTTTCTATTATTACTTAAAATTTTAAACTTTCAATATCAATTAAAACTGCTTCTGCCGGCGTTAAAAACCATCTTTTATTATTTTTATTGGTTCTATCATAAATTCGTAATATAAATTCCTGTATACAACATATTTGTTTTTGACTTATATTTGATTTAGTATCATATTTTTCTTCTCCTAATATTTCATTTAATGTTTTTACCGCATCTCTTTTTGTAGATTGGTCACATCTGGCGCCTTTTGTTCTTTTATTTCCGAAATCTTTTACTTTAAACGCCATATAATCGTTCTTGAATGTCGTAATAAATCCGACTACATTATTTAATTTTTCTTTTGCCGGTTTTAAGTTAGAAAGCATTAATCCTATTTTAATCTTTAAATCTTCTATATCTTCGCCCTTTGCGTCTAACCATTTACCAGTATCATTATTTTTAATTAAAATTTTTCTCTTACCCTCGTGTTGTAATATTATACCAGAAGTATTTTTATCTTTTAGCGTATTTCTATCTATATAGTCTATAATTTGTTTTTCAACTGGGTCTGCCTTATTTAAGGAATCATAATAATTTAATATTTTTACCATATTACCATAAGGTTGTTCGTCTAGTATATGAGAGATTAAGAATTCTAATAAAATTTTTATATCAGTATTATCCGCTTTCATATCATTTATAACTATACTACAAAATTTATACCAATCATCGTCGCCTCTATTTATTGTTTGTAGTTCTTTTCCGGTATTGTAATTTTTTTTAATATCATCTAATATTTTTATGGTTTCACTGTTATCAATCGTTCTTACTACGGCTGGGGCTACTACGGCTGGTACTGCTCCGCTTGGGGCTACTACGTTTGGCACTGCTCCGCTTGGGGCTACTACGTTTGGCACTGCTCCGCTTGGTACTGCTCCGCTTGGTACTGCTCCGCTTGGTACTGCTCCGCTTGGGGCTACTACGGTTGGGACTGCTGGCGCTTGTTCTTTTGCTGGCGCTTGTTCTTTTGCTGGCGCTTGTTCTTCTGCTGGCGCTTGTTCTTCTGCTGGCGCTTGTTCTTTTGCTGGCGCTTGTTCTTTTGCTGGCGCTTGTTCTTTTGCTGGCGCTTGTTCTTTTGCTCCGCTTGGTACTACCTTTATAACATCTCTTTTATAATCTATTGGATTTTCTCTCTCGTAAACAGATATATGCGTATTGGTTAGTTCTGTTGGTTGAAACAAATATAAATCATCCACATTTACCAGATTTCCTAAGCGACCATATTTATCTGTTAAATATTCATATTTATCATCAACTAACTGTGTAAGTGCCGCGTCTATTTCTGAAAGAGGATGACTCTTTATTAAATTTATTCTAGTTATTAAATCAGATTTTCTATAAAAAAATTTATCTTTCATTAACATTTTAATTTTATTAATAACCTTATCTGTATTTTTAATTATAAATGTTTCATTGTAGGTGTCTAATTTAGCAGATTCTGATGTAGTTGCGGTTTCGGGCGTTGGATTGCAGTAATACTCGCACTTTTTCATATAATCGCAAGTGGATGAAAACTCTTTATCGCCAATTTGGTATTCTTCTATTATTAACCCACTAGAGAGTTCCTGTCTTACAGTTTGTTTCATAGTTGTAATAGTGAAGCCAGTTTGTTCATAATTTAGTATACAATCTACGGCTATACTTTTTAATACTCGGCTTATATTACCAATCTGAACTGCTTTTAATTCCGCCAATCTATATACATATAAATCGGCAGATTCTTCTTCATTATTTTTTAAAAACGTTCCATATAAATATATTTCCACATTTCTTTGCGAAAACGGTAGTTTTTTATGACTACAATTTCTTACGGCTCTGCCGATAATTTGTTCAATTCTATTCATATTATACCAGGGGTCTATGATATGGACTTGCCGAATAAATTTAAGATCTACTCCCTCTGAGCCCGCTTGCGAGATTAACACTACTTTTATTTTACTACCGTCCGCGTTATCATCCATGGTTAGCATTTTTATGTCGGCGACACTATCGGGCGTAAATCCCTTGTCGCCCGTAATCATAGTATATTTCGCGCCTTGAAAGGGCTTGGTTAAAGTATATTTACTTTTTGGTTCAAGACTAATTGCGTCAATGGGTTCAGTCGGCGCTTTTTCAAATAAAGATTTTCCATCTCTGGCCCGGGTAAACCCTAATTCTTCCAAGGCAAGCGCGATCGGTAAAATACCTCCGGAAATATAACGCGCATACACTAGAATAACTCCTTTAGATTTCATAATTTGCTGACATACGCTTGAAATTTTACTACTATATTTTTTGATTTCTGAAGGTGAAAATATCCGACCATATTTTTCTTCATTTTTATATTTAAAATTAAAGCGTTTTTGATTTTTCCCTTCTTCGCCCGTGCGACAAGGCGAGGGCGAGCATTCATAATCCATAATCCGAAATAAACCGGCTTCTCCGACAATCTGATTTGTATCTATTTTAATGTCATCAATATTGGATAAATCGTCATTTAGCGCGTCTAATCGTTCGTCGGGATAGACAATATTTAAGGCTTCTAATGGTTTTTGTAATAAGGTAAACCCAAAGGATTCCATATTTTCAAATGTTGGAATTTTAGTAGAACTAACAAAATTCTTTTTTAATTTATTCATAATATAATTATAACCTTTGCTTTGATAGTCGCCGATAGTTGTTAGATACAATGAGAGAAATTCAATTGGCTGTATAACTGGTTTATTGTTGAGTTGTGTTCGCGGGTAACCAATGTATGCGCCCATTTTATTGGTGTTAAATGTATTATCTTTAGCAAATTCTTGTGGCCAAACTCTATACGGAAATGTATATGGATTTTCGCCTCTAACAAAGGATATATAACCCGTCGCTTTTCTCTCTAATAAATCTTTTCCAATAGGATTACCCGCTTTATCTGTTTTAAATGTTCCGTCATTATTAAACACATCTTTTACATCTATGGTCGGTCGTCCATCATTTAAATTCATAAGATTTATTAACCAGATGATTTCCTTATAACTATTATACATTGGCGTGGCCGATAATAATAAAAGTCGTAAATTATTAACATTTTGAACAAGTTTAAATAATTCCAAGGCCGTTCTTTTATTTTTATTATCGTCAGATATTCTTATGTTATGAACTTCATCTATTATCACTAATCTATTATTAAAATGCTTTTGTAATTTTCTTCTAACATAAGCGTCGCGTTCTTTATTGGTTTTTACGATAGAGCTGTCTAGTTCCGATATTTTAATTATATAATTTGCGAATTCGGTATACCCAAAAAATTCATAATATTTATGAATTATGCTCTTAATTTGAAGAATTACATTTTCCTTTATTAGGCCTTTCATATTCATAGGGTTAATTTCTTTTAAAAACTTATTTCCTGTACACGCGCGAATATTCCATAGACCATCTACGAGTTGAAGCTTTTGTTCATCAAACAATTGTAATTTGAAATTATCTTGGACATTTGGAGAGGCAACGACTATTATTTTATTAGTAATGCCCATCTGGGTGAGATAATCGCGCATTTCTTCCGAAACGCTTATTGCTGAACATGTTTTACCTGTGCCGAGGCCATGATATAATAATAAACTATTGTAAGGTGTTTGAAAAGAGAGAAAATTGCGCACAAATAATTGATGAGGGGCTAATTCATAATCAGCGTTACATAAAATTTCTGCCTGTTTTTCTACATCTGTTATCTTTCCGTCATATTGCGTATCATTAAATTCTTTTTTCTCTGCTATTTTAATATTGAAATTAGGGTCATTTAAATTAGGGTATAAATAATTATTATATACATTATCTGGTGCTGATAATTGTTCTCTTTCCTTTAATTCCATAATTTTATTTTTATCATTTAATTTTTTGTATGATTTATCACCAAATAACAATATATCATTAGATTCTTCTTCATCTACCCTAAGCGGAGCAGGCTCAACAGGCTCAACAGGCTCAACAGGCTTAGGCGCAGGCTCAATAGGCTCAATTAAAATAGGCTTAGGCTCAGCAGGCTCAACAGGCTTAATAGGCTCAATAGGCTTAATAGGCTCAATAGGCACAGCAGGCTCAACAGGCACAGCAGGCTTAGGCTCAACAGGCACAGCAGGCTTAGGCTCAACAGGCACAGCAGGCACAGAAACCTTGGATTTACAATATTTATTATGACAATTATAACCGTTTGGACATCTTGGTGGACAAGGTCTTATATTTTTATCAGCAGGCTCAATTACATTTGGCACACTTGGCTCAATTACATCAGGCAGAACAGGCTCAATTACAGTTGGCACACTTGGCTCAATAGGCACACTTGGCACCGGCACATCAGGCTTAGGCTCAACAGGCTTAGGCACATCAGGCTTAGGCACATCAGGCTTAGGCACATCAGGCACTGCAGAAACCTTGGATTTACAATATTTATTATGACAATTATAACCGTTTGGACATCTTGGCGGACAAGGTCTTATATTTTTATCAATTGGATCATTAGCAGGCACAGCAGGCACAGGCACAGCAGGCACAGGCACAGCAGGCACAGGCATAGCAGGCACAGGCATAGCAGGCACAGGCACAGCAGGCACAGGCACAGACATGAGCACAGGCACGGCAGAAGCAGATTTTTCCTTCATTAATCCTCTTTTAATTAATTCTAATTCAGCCATTTCAAGTTCAAAAATTTCTTTTTCAAGATTTACTGGTGTTTTACATGAAAAATTCTCATTTTCAATATCTATAAATCTTATTTTACCATCAAAGCATTTTGGATAACATGTTCCTGTAAATGGATTTATCTCTTTGTCTTCCTTACATTTTTCGTCAGAACTCATTAGTATATTACTATATTAGGATATAATTTATTAAGTGTATAATAAATTAAGTGTATAATTTATTATATATTAAGTGTATAATAAATTAAGTGTATAATTTATTAGTTGTTAATACTTTATGAACAACTGTTATTAAATCTAATTTTTCTAAATTATATGGACGAATAGAATTTATTACATCGTCAAATTTTTTCCATTCAAGCTTGCTTACTTCTGATTTATTGTATATTCCCGAAAGTTCAGCAGATTTATCAATATTTGCTAAAAAATATTTATGCTTGTATGATTTATAATTAGACCCAGTAAATATTTCTTCAAATGGGTATATATTTTGAATTATTTTTAATGCTGTTCTACTGTATCCAGTTTCTTCTTCAAATTCTCTAAATGCGCAAAGTAAATCTTTCTCTTGATAATTATGTCTACCTTTAGGAAAACCCCATTCAGACTCTATCCAATTACTGTCTATTTCATTTATTAGACTCTGTAAATTATAATCGCCTTTAAAATTATTAAATCCGATTTTTAATAGTTCAAATTTTTCCTTGGCTGATTTTTCTTCTCCTCTATATTGTATTCCAGGATTGTCACCCCATAATTCATTCCATAAAATATCAAAGTCTTTATTTAACACTTTATATTTCTCATCGTTAGTCATTTCAGATAATATATTTTTTATATATAATTTATTATTTAGAGGATATTTTCCTCTTATAAATTCTATATAGCCTATAGTATCTTTACGCCGAATCATTAAATATTCAAACTCTTCATTTACCTTACGAAATCCTATAATCCCGATACTTGTAATTGGATACTTGCATTGTTGAAATAAATGCCCATTTTTTCCACAATTACTACAATTTTGATTATATTCAGTCATCCACCTTATTAGTTGTTATTTAACAAATCTTTTTATATCGTTTATTTTAAATGGCTTTAGAACCAAAAGTATGGGGCCCCTTTTATTGGTTTGTTTTACATACAATCGCATTAACTTATCCATTAAATCCAAATGAAGTTACTAAGAAAAAATATTATGATTTTATACAAAATTTACCGTTATTCCTGCCTATTCCAGAAATAGGAAACACCTTTAGTAAAATTTTAGATGACTATCCCGTAACTCCTTATCTAGATTCCCGTCCATCATTTATAAAGTGGATGCATTTCATCCATAATAAAATAAATGTATCGCTAGAATTGCCCGAGATGACATTGGATGAAGCAATGATTGCTTATTACGAACATTATAAACCAAAGGCCGTAAAAGATGAAGAGCAGAGGAAACGAAGAGAGAAATTCGTCTTTTTAGGGATTATTCTATTTATTATTATCGCTGTTACATATCTTTATAATAAATAATATCATTTATTTATATATCATAAATTAAGAATGGTTACCAAAACAAAAAAATATAATAATAAAAAAGGAAGTCTACGTAGAAAAACATATAAAAATATATATAAAAGAGGTGGAAAACCAATTAAATCAGGTTCATATGGGTGCGTTTTTAAACCGATGTTAAAATGCGATAAAAATAAATCTGCTCAACTGGAAAATGGTATATCAAAACTGATGGACGAGGATTCAGCACAGATAGAATTTGATACTATAGTGGAAGTTCAATCGCATATTAAAGACATACCAAATAACAATGATTATTTTTTAGTGAATGATATAAAAATGTGTGCGCCTGATAAATTATCACCAGCAGATTTAAATCAGTTTGATACGGTGTGTAATGATATAGTAAAATATACTGGTTACGATAAAAATATTATTAACAATAATCTAAAACATTTTAAAATAATTAATATGCCTTATGGTGGTATAGATTTAAATGAATTTTGGAAAAGACTCATTGATAGCCCCGCAAAGGATAAGAAAAAAATATTTGTTGCGGTGAATGGTATACTTATCCGACTCTTAGAAAATGGTATTATGCCATTGAATCAAACGGGATTTTATCATTTGGATGTTAAGGGCGGAAATATTCTTATTTCTGATGATATAAAGTATGCGCGCCTGATTGATTGGGGCGTATCGCAGAAATTAAACGAACATAACATAGCCCCGTCAAAATTTCTTCAAGAATTTCAATTTAATATACCATTTACAAATGTATTGTTTAATATAAATATTAATAAATGGATACAAGAAGAAATTACAAAAATGAATATAACAAAAATGAATATAACAAAAAATAAAATTTCTCTCTCACTCATGAAAAAAATAGTTAAAAATATTCTAGATAAGGCCATGAAGGATAGAGGCGAAGGACATTATATGGTTATACTCTATTACATTAGTGTTCTCTATAATCTAGATGATTCGCTGAATGAAGAAGACGCTAAAACCTTTGCGTCAGATCTAATTTGTACGTTTATTGCTACAGCATTAATGAATTATACGGATTCAAATGGCATCTTTCAAATAAAGAAATATTGCCTTGAAGTATATTTACGTAATGTAGATGTATGGGGATTTATTATGAGTTATATACAAATTATTATATACGCGAAAGAAATGAAGGGGGTAAAAAAATATAAGAAAGAAATGATTAAAGCGGTTTCTGATATTATTATTAATTATTGTTATAATCCAAAATATGCGATTTCGCCGATTCCAGTAGATAAGGTTATTGCTGATTTACGTAAAATTAAACCATAAAATAAATTAAACCATAAAATAAATTAAACCATAAAATAAATTATAAAATTATAATAATATAATAATAATATAATATTATATTATGAAATTTGAATTATTGGTATTTGGAATAACAGCATTCTTTATAGCAAATGTATATCATGATGGAAAATATGTTCATATCATAAAATCTTGGAAAAAATATTATCAAATGGCTGGAATAGGATTTGTAGGACTATCGGCTTATCTTTTCATGAAAAAATATCCAGGGCATTCTAGAAGTTTACTTACGCATGCGAATGGGATTATAAAATATATGCCGATTGATAAAGACGCGACTGATTTATTAACGCCTTTGTTTGATATGACGAAATCCAGTATGTTTTCAAATGATGGCGGTGCTTACTATCAAAATGATAATGGTATGATGACACATCAACAAAAAAGAATGATGAATTCAGGCGCAAACATGGGCATAAATACGGGCACAGGGCAACCAAATACAAAACGCAGTGTAAGCGAAACCAAGAAAAAGTTTGTCGCAGCCCAACAAGGCTGGAATTGCGGCGCTTGTAAAAAACAACTACCGGCATGGTTTGAAGTAGATCATAAAACCAGATTGGATCAGGGAGGCAGTAACCATGTAGATAATTTGGTTGCCTTATGTAGAGATTGTCACGGTAAAAAAACCGCCTTTGAAAACTTATAATATCATAAGTATTTGAAAAATACAATACAATAAGTATTTTAAAATACTATAAGAAAATACAATACAATAAGTATTTTAAAATACTATAAGAAAATACAATACAATAAGTATTTTAAAATACTATAAGAAAATACAATACAATAAGTATTTTAAAATACTATAAGAAAATACAATATTAATATAGTATAATAACATAAATACTATGGATTCAATTAAAGAAAAATTAAACAAAATAGAAATAAATATATATTCAAAACCCTTATTTATTGGGCTAATAATGCTAATACAATTTATTATTTTCTTAATTATTGTCTATAAATATAATCCATACTATGACTCAACTAAACCAAATGAGTATCAAGCAATAACACAATTTATCGTATTAGTTGTCGGATTTCTCTATGTTATGTTGTTTATGTTTTTAAAGGAAAAATTAATAAACAAGGTTGATATTTTATCGTTAGATATAGAAACACCAACAGAAAATAGTTTTCTCAAGAGAACAATCGCCACATTAGTGTTCTTTATAATTTTTGTTCTGTTAACAATATCAATAGTTTGGATATTTAGCAATTTAGCTATGGTGGGTAGTATAATTAGTCATGGACTCATATTATTATTAGTAATATTTGTAATTGCTCTCATATATATTGGATTAAAAAAATCAGTAGATAAGCTATTCCCGCAAACTGGATTTTTATCTTTCGTTAAAAATTTTATTCTATTTATACCGTGTTTATTAATACGATTCGCCGAATATATTAAATACGAATACAAAATAACAGGAAAACCCGTTTGGATATTATTAATAATAGAAATTATATTAATTCTTTTATGGCTTATTATACCAATCCTATTTAAATACTATTTTGATAAAGATGGTAGTAAATTGTTAGATGGACCAGTTTATTTAAATAAAAAGCATGATATAGGTAATTTTGAAAATCTCCACCAAAAAAATTTAGAGGATAAAAAAGAGAGTAAATTTTTATACCATTATTCATTGTCAGCCTGGTTTAATATAAATCCCCAACCGCCAAGCACTAGTTCTGCTTATACAAAATATACGTCTATTTTAAATTATGGGAATAAACCGAATGTCCAATACAACGGAGAAAAAAATAGTTTAAGAGTAATAACTTCTTTAGATGATAAGAATGGAGAGAAATTAAATGAAGTGGAAATTTTTGAAACTAAAAACATATTAGTTCAAAAATGGAATAATATTGTTATTAATTATGACGGCGGAGATATGGATGTCTTCTTAAATGGAGAATTAGTCGGGTCAAAACCAGGCATAGCGCCATATATGCGATACGAAAATGTGTCAGTAGGAGAAATGAATGGAATACAAGGCGGAATATGTAATGTTAAATATTACAATCATATTCTTTCAAAGAAAGATATAAAATTAACCTATAAAATGTTGAGAGATAAGAATATACCCAATGTATAAATTTTAATGGGTAGAAAATATAATACTAGAATTTCTAATAGTATAATTTCTAATACTATATTATATATAGAATGGAATTAATGAATGTTGTTTTAGTTTGTTTAGTAACTTTATTATTGTTGTATATTATATTGAATTATTTTTTTACCAAATCCACTACATTAACAAAGATGTTTAATGGAACTGACAGACAAAAAATATTGGCATCAACTTTACCAACAAGCACGAACTCCAGCAACTATACTTATTCAACTTGGTTTTTTGTGAATGATTGGAATTACCGATTTGGGGAACCAAAGGTTCTTTTAGGAAGAATGGATGAAGATAAAAATCCAAGCCCATCTATTGTTTTTGGCGCAATGGAAAACGATATTACGATATCAGTGGCATGTTATTCAAATGATAAATCTAATAAGTCTATTATACATACCTGTAATGTTCAAAATTTTCCTTTACAGCGCTGGGTGAATTTAATTATAAGTTTATACGGCCGAACATTGGATGTCTATATTGACGGTAAATTAGTAAGAACCTGTGTTCTGCCGGGTGTAGCTAAAATAAATCAAAATGCGAATATAGTCGTAACCCCAAATGGAGGATTTAGCGGATTTACCACGAACTTTCAATATTGGAACGACTCAACAAATCCACAGGATGCTTACAATATCTATAAGGATGGATTTGGTGGAAGTATTTTAGGTAATTTGTTTAATAAATATAGAATTAAGGTTGCTTTCTTGGCGGATAACAAGGAAAGCGGTAGTTTTGAATTATAAAATAGTTTAGTTAATAATATGTTATTGTAATATGTTATACTTCACAATATGTTATACTTCATAATATGTTATAGTTCACAATATGTTATAGTTCATAATATGTTATTGTAATATGATATAGTCATATTACGATAAATTTTCTTGTATTATATATATATATTATGAGTGATATGTTTGGAAAAGTATCAGAAGGTCCTAGTGGATTTATTCAACCGTTTTCTTCAACAAAATATCTAGAAGGTGGTCGTGATTTTTTATATTCAAATAGCATTGTCGCCAAGTTCGCTTTTTTAATTCTTATTCTGATTGTGTTTATGTTTCTAATGCGCTTAGGTGTTTCTTTTATGTCTTGGCTGTTTTCGCCCGCACCGAATCCGGTATTGATTAATGGTATGGTGGAAGCAAAACAGATGCTGGTCTTTCCCCAAGACCCAACGATGAAAGGCTCTATGCCAATTATGCGATCGGTCAATGATAATGGTGGCCTAGAATTTACCTGGTCCGTCTGGATTTTTGTAGATGATTTTTCCTATAAACAAGATGAGTATAAACACGTGTTTCATAAAGGCGATGATTCTATTAATACGGATGGGCGAGCTTACCCGAATAATGGACCGGGGCTTTATATTACGCCCAAGACAAATAATCTAATGGTCGTGATGAATACCTTCAATAAGATTAACGAAGAGGTAGTGATTCAAGATTTGCCGTTAAATAAATGGGTTAATGTGATTATTCGCATCAGTAACCAACGCCAATTAGATGTTTATATTAACGGCACTCTGACGAAAAGGCACGTTTTAGAAAGTGTGCCCAAACAGAATTATGGAGATGTGTATGTTTCTATGAATGGCGGGTTTTCGGGTAAAACGTCATTATTACAATACTTTTCTAATGCCATCGGCACAAATCAGATACAGAGCATTATAGATAAAGGCCCGAATATGAAAATGTTGAGCAGTGATATGAGTAAAGGAAAACCGCGATATTTGTCTATGCGCTGGTTTTTAGGTAATAATGCAGAGATTTAAATTTAGGGTTAATTATATAATAATTATATAATTATTATATAATGGGCAAGGAATATCACTATATTCCCGGTATTAGTATTACTAAACTTAATTCAGTTGACTATACAATTACGTATAGTCAACATTTAACATATACTATAAATCCATATTATTATGATTTTTCAACAAATCGTCTTCAAACTATTATAATATATGCCGATAATAATAGTACACAAAATTCAAATATTCTAATCCATAAAAGTACCGTTACACCTGTAAATAACGAATTTACAATAAATTATAGTTTATTAACGTTTGGTAATTGGGTATTTCATGCGGTTACAACTACCGAAAATATTGTACCTGATTATCTTATTATTGGGACTGCTTCAACTAAATTTACTAATGCTCTAGGTAATAATAGTAATGCTTCTATTTCGCTTAATAGTGCGTCTATTTTGTTAGAAGACGCTTCGAATAATTATGGTATAGCTAGACAAAAGTATGATGATGATTATAAGAATTATATAACAAGTAACGGTTCATTAACTGATGCTTCAAACAATTATTTTGTAGCGGTAAAAACATATGATACCAATTATGCGAATTATCTAATAACTGACGGTTTACTTAATGAAGCTTCAACCAAATATTTTCAAGCGGTAGAAACATATAAGATAGATGTAACTAATTCATTTAAATATGGTGGACCAATTGATAGTGCTCTTACTGAGTATTATAGTAGTGTTGTTGATTTAAGCAAAGCCAACGATTATGAATATGCAAAAATGGAGGTAGAATATTTAAATAAATATATGACTGATATAACTACGTTAAAAAATACTGCTACAACTTTTAAAACTAATATACAAACTGATTATACTACTCTTACTACTAATATAAATACTTTAAATTCTAGTATAAATTCAAATAACACATTAATAAGTAATGCTAAAATCTCAGCAGGAAGTATGGAGTCTTTTAGGATTAATGCTATAAGTAGTGTAATAAGTCAAATTCAAGAGTTAAGTAATAAATTTTACACTTTTTATAACAATGTTCCTGATTTCACTAGTAAAGTAGAAGCCACATTAATAAACTCCCGTAATAGTGGTAAAGGTGATGGGATGGCGTGGGCACGCATATTAGATGTAGATTATTATAATACACCTTATGAAACATACTGGCCTTTTGCTGGTATTGTAGTTTTAAATCCAAAGCGTGAGTATGGTTGGTGTTTTTTAGACAGGGTTGATATTTTTAAAAATTTTATTGACACTTTAAACGGAAAGCCTACTGTTACTACTAATGATTTTAATAATATAATTACACATATAAAAAATTATACTAATAATATATCAGATTTTCTAACGGGTACAATATTAACGGATTTAAATTCTATTTTAAATAATGATGATGGAGGTTCTACTCAAAGTTGGGGTAATCAAGCAAAAGTTCAATTAAATATCTTAGTATTTTTATTAGATGATTATTTAAATTCTCTGTATAAGATAGACGTATACAATAGCGTAAGTACTATTAATAGTTTAGCTAACGGTGCCGTTTATGAAAAAATTTCCAGTCTAATAAATACTATAAATACTATAAATGATATACAACCATTAACTTCTAATAGTCCTTCATTAACTGATGACATTAGTGCTATTGATTATTTTATAGGCGATTTAACTAACTTATATAATAGTGCTAATACTAATTTATCAAATACTAAACAACCTATATTAACCAATGCTTCAAATAATAAGCCATCTCCATATATTAATATACCCCAGTACAAAAGTAATGTAGAAAATAAAAAAGAAAAATTAAATCTAGCATATAGTACAGCTTTATCAACATTAAGCGCTGACCTGAGTAATATATCCGATAAAAGAACAGCGCTTGATATTGCTTTTACTACCAAGGGCAATGATTTAACAACATTAGCAAATAACCGGAATGATATAAATAGTAAGAAACAATCACTCGATAATAAGAAAAAAGAATATGACTCAGCCTTGGGTTTAGTTATTCAAGACGAATCTAATATACGTGATAAAAAAAAAAAGCTTGATATTGAGTATAATAATTGGGCACACGCTTTAAGTGATTATAATGTAAAATATTCAATTATGATGGATCTTTCATCAAATCTAGATATAGCAAAAATTCAAGAAATACAAGCAAATCTTACCGCTATAACAGCGTCTAAGATATCAGAAACCTCCAATATAGAGTACGCAGTATATAATCCCAATTGTTTGGATGATGTTATCAATACAATTCAGAAAAATTATGACCCGCATTTTGTAAATACAATTCAAAAAAATTATGACCCGCATTTTGTAAATACAAAAACCATAGAACCACCTAATCCGAACAATCCGCCAAATTTATGGTCACGCGCAACCTTATCTTGTGTAAATTATGACCAGGCTCAACTTGATATGCGCCGGAAAGCCGAGGTTCTCAAATATAAAGGAAATCAAAACCCCTTAACAAAAAACCAAAAATGGTCTAGAATAGTAAATGGAAATGGTCCATTGGGCAAAAAAGTCTGGGCAACCCAGAATGATTTAGGGTCTAATCCGAATGTCTTTAATCTTGAGCAGGTAGAGAATACCTTGATTTTATGCCCTAATAGTAAAGAAAATACTATAATATGCGAACATTCTTCGGCAAGCGATGTCCCAGGAAATTCTGTTTTATGTTATGACCAATCCGTTCCGCTCGTGAATTATCTTCCGCCGCCACGCACTTACCTCGCAGGTGGTACAAAATGGCCACAATCTACTTGGAAACCAGGCGACAATGGGTTTCCTAGAGGGAAAAAGGGCATGGGCATGTTATTTCAATAACATATAATATAAATTATAATAGATAATATATAGGTTTAGAACCATCAAATATATTATATATTTTTTATAATGATAGAAGACGACCCTATTAAAAAAACTATTTTTAATCTTCCAATAAGTTTCCTTGAAAATAAACGCGAACTAGAAGCGCACGTTATAACGGATTTAGAATTAAAAAAAACGGAAACAACCAAATCTTTATATGAGTATGTGTTTATCCCCGAAACAGTATTTGCCGAAAAAACAATTCCGCTTTGGAATAAATATTACACAACAGATAAGAAATTTATTAAAGAATCACAAAAATTAATTACAAAATTAAGTAAAAAAAATGAGGAGAATGAAGAAAGCAACCAGGCCCACGTTTACGAGACCCAAGAGCATCAAGTCATGGAAACGGTCTGGAAGGAGATAAAAGCCGAAACTGGATTTGTTGAAAAATACCATTACCTAGATTGGTCGTTTTTTGAAAAGTTTAATAATAACGCGCAATTTCTTCAGATATTAAGTGTCTACAATATGTCTTCGCCTGCGCTTTCTTTAATGCTTCCGATAATGTTCATAATTCTGCCCTTTTTTATATTAAAACTTCAAGGCATTCCGCTAACAACAGGAAAATATATTGAAATACTAAAACAAGTATTCAAAAATCATCATATTGGGCAACTATTTAATATAGCGAATGCGGGGTTGGACAAAATAATATATGTTATCGTGTCATTTGCTTTTTATATCTTACAAATTTATCAAAATGTAATCTCCTGTATTAATTTCTATAAGAATATGAAAAAAATACACGAGCAATTATTTATTACAAGGGATTATCTAAAAACAACCCTAGAGGATATGCGCGAATTTAAAGAATATTGTAAAAATTTATCCACCTATACTCCCTTTATAAAGGAAATGGATAAATATTCAATCGTGCTTCAACACATGTATGATGAATTTAGCATTATTACGCCAAACAAAGTTTCCTTCAAAAAATTTACCCAAATAGGCCACATTATGAAATGTTTTTATCAACTCTACAAAAATAAGAGTTATCATGAATCGCTTGAATATGCTTTTGGCTTTAGCGGATACATTAGCAATCTAAACGGGTTGTGTAAAAATATCAAATTGAAGAATATATCGGCCTGTAAATTAAGTAAAAAGAAGATAAAATTCACCGGCGCATTTTTTCCGACGTTAGTGAATAACAATCCAGTTAAGAATGATTATACTTTAGATAAACATTTATTAATTACTGGACCAAATGCGGCAGGCAAAACAACACTATTGAAAACGACGATTTTCAATATTATCTTATCGCAACAAATGGGCTATGGATTTTATAAATCCGCCAAAATAAATCCGTATGATATAATTCATTGTTATATTAATATACCAGACACCTCGGCCAGAGATAGTCTTTTTCAAGCAGAGGCAAGACGCTGTAAAAATATATTAACGCAAATAGCAGAAAATAACAATAAAATAAGACATTTTTGTGTTTTTGATGAACTCTATTCAGGTACAAATCCTTATGAAGCAATTGGAAGCGCTTATGCGTTCTTAACCTATTTAAATAAACATAAAAATGTAAAATTTATTTTAACGACACATTATTTGGATTTATGTAAAAGATTAGAGGGTTCCGAAGAAACTGTAGAAAATTATAATATGAAAATTATTACCGACGACTCGGATATAAATAATGATTTTAAATATACATATAAATTACAACACGGAATATCACATATAAAAGGCGGAGTTAAAGTATTGAAAGATTTAGACTATCCAAAAGAAATTATTGAGAGAACAACAACCATAATAAAGGAACTGATAATATAAAGGAACTGATATTATAATAAAGGAACTGATATAATAAAGGAACTGATATTATAATATATACGTTTAATAACAATTTAAAATATATTCTATTTTTTTAATAATGAAGTTACTTGGACTTGAAGGAAAAGGATTGCTTATATCTGTAGGAATTACAATTATTATGTGCGGAGCAGTTACTTATTACTGCCATATGCGTGTAAAAAATGTGGAAGTCGCCTTAATGAAACAAAATCAAGTTCTTTCTTCGTTTATTACAAATGTTCAAGGTGAAATACGCAAAGGAGGGTTAAGTGATACTAGAACAGATGTATCTTCGCCCGAAGCACGCAATGCTGTTAAAAATCTTGAAAATAGCAAGATAGAAGTTTCGGATGACGACGACGATAGTGCTAGTGAAACAGATGCTAGTGAAACAGATGCAAGTGAAACAGATGCAAGTGAAACAGATGCAAGTGAAACAGATGATGAAACAGATGCAAGTGAAACAGATGATAAAACAGAAATGGATCACGAAGGATCAGCGAATAAGAATTCAACTATAAAAGATATAAAAATCGTTGATATTCATCTACAACATGCTGGATTATTAAATGATTTTACGAGTAATAATAAAATCATAGAGTTAACAGATTTAGAAGAAATAACTGAGTTTGTGAATATTCGTGATGAAACTGATGATGATTCAGATGACGACAGCATCAGCGATGTTGAAAGCGTAAGTGCTATCAGTATTAATCAAGAATTTAAAAAAATAAATATCTCTGATATTATTGTAGACCATAAACAAGAGCCTCTAGTAAATAGTGTAAATGTAGAAGAAGTTGTTGTAGAAGTTGATTTAGTCGCCGTTACTGAGGTAGATGCGGAATCTAATGATTTTATCAAGAAAATAGTTAAAACCGAAGATAAAGAGAAAGAGAAGACGTCAAATATTAATAAGATGAAAATAGATGACTTAAGAGAGAAAGTTATTTTAAGCGGATTAGGAACAGTAGAATCTGTTAAAAAACTTAAAAAATCGGATTTAATAACATTATTGACCGAAAATAAATAAACAATATATAACAAATTATTTTCTTCTTAATGTATAATAAATGAGTTGGGGCACTTGTTATACTGGATCTAATAATATACATTTTAATTTTCCGCCGATAATGGCAGATGGTAGAAATTTTGCCTCGTGGCAACCAGGGGCAGTTGTTAATGAAAAAATTAGACAAGAATCCGGAATTAAATCAAATTGGCAATACCGTAAATATTTAATGGAAAATGCCGACCAGATTATAAAATATAATCAATTAGGCGCCTGCGATGAATCTAGTGGCGGTGTAGTTAATTATGGCGGAGAAGAAAAATTAAACGGTAGTCCGTTTTTATATAATTCTTATTTAGTAAATTCAGGCCAGCCCTTTGGCTATGAGAATAGTGATTTAAAAAATAGTTATTTATCTAGACAACAACTACAAGAAAGGATGGTTACGCCCGTAATTACGCAAGAGCAACTTATAATGCAAGGAAAAAAGTAAATAATTATATACATTTAATAATTATAATATATTAAATATATTAAATATAATTACCATATTTAATATAATGCAATTGATAAGCATTGATGTTGGTATAAAAAATTTAGCCTATTGTATTCTTGAGAAAAATATAGATGCTATTGCTAATCTTGATGCTAATGCTAACGCTAACGTTTATAAAATCATCAAATGGGACTCCATTAATTTATGCGGAGAAGAACCAACTTGTCTAGAATGTAAAAATAAAGCGTCCTATACAAAAAATGAATTAAATTATTGTTTAACACACGCAAAAAAAACTGGATTTATTATCCCTACAAAAGATAATTCTTCCTCTGCCATTAAAAAATTAAAAATAGAGAATCTTATATCGCTCGCAACTGAATATAAAATTACAATAAATGAGAATGATAAAAAAAATATAATTTTAAAAACAGTAATTGATTTTTTTAATACAACTATGATGGAAAAAACAAATAAAACCTCGGCAAATAGTTTAGATTTAGTTACAATTGGAATATCTCTCAAAAAAGAGTTTGATAAAATACTTCCGCTCGTAACTATTGACCAAGTTATTATTGAGAATCAAATTGGTCCTATAGCAAATAGAATGAAAATGATCCAAGGCATGATCGCACAATACTTTATTATGTCCGGCATTCCGGCCGTAACTTGTGTATCTTCTATGAATAAATTAAAAGCATTTACTCATTCAGGTAATAACAAAAATGAATATAACAAAAATGAATATAACAAAACAGAATATAACAAAACAGAATATAACAAAACAGAATATAACAAAACAGAATATAAGGATAGAAAGAAATTAGGCATAGATATAACAAAAGATATGATTGCAGATATGAAAGATTGGACTCCTTTTTTTCTTCAACATAAAAAAAAAGATGATTTAGCAGATTCTTTTTTACAAGGTATATGGTTTTTACAAAACAAATATGGATTAATTATTGATAATATCTAAATTAATTATATATATTTAGATTTAAATATATATAATTGCGGAATACTTAAAATTATATGTTGTGGTTCTATCATAATAATGGCTGAAGTTATAGACATTGATACTTTAGATGAACTCCCTGTGATAAATTTAAATAGGGATAGATCATCTTCATCTAGACCATCTGTAAATTTTGGCGGTGGTATAGAATTGCTGATGAATGATAAAAAGAGGAATGAAGGAGGAAAGGGAAATTCTGAAATAGATTTAGATGATATTACTGAATTGGAAAATGATTTAAATGAACTCACAAATGAACCGGTGAATACAAGAGTAAAAGCAAAATCTGATATATTTAACAGTGGGTTTAAACTTAAGATTGATAAAACGGAAGAGGATGAAGATGATTACGGAAATGAAAAAATTAGCATAGGCGGAAGCGGAAGCATAGGCGGAAGCACAAACGCAAGTCTAGGTGGAAGCACAGGTGGTTCAAAAATCGGAATAGCCACTTCAAAATCATCTTATAATGAGGATAAAACATGGGATGGTTTCGGTAAATTTAATAATATTCCAATTAATCCCGATAGAGAATTATCGGATAAACCTAAATTGTCTAATGAAGAACTCTTGCGGGAAAAGTTTAAGGTTTTGCGGAAATTAGAAGCGATTGAGCATAAGGGCGCGAAACTAACCAAGAAATATTCCATGGAATCTTCTTTAGAAGAAATGCAAGGTGAGTATGAAATGATTATCGCTGAAAAGGAGAAATCAAACAGTTGTAAATTTCAAGGGCGAATGTTAATGGCAGCAGTGACAGGCTTGGAATTTTTAAATAATCGGTTTGACCCCTTTGATGTAAAATTAGATGGCTGGTCGGAACAAATTAACGAGAATATTGATGATTATGATGAGATTTTTAGCGAACTCCACGAAAAATACAAATCAAAAGCAAAGATGGCTCCAGAATTGAAATTATTATTTCAACTTGGAGGGTCGGCGATTATGGTGCATATGACGAATACGATGTTTAAATCATCTATGCCGGGTATGGACGACATTATGCGACAAAATCCGGATCTTATGAACCAATTTACCCAAGCAGCGGTTAATAGCATGAGTAATACAAATCCGGGATTTAGCGGTTTTATGAATAATTTTATACCCGGTTCTAACGGAAATACCCAGGCAAATAATTCCCGCGGACCGCCGCCTGCCCCTATGCAGACGCAAAATGCGCGCAGTCAACGAGCGTCCACCGCACCAAGCAACCGACCGGATATTGCGCAATCCCGACGAGGCGATGACGGCGTGAATATGCAAGAACGGTTTGGAAATGTAGGGCCTGAACCTGCCGAAAGGAGTAATAAACGACCAGAAATGAAAGGCCCCAGCGATATTAGTGATTTATTATCGGGATTAAAAACAAAGACGATTAATATACAGCAACAGCAACAATCGCAACAACAAAATCAAAATTCTCAGCAATCATCACAAAATTCTCAGCAATCATCACAAAATACACTAAGCGTTCATGAACTAAACGATATTTCTGAAATAAAACAACCTCTTAAAACCAAGAGAAAGCAAAAAAGTGATAAAAATACAATAAGTTTAGATATTTAAATTATACAACATAATATTCTATATTATGCTATCATCTAAATCAATCTCTATAACAATGTTGTTTTTATGTATGGCATTATTATAAACAATATTAATAAATTCCGTATGAATAGAGCCATCTAAATTATCAATAACTTCATCTTTTGTTGGATATCTCTTTTTTTCACTATTAAATTTTTCAATAAAGGCCTCTATGATAATTTTATTATTATTATTTTCTATCTCTGTTTTTGTTGGACCAGTATTTTGATATATTTTAATCTCTTCTTTCCTCTTATAAAGAGAATAGGATGTTGGTTCTATTGACCCGCATATATCTGGTTTTTTTAGTTCTTTAAAGTTTAGTTGTTTTTTATTAAGCTGTGATTCTTTGCCATTAATGTTTAATTCTCCTCCAGAAAATGTATTCATAAATGCTTTTACAACTTTATTTGATAAGGATGGACTTGTTTCAACTAGACGGTCAAATTCTTCTTTAGCATGTTTTAATAATTCAATTACTGGAGTACGATGATCGGGTGCTTTAGAAATTTCTATTTTAATATTTCTATAAAATTTACCCCATGCGATTGAACTGACCCGATGCGATTCATTTAATTCTGTTATTTTTAGAAACTGTTGTATAGTTGTTAAAATTCCTGCCAATAAATTTACCGCACCAATGCCCATTGTAGCGGCATTTACATATTCCGGAGGTATTCTATCTTGGGCAAAATTAGCAGTTCCGGTAAGTGTACTCATTATGATAACGGGGATGGTAAACCATGTATTTTTTCTAGCGTATTCAGTATGTGCTTTGTTATGTAACCATTTATAACATAATGCTTTATCTGCCCAATCTACTAATATATTGTCATGTTCCTCTGACCATTCTACATAAGATTGTTGTTTTTTTAAAGTATTGGTTGTACCTATGGAAACAGTTTCATTAATTTCATCTGTAGTATTTTTATTTGTAGTATTTTTATTTGTAGTATTTTTATTTGTAGTATTTTTATTTGTAGTATTTTTATTCATTATATTATTATATATATATGGAAAATAATAATATTGTTATAGATATAAAAAAAAATTTTAATTATATAAAAGAATTACGTTCAAATATTAATAATATTTTTATAGAAGTTAAAGAAAAATTAAATGCTCTTGATAAAATTTATATAGAACTTATTAATACGCATAAAAATATTGATTATATATTTGGCATTGATTCCTTTTATTTTCAAAATAAATTAATAGAAATAGAATATGATAATATGAAATCTATATTTAATGGAATAACTAATAGAATTTATTGCGAATATTATAAACTTTATAAAATGATATATACATATATCGCAGCAGAATTAAAAGATACTATTTTAATAGAAAAATTAAGACAAAAAAAAGTTTATCCAATTTATAAGGATTTAGAACCCCTAAAAAGTTATAATTTTGATTTAATTATTGATATACAGAGAAATATTATAGAAACAATTGAATTTTTATTTAATTATTTATCAAATAAAGAGTCAGAATTAAGAAATGTATGCACAACATCTCAATTAGGCATTAATATTGAAAATTTAGTTAATTATCAAACATATTCAAATACGTTATTAAATGAAAAAATAAATATATTCTGTAAATATTTAAATGTATTTCATAAACATCATAATAAATATTTTAGTAGACTATTAATAAAAGGTAAAATGATGATAGGGATTGTTAATGAAGATATTCATCTTAAAAAAGGTGATAACAGAAAATTATCTAGCGCTGTTTTACAAAATAGTGGTTTAAAAAGACAGTCAGCACTTCATATAGATGATGAAAGGAATATAAAAAATTTTATGAATTATGACAATTTTGATGAAAAATTACAATATGAATTTAATTCTATTATATCAAATATTCCTCAAATTGGTCCTGAAAATATTAGTGCTCAAAATATTAGTGCTCAAAATATTAGTTCAATTATATAAATATTTAGTCATATAAATATTTATATCTTATCTTTTTCTGGTAACATTTTTTTTTAAATTTTTATATAAACTTACTTTTTTGCTCTTTTTTTTACCACCTACTTTTAATTCTGATTCTTGCTTTTTTTTTAATTCATCTTCCTCTTTTTTTTTACGCTCGTCATCTCTCTTCTTTAAATATAAAAATCTTTCTTTTTCTTCTAAATTTTTTCTGATTATATCCTGTTTTCTCTTTTCTTCCTCCTCTTTTTTTATTTTATTTTCTTTTTCTAATTTTTCCCTTGCTTTATCATATTCACTTTTTGTAACAATAATTTGCTTTGGTTTTTCAAATAAATTTAAATCTACGTCAAAATAATACATGAATTGGTTTTCTAATTCTTTTGCTTTTTCACTACAAGATAATCGGGTAAAATCTTGCTGGCTTGGTTGATCTGAACCGACTGGAATATCAAGGAAAGTCAATTCTAAAGTACTACTATATATTATGCCAACCTTACTAGCTAATTCTTGATAACTACTAGATAACGCCTTATAATTATCTGTATTTTTATATTCAGTATATGATTTCTCGTCATAATCATTGTCTATATAATTGCTTTTTACAATAACAAAATTCTGATTTCTATATGAATATTTAGATTTATCAGGGAAAAAAATATTCTTTATAAGTTTTATATTATTATTTAATACTTCCTTTTTTTTCATTTCATAGTCAGGGGCTCTTTTATCTAATACTTCCTGTTTAGTCGCGATATAGTCAACTAACGCGCTAAAATCTGAATATGATGTTAATAATTTTTTATAATCGCCGTTAATATAGGAATAATGTAAATCATTCATGGTTAACTTTACACTAGGGGTAATAAAGATAAAACCTGGATCGGGCATACTATCATATTTTTCATTTTTTTCTAATACTTTAAATTTTGTTGTTTTAATTCTAAATTGTAAACCGGAAATTAGTGGAATTGGCGATAAATTTAATTCTATATGTGCTATATAGATTTTATCAATATTAGTTTTATCAGCCTCCTTTTTTATATATGGTTCTTCTTCATATTGCCCGTCAATATAATTACTGCTATTAACACTATATCTATCACCTTTTATTTTGAATGTAGATTTTTTAGGGAAAAATATATTTTTAATAAAATTTATATTAAAATTTAAATTACTTATTATAGCGTCTTTCTCCTCAATTGGTGTCTCGCCGTTTTTTTCTATAGATTCTTTTACAAATTGTTTAAATTTCTCATAAGAAGTAAGGGCATTTTTATAATCATCATTATCATAAGAAAGTTTTTTTGCTAATTTTACACTAGGAGTAATGAATATAGTATCAAGCGAAGCAGACACAAGCGAAGCAGACCCTTGCGAAGCAGACCCAAGCGAAGCAGACACAAGCGAAGCAGGCACAAGCGAAGCGGGCACAAGCGAAGCGGACCCTTGCGTAGCACTCGTATATGTTATTTCTTCCTTATCATCGTTTGTATATTTACCTTTAGTTTTAATTTTAAAAGTTATTACACCAATCATAATATTATATTAGTGTAATAAAATAATTTATAGTATATAAATTAAATCAAATTAAATTAAATTAAATTAAATCAAATCAAAGTAGAAGTCGTTGCCAAATGACTTAAAAATTCTCCTTGTACATTTTTTTTTCTCTGTTTATCTGCTCGTTTTAATGTTTCTAGTGCTTTTTCTTCTTCTTGTATTGAAACATGTCCATCGCTATTAGTGTCTATTAATGTTTTAATTCGTTTCATTCTTTCGGGTATAACACAAAATTTACTTTTTTCATGAAATAAGATATTAGATAATACAAAAAATGCTGAAGTAATCATAAATGAAATCAATACATCACGTGTAGCTGTAAAAGAAATAGCAAATATTAACAATTCACGACTTAATCCATTTCTTAATATTTGTTCTTGTGTTTTACTAAACCCAAAATCTACGTATTTTGATCCGACGTTTAAAGTTAACATCAATATAGCCATAACTAATTTACTATTATTAATCCCACTTAAATAACCGTTTAATGATTCAAACATCTTATTAAAGGTGTAGAATATTATTTTATAAAATATAATTATTTTGAATAAATAATTTTGAGTAGTATCTAAAAATAATAATATCTGATTTTCATATAGGAATGAGTTTAGCATTATATGCATCACCAATAAATAATGATGAACCTATGAATAATAGTATGAACAATACTATGAATAATAATAATAATAATAATAATAACATTGATAAAAAACGTAATATCAGAAAGACTATTAAAAATAGGTCACCTCCACATGTTCAGAAAATGATTAAAACGATATATGAATCTTTTGGCGACGAAGAAAATGATATAGCAGATTTTACTCCTCCACCCCATGCTGAACAAACAAAAATACCCCAAAATAATTATTCAAGTGAATTATTAGATAATAAAAATTTAGGAATATCTGAAACTTCGGAAAATGATTCTAGTGTAAATAAAGAAGCATTTAATACATTGCCGAGCACATATTCTAATGATTATTATAAAGAGTATGTGCCTTATTATAACCAAATGAGTCAAAATAGTGGAAATAAAGACCAATTATTGGAAAAATTAAATTACATGATTCATCTGCTAGAAGAACAGCAAGATGTAAAAACTGGCCATGTGATGGAAGAAATCATATTATATTCTTTTTTAGGAGTATTTATGATTTTTATTGTAGATTCTTTTGCGCGTGCTGCGAAATACACTAGATAATTTTATAATTATTCATTTTTATAATTATTCATTTTTATAATTATTCATTTTTATAATTATTCATTTTTATAATTTAACATAGTATAAAAGTGTAAATCTGTATTCCACCAAAATCTTCCTATCCTTTTATAATATTCACTATAATCCAATACGATTACATTGCCGTTTATTTTATTTATATAATTTTCAGTATTAATATTATAATCAAAATCATTCATATAAACATTTTTTATATTTTTTGATAACATTAATAAACTAGGAATAAATGTACCAATTGAACATATTACATTTTTTGTTCTTAATATTAAATCTATATCATCTTCTAGTTTTTGTTGTTTAAAAATTATAGTTGGATATAATTTCAATAACTTATCAATACAAGGATTTTTTTTATCTTCGGATGCTATATATATTTTTTCAAAATTATTATTATTTAGTATTTCAGTATAATACGATAAAGGCGCAGGAGTATAATCACCTGTATTTTTTTGACCATCTTTAAATAAATCTCCCGACCGAATATGAATAACAACATCATTATCTCCCAAACACATTTCTGTATCAGATTTAATAATAAATAAATCTCTTAATATACATTCAACTTTATCTTTATTTATATCAAATACTTCAGGCAAGATTCCATTATTTTTTATTAAATTTTTTTTTAAAAAAAATTTTTCATTTGGCTCAATTTCATTAGAACCAATTTCATTAGAACCAATTTCATTATTAATTTTTATAAGAGTTTTGTTTAAAAATTTATGAGGAGGTATTAACACATCAGTATTATTATATACAGAAATTGATAGTAAGTTATATAATTGTATTATATTATTACCTAATCTGCCATACCATTTTTCTAATTTATATACCATAATATATTATTTATATACCATAATATATTATTTATATACCATAATATATTATTTATATGCCATAATATATTATATTATCAATAAAAAATTAGAGCATTCTTACTTGGTACGGTATAACACGCATAATTATATAAAAAAAACGCGGTTGGGCTTTGAAATAAGACATTTAATAAATTATTTCGTAAATACTCTATAAGTTTTCCTGATTGTCCAATGTCTTCTATTAAAAGTATATTTGTTTTTAATTTTTCTTTACACTTATTGAGAGAAATATTAAAGCCTGTAATATAAGCATTATCAGAATTTTTGGCATATAATGAAAAAAAACATTCAATCGCTTCCTCCTTATCATAAAACAAACTAGGTCGCCTAAAAGCATACGCAGAGGTAAGATTCCCATTCATAAGAACACCGTAGACATAGATATTTTCACTCTTAATCAGATTTAATATATTTGATAAATCGGGCATAATAATACAATCAAAGTTTTTGGATTGCGCATAAATAAAATTTACAAATAAAGTTAATTGATTTGGACCAATTTCTATAACATTAAGAACTCCGGGATTCATTTTTTCTAAAATACTTATATTAAAACACAAGGTTTTATAGGTGGTTAATGGCACAATCGCATTTAATTCTCCTTCCCTTTTAAATAAACAGATTTTTATTTTCGGGTTGTTTTTTCTCAGATTATAATAATGGGTTTGAATTGTTTTTGGCGCAATTCCGTCCTTTCTATAATCCGGATGTACACATAAATTATCTACATAATACAAAGTAAACGGATTTTTCCCCTTTAATGTTATATTCAGGGGTCGGGCCGATATGACCGATATTATATCATCTACTACGCTTGAGGGTTCATCTTTTTCAAATAATAATTTTGGTGTTTGATAAATAGAGAGATAAGATTCATTATTAGAAGATTTTAGATATTCAACGATCTGCTTTTTTTCGGGAATATAGTTTGCGTTAGGCGATTGAACATAATATGCTTTAATAAAATTACAAGCACGGTCAAGTAACGTCTCATTTATATCCGATATTCCATACGTTTTAATGTCTACTATATTTGTGTATTTATTTATTTCCGGCGCGCTCTCTAATATAAGCCCAGGTGGATTAAGCCAATACCAAATATTATATATATGAAATACGGGTTGCGTATACCAAAATTTCATTTTAATTCTTATATAGGCTGTTAAACTTATATAAATTAGTAAAATAATTAGTATTAAATATATAAACCACATTGAGTTATGTGTTTGATATATATAAAGTTGATTAAACCATATATTTAACTAATTAACACTCAATTTAATCCAATTATTTATAGAAAACATATCTCCATACCATATTTTATTTAATTCATATTCAGGGTAATATATATTAGAAAAAAAGGACAAATAACCAATTAGAGCAGAAAATGAACCATGTGATAATATTATATGTTTACATGTACTCGCAAATTGAAATGTAACTATTTCATTATAAACAATTACTTTCGCAGATGGATATAATTTTAATAATGTTTTTATAATATTATGGTTTTTATCATCGGTTGATATATATAATTCATCAAAATTAATATTTTTTATTGCTTTTACATAATAATTAATACCAGGATTTTTGTTTGCTACATCACCTAATCTAATATGAATAAATAAATCATTATTTTTATTATATCTCTGATTAAATGGATTTTTTTCAATAATGTTTGACTTTATTGTATCTTTATGTAAATGATTATATAATAAATTTGTAATTTCTTTTGTCTGAAAATAAGAATTGTTTGGATTTAAGTTGTCTTTTAAATTATCACAATTATAAATAGTAAAATAATTATTATCTGTTAACTCTTGAATAATGTTATATTCATTAATTCCACTAAATAAATTAATACCTAATTTATTAATTAAATCTTTATTATAATAATTAACCTTTATATTGTGTTTTTCTGCTATTAAACTAACCGCTAAATTTCTTATAATTTGATTTCCTAATCTACCGTTAGTTCCTGTTGGTGAAGTCATTATTATATATATATTAATATTTAATATTTAATATATACACTTTTTAACATATACACTTTTTAACATATACACTTTTTACGTCGGTTTCTGTAAAATATAAATAAATTGATTTTCGTACTGACATTTCAACATATCTATTTTCATATCTAAAATAAATCCGGCATCTTTTGCTATACTTAATATCTCTTTCTGCGTTTCCATATAGAAGTTATGTTCATTTTGCCTTACACCGCCATTATTCTTTTTAAATGTTTCATTAAATACGGCAATATTTTCTTTTTCCTTTAAATTAAAATTTGCTTTGTATTCAAATTGGTCAAAATTAACCACCGAGGAGGTTATACGTTTTTTTGCGTAATCTTGGGGCGAAACTATACCAAACGGACTGCCCGCCGGAATAATCGGGTCAAATTTATTTCGGTCAACTAAATGTAATGCTAAAAATCCACCCGGTTTTAACCAACTCATACAATTATTGAAAAACAAGCGTTTATCTTTAATATAATAGAGCGTAAAGTAAAGACACGTGATATGCGTAAAAGTATTCTGCTGGAAGGACATGGAGGCTAATACATCTACATTTTGATATTCCATATCAGGATAATTTTCCTTTGCTTTTTTAATCATTGCCGGGGAGGTATCTATACCGATGGCTTTATAACCATTGTCGCTAAGGTTTTTAACATGGTGGCCGGTGCCCGATCCAATGTCTAAAATATAACTTTCTTCGGTGGGTTTTGTGCTATTAATAATCTGGCCGATTTCAAAATTATCTTTTAATTTACTAAATACTAAATCATCGTAAATATTAACATAAAAATCATCATAGACATCTGTGCCTTTTTTCACGATAAATTCATTTGTTCGCTCTTCAAAGCCTTCCTTTTGCTTAATTCCAAAGGTTGTTATTATATTTAAAATTATAAATGCGGTTAATATATAAAATATTTTCTGCAATAAGGTGGTTTTATAAAAGGATTTAAATATTTTTTTTATTGAAGATATAATATTTGTATATGTTTTAAGCATTGTATTCATCTGTGTATATGTATTATAGTTATTTTTTTTGTATATAATTGTTTTATATGAACGATATTGAAATTAATGATAAAAGACAATCCATGGATTTTAAAGGCGAAACTTTTTCTAAATTTCAAAAATCTAGAGTAAAAACCGAACTGATAAATTCGCTCGTTTCTTCAAAAGTTGAACCTGCCTGTTATTGGTCGGCTGAATTAATTTGTGCAGGACAGTTTGGCGATTTATGGGATATTATCATACTTTTTATTAGTCGCTATATTCATTTAGGTAATCCTAAATTGCCTATATATATCTCTCTTAGATTCAAAAATTTTAAGGATATTTTATCTAACGGTTATACCGACAATGAATTAAGATTAAGAAATAACCCCAAAATAAGACAATTATTTTCAGAGATTATTTGCGTTTTATGTCATTCTAGGAAGAAACATAGTTTTGAACCGATAAAAATTAAAAAAGAGGATGAATTTAATATGTCGCATATGGCGTCGCGGTTAAAAGCGCCATCCATTACTTATGGTAATACTGTGTTTAGAAAAGATGATCCTAAAGAACTTTATATCGCAATAAATGAATTTTCTTATCATGTTTCCCCTGAATCTAAAAACGTAGTTTCAGCTTGTTATTGGCTAGAATGGTTGTTGGAATTTGAATCTATTTGTAAACAAAAAAAAGATCACTGTGTATGTGAAAATAGACACTTTGCGCCGGTACAAACAAAATTTCAAAATGATACTATATGGATTGTCTGGGAGGTCATCTTAAATGAAGGTAAAAATAAAAAGATTCTTATTATCACTAAAATACTTAATGCTTTATTGGAAATGTTTAGCATTAAATATACAAGTGGTGTAAAAAAGAGAAGAAAATTTATTATATATTTTGCTATTGCTTTGTTGACTGAGCCGGTAGATTTAAAGATAGATATGATTCATAATAAAGAAGAAATAGATACTATTGTGAAAAAAATAGGGATTGTTTATAAAGAAATTAAAAAAAATGAAATAACGCCCGAAACTGATTATCTTTTTAACGGATTAAATGAAAAATCTTCCTTTGATAAAACGATTGAACGTCTAGATAAAATGAATGAATTATTAGTACCGGCTAATTCGCAATAAGGCTATAAATAAGGCTATAAATAAGGCTATAAATAAGGCTATAATTAAGGCTAAATGTATGATTATAAAATATTAATACTATATTATAATATATTATAATGACTATTCCAACTAGAGTATTTATTGTTCCTTATAGATCTCGTCCAAATCAAAAAGCAGAATTTTTAAAAAATATGAAAATATTATTAGAAGACTTAACCGAACCATATGAAATCTATTTTTCTCATCAATGTGATACTCGCCCTTTTAATAGAGGCGCGATGAAAAATTTAGGATTTATTGCTATTAAAAATAAATACCCTAATAATTATAAAGACATTACTTTTATTTTCAATGATGTAGATACCTTTCCGAGTGAAAAAGGTATGATTGATTATATTACAACACCCGGGATTGTTAAACATTATTATGGTTTTACATTTGCCTTGGGAGGAATTTTTTCAATAAGAGGCGCTGATTTTGAAAAAGCAAAAGGTTTTCCGAATTTTTGGGGGTGGGGGCTAGAAGATAATCTAATGAATGAACGATGCATTAGCGCAGGTTTAACTATAGACCGGTCTTCTTTTTATGATATTAAAGACACAAGAATTAATCGGCCTTTTGATGGATTTCAGCGAACGATTTCTAAACGTGATGCTCATGTATACAAAGACGAAACCCCGGATAATGTGAATAATCTTACAAATATTAAATATACTATACAAAATGAATTTATTAATATAACTCATTTTGATTGTATAATGAAACACGACGATCAGGTGTATTCTACATATGATATTAGAAATGGTAGTAAAATGATAATGGATGGACGTTATAAACGCAAGGTATGGAATATGAGTAAACTATTTTCTTGATATAAATACATTATCTATAATTTTTATACGTATCTTATATATATAAAATGGATGCTGATAATATTATCACCGAAACGCCTGATTTATCCTATGATAGTTCAACGGCAAATACAGGAGTACCATGGTCTACTCTAATAAGATATTTTATCATTATTTTAATTTTAATCTTTTTAGGGTTTAATATATTTACATATTTAGGTAAAATTACCGAATGGATTCTTGATTTGGTTAGACCTGTATTGGCGTTTTTCGGATATGGGATTGCTGAAACAACGAAACAGGTTGTCAATGTCAGCGCCACCGGGACCAAAGGTTTAGTAGATATAACGGCGGGGACGGTTACGGGCGGTATTGATATCTTGGAAAAAGGTATTTCTCATAAGAAAAAGAGAGGCAAAAGTGATATGAAGGCATTAGATAATTCTGTAAGAAATCAACAATCATCTGAACCGATGCCTGATGACGCTGGGAGCAAAACGCAAGCGAGTAAAGCCCGAGGGAAAGCCGGTTATTGTTATATTGGCGAAGACCGGGGCTTCCGCAGCTGTATTCAAGTCGGTGAAGCCGATATGTGTATGTCCGGTGATATTTTTCCAACGCACGATATATGTATTAACCCGAGTTTGAGAGATTAAATTATTTTTATTATATTTTATTATATATTTTATTATATATTTTATTATATATTTTATAATAAAATAATATATTTATATATAAATATATAAATGTCGCATCGTCTGATATTTACGAATAATACACAATTAAACAATACAAATTATATTTCAGGTAGCGGCGTAGGCGCAGTGAGCACATCTAGTCGTGCCGCATTAAAACGTCGGTCAAATGTGAATGCGACAACTGGCAAAAAGTGTTGTAATCCTACTCCAATAAAACTAAACTAAATTGATTATTATAATTATATTTATTATTGTAATATTTATAATTGAGTACCCGCCCAATTTTCTGTGAGTTCGTTAATTTTTGTATGATAATACTCCTCAATCTCCTTCACTTTACGCGCGTCCCGTTGCGTCATAAAGTTAATGCCCACCCCCTTGCGTCCCCAGCGTCCACTGCGACCAATCCGATGGAGATAAGTGTGAACACAATTTGGCACATCAAAATTAATCACCGTGCTGACTTGCTGAATATCAATCCCGCGTGCGGTGACATTAGACGAAATAAGCACCCGTTGTTTTCCAGTCTTAAACTCTTGATAGCTCTTATTCCGCTCGTCTTTATCCATACTACTATGAATCTGGCACACGGGAAAATTATCGCTCTGCATCGCCTCATATAAATCATTCACCCGCTTCACGCTATTACAGTAAATAATACACTGACTCATAGAAATCATCCCATAAATGTCCTTTAGGGTTTCGTATTTTTGGTCATCATTATCCATCGCCACATAAAACTGGCTAATGCCCTCCAGAGTCAATTGTTCCGCCTTCACCAGAATTTTCACGGGGTTGCGCATAAAGCGTTGGGTTAAATTACTCAATTCGGGGGGCAGGGTCGCACTAAACAATGCCACTTGGATATTTGACGGCATAAACTGAAAAATATTATAGATTTGTTCTTTGAACCCTGCCGACAAAAGTTCATCGGCTTCATCAATCACAAGAATCTTTAAATCCTTGGTGGGTAGTTTTTTGCGTTTAATCATATCATGAATACGCCCCGGACACCCAATCACAATTTGAGGCGGTGTATCGTAAAGCATCCGCGTATCCTCTTCCGTAGAAGTTCCGCCCACTAAAAGTTGTGTTCTCAACTCGGGAAATAACCCACCTAAAGCATCTACTACATTTTTTGATTGGAGGGATAATTCACGCGTTGGCGAAATAATCATTGCTTGTGGGGTTTTCTTTAAGGTGTCTATTATCTGTAAGGTGCTTATCGCAAAACAAGCCGTTTTTCCCGTACCAGACTGTGCCTGCGCGATGACGTCCTTTCCGGCAAAAATAGGCAAAATCGCTTTTCTTTGAATGGGGCTAGGTTTTTCAAACCCATAATTATATATACCCCTTAAAAGAGGTGTTTTGGCGTCTAATTCTTCCCAAGAGCTTATTTCATTGATGCTTATTTCATTGATGCTTATTTCATTGATGCTTGTTTCATTTATATTTATATTTATATCTGGAATTAATGTGTTTTCTATAGCGTCGTTGATAAATTCAGACATACTATTAATAACATTTAATATTTAAGTTATATTTTATTAAAAATTGATATAAATATATATATTAATATAATATAACATACCATAAAATGAGTCTGTCCATTTCAAGTGTTCCTAGTACGCCGATTAATAAATTAATTCAATATACAAAAGATGATTTTACTAAAATCCTAAATGCCGGATTTACCTACAATCTTGACGCGGAAACAATGAAAATTATTCAATCTATTGCCGACCAAGTAGGCGCACCGGAATATATCAGAACGCCTAAATTTGAAAAACGCGAATATAATAATTCGGGAGGGTATAATATAAATCCTGGAGGCACACATATGGGCGGAGCGAGAAAACATTATAAAGAAAAAGCACAGGAAATAACCGACGCAGATTGGGAAAGCATCCGGCAATTTCAAGCAACCGTTATCGCAAAGAAGCAGGGCATTGAGGCGTCTATTGACCAGATTAGAAAACATTTAAATAAAATGACATCAAAAACATACGACACATTAAAAGAACAAATCATAAATGAAATTAAATCCATCACCGCGGATAATAATGTAGACAGCCCTGAATTACTGGAAGAGTTGAACAAAATTGGCGATTCACTCTTCACCATCGCTAGCGGAAATAGTTTTTACTCCAAATTATACGCTGCTTTGTATAAAGATTTAATGGTCGTGTTTGATACCAATGGCCATAATTTCATGGAGGTGATTTTCAAAAACAATTTCCAAAAATTTAGGAGCTTGTTTGATAAAATAGATTACTGTAGTCCAGATAAAGATTATGATGGTTTCTGTAATAATACAAAAACGAATGAAAAACGTCGGGCGTTAAGTTTATTTTATATAAATCTGATGAAACTCGGAGCATTGGAAGAATTACAAATTATTATTATTATCAAGGATTTGCAGAAATATATGATGGATACTATTAAAAAGGCCGACAGTAAAGATATTGCGGATGAATTAGCTGAAGTTCTCTTCATTTTAATCACAAATGGAAATTCTAATCTTTGTAAAAATGAAGAATGGGAGAATATTATGGAAGGTGTAAAACAAATTTCGGTAATGAAAAATACTGCCCATCCGAGCATTACTAACAAAACAATATTCAAGCATATGGATATTTTAGACACTGTTGAAAAAAAGTAATATACATTATATTCATTATTTGTTTACAATCTTACTATAAGCAGTTCTAGCAGTATAAATTAACGTTTTTTTCATAACTGAACCAACTGCTGAACCCGCGAGAGAAATTAAATATCTATTTACAGGTGTTAATAATATTACATATTTTACAATATAGTTAACATTCATTATACATTAAAAATATATAAAAAATTCATGATTATTATATTATAGATAATGATGAATGAACATATTTGTTTTAATATACAAGAATTACATACCCATACACATAAACTTGATACCCATAAACTTGATACTCATAATAACAATAATATTGATTTAGACAATTTATTAATAGAACTAAATAATTCATCATATGATTATTCTCCTGATGACACGTACAATGATTATTTAGAATACATGACCAACTACAATGTAAAAAACTTAACCAATATTTTAGGTTATTATAATATTAATAAAAATAAATTAGTAAAAGATGAGATGGTTCAATTAATTATATTATTTGAGAACGAACCAAGCAATAAGAAGATAGTTTATCAAAGAAAACGTTTATGGAATAATATTATTGAATTAAAAAATAATGACTATTTTAAGAAATTTATATTGTTTTAATCTAATATTGTTTTAATCTAATATTGTTTTAACACGTAATTATTATATACATATAAAATAATTATGTATTCTAAGATAAAACCTGATATAAATTTAATAAAAAAGGTTGAATTATTTACGAATAAACCCCCCGATAAATCTATCTATTTAAATATATTTACGATTGACTCATTAAAAACTGTAGCAGAATCTTTTTCTGAAATTTTTAGTTTGTGTGATATAAAGGTAACCATAAATATACGACCAATTACTAATAATGATATTGATTTTTGTATTAAAAATGGCAATTATCTTTTTATATTTTCACCTCAGACATTATTACAAACTGATACAAATATATATCCACCGTATCTAAAACGATTACCTATAAATAAATATTTTTTATATCAATTTGAAGATATGTCTATTCCTAGTTATAAAATAAAAAATATTAATATATTTCAATTAATTCAAAATTCATGTTGCACTTTTGAATCATCCTTAAAAAATATTGAATTTTATCCAAAGTCTATTCAAAATAAATTATTAACATTTATTCATTATTCAAGTGGGGATAAAAATCAATTTTACAGTGATCTTAATAATAAAGAATTTAAAAATGTATTTTCAATAGAAATGTTTAACAAATTGTCTAACTATATAAAATCAATAAAAGACTATTTAATAGTTAGCAGACCTAAACCCATATACGCCCGGATGCCAAAGAGCACGACTACTTCGTCAGTGCTTACTTCGTCAGTGCTTACTTCGTCCGTGCTTACTCCAGAAGATAAAACTATCATTAACACAACGACACTAGAATTAGACGATACACCGAATTTTAAAAATTATTTATTAACTAATAGTATTGAACAAATGTATATTTCAGAATCTTTAATTCATTTAAAAGAACGGATGTGTAAACAATATAATTTAAAAACTTATAATGATATAAGCAAACCTTGTCTATTTTTTGGAGCCTATTCATTTATTGATTTTGAAACAACCAACTATCATAAATCATTTACGTATATAATGTTTGGAAGCACAGATGTAAATAATTTGAAAAAATTAAACATAAAACCGAATACTAAAATTATAGCAATATCAAAAGATATACAAGAGAGATTAAACAAAAATGATGTAAAAAATGAATATATAAATTTACATGATAGTGAAATATATCAAGAAATAAATTTCTTTCAAAAAGTAGGTGTAGTTACAGCAACAAATAAATTAAATTCTATACACAATATAGTAAAAAATTTTAAACAACAATTATATTCAAATAAAAAATTATTTCTAATAATTAATAATAATGGAATTGATATAGAAGAATGTAAACAATATTGCGAAAAAGCCAAGATTGATTATGATATAACATTTATAGATGAAAAATATAATTTGGGTTATTGTTTGAATAGTGCTATAACAAAATTAAAGAAACAAAAATTTGATATATTTTCAAAATTTGACGACGATGATATTTATGAAAGTAATTATTTAATAGAACAAGTAAATCATATAAATCATATAAATCATATAAATCATATAAATCATATAAATCATATAAATAATATAGATTGTGAAATTGTTGGTAAATATAATGTCCCTATTTTTATACCAGAATATAATTATTTTTATAAAATAACCGATTCGTCAAAAAAAAATACATACACAGACACTTGTCTTGGTGCGACGATTACATTCCTCTTAAAAAAAATAGATATAATATTTAATGAGGAATTAATAGAAGGAGTTGATATAGAGTTTTTACAAAATATAATTAAAAATAAAGGACAAATTTATAGTTCTAGTTTTAATAATTATATTTGGGTTAGGTTTAATGATAATACAAAACATACATCAAAATATAATATTAAAGAAAAATACCAACTTACCAAAATTGATAATTCTACTGAATATTATAATTTATATATGAATTTAATAAATCATGTCTTTGTTAAAACTGACCATTTATTAGTTAGTGTTATAGTTACTATGTTTAATAGTGAAAATACAATAGAATGTTGTATAAATAGTATGATTAATCAAACACATAAAAATTTAGAAATTGTTATTGTAGATGATTCAAGTAAAGATAACTCGGTTAATATAGTAAAAAATATAATAAAAACGAATAAAAATATAAAACTTATTGAAAATCCTATAAATAAAGGAACATATCATTGTAAAAATTTAGGTTTACAACAAATAAATGATTTAACTGAATATATCGCATTTCAGGATAGTGATGATTATTCACATATGGATAGACTTCGTAAACAGGTTGAAATATTATACTTAAATTCTGGTAAAATGTCTTTTTCCTTATGTGAGCGGTTTTCAAATTATAGAATGGCTCCTATAACACAAGTTATGCACATAGATATTTTTAAAAAAATATTAGGTTATTTTGATAATAATAGGTTTGGAGCAGATTCTGAATATTATTACAGATTTATGAAATATTTTAATTTAGAAATGAAAGGAAAATATACATTTGATATAAACTCTTCTTTTTACAAAAATATAGAAGGAATCTATTATGTTATACCTTATTTATTGTATATAATAAATAGAAATGATGAAAATTGCTTAACAAATCAAATACAATTAAACTCTGATAAAAGAGTTACTTATAAAAATAATTATATAAAAAAAATAAATGAATTAACAACTCTTTATTATGGTTTAGAGTATAATTAATTTGTATACTTATATATTTATTATACTTATATATATTGCGTTTATTTACATTCATATAAATAAACGGATTAATTATATGAATATTAGTTGGTCACAAGAAGAGAATAAGGTATTTTTGCATATAGATGAACATAAATTTTATATGATTGCGCCAGAAAATTTTGATATACACACTACAAGGAGCGAATTAAAAGAATTATGTCTTCATTATTTGTTTTATGGTTTAAATATTAATCCAAAAATAAATAATAAGTCAAAAAAGGAATACCCCAATATGTTTATTAATAAAACATATACATTTAGAGAAAAATGTCCTAACATTGGACTGGCTTATAGTAATGGTATAGATTCAGGGGCTTGTTTAGAACTTTTACCAAAAGATGTAACAGTTCCTATATTTCTATTTAGGAACTATCAGTATACTGATAAAGACATGTTAACTAAATTTAATATTCCAGACCTTATTGAATCCTACAATAAATTAGCACTAAATGGAATTAAAAAATTAAATGAATTAACTAACTATCCAAAGGTAAATATAATCCAGACAGATTTTGAGTTGATTCGGGTTGTTCTTACAAACGGAGAAAAAATAAGAGGATGGAATTGTCCATTTGGACATATATCACTATTAATTTTATTGGCAGATCATTTTAAGTTTGGTTATATTGGTTTTGGGACAATATTAGAAGCCAAATTTTTAAAAAATGGATATGATTTTAAAAACATAATAAATTGTTCTTCTGAAAGTGAACATATAACATCTATGAAAATATTAAAATGTATAAATATAGATTTAATTTATCCTGTTGCTGGTCTATCGGAAGTGTTAACTACTAAAATTATTCACAATAGTCCATTAAAAGATATATGTAGTAGTTGTGTAGAAGGTAGCAAGTCGTATTGTATGAAATGTATAAAATGTTTTAGAAAATTAGGTATAGATGGAAATGTAATAAAAATTAATAAAAATATACAAAACATCTTAGAAAAATATCCTATAAAAATGGCTACATCAACTGTTTATTCTTGTCAAAAGAGTGGTTATAATAAATCAAAAACAATTAATAAATATATAAAGTTAGATTTATTATTTCTTGAAAGATATTATATAAATTATTTATATCCTGCTCACAATGAAGTTCATTTAGTCCCGACTAATTTTAAAGAGGGAATTCGTCTAAATTTGGAAAAATATAACATTTTTCCAATGGATTATAATGATATTAATAATCTAGTAAATATAGGAAAACATTTTAATGATTTAACATTGTATACAGATTAATTAATAAATTATAACATTTCAAATAAATTATCTACTTCTTTTATTTTTCTATCCTTTCTTGTCCAATTATAAAAATGAAACATCATGAACTTTAAATTTTTATCTTTATTTTTACAATACAATGTATTATTTATTGTATGGATCCTAACAATATTTATTGAATTTGTTTTATATAAAGTTTTACTTCTAGACGGATATGGAATTCCTTCTTTAACCGTTAAAAATTTATTAGGAAATTTTTCTGGATATGTATTATCTATCGTATTGCTCCAATAATTAGAGAATCCAACCATATTAATATGTTTATTATCTAAAATATATTGTTTAATTGAAAAATTAGGTATATAACAATATTCATCTAAATCACAAAAAAGCATATAATTACTAATATCTTTCCCATATCTATATAAAGCATGATTAATTTGTCCTGTCTGAGCATGATGCGAATATTTGTTCTTTGTTCTATCATTCCAATATTTAAATTTCCATTCTATTAATGTTACATTATCCAATTCAAAAACTTTTTGTATTTCTGGCGTAATTATACCATTATAATAGATATAAAAATGAGAAACTCCTTGATTTTTATAATATTCATAAAAAAGAGGGAAAATTGTATAATCATCTTTACAAAGAGTAGTTAATGACAACTCATTAACAGGAAATTCATTTACTTTAATGTGGTTTAATTTAAAAATTTTAATTATATTATTAAATTCAATAGTTACATTTATTTCATATACATTAGATACATAATTATATATATAAATTAGTATAGATTCATTGCCTGATGCGCATTTATATGTTATAGGTGTTTTTAATTCATCATTATCTACTTTAATTTTTATTGAAGAAGAATCAGTTGGGACATTATATATTGGTAAAATTATATAGATGTTATTATTTTTATAAAATATATCATAAAAAAGATTACAATCATCATCTAAAATAAATGTGTTAATTTCTTTATTTACAATAAAGTGTGATTCATTCATTAATGTATGTAATATATTATCTTATAAATATATTTATATTTATATTTATATTTATATTTATATTTATAAGGTTCTTAATAAATTATAATTATGATTTATTACAGGAATAACTTTCTTATACATTTTATCTAAATCATCATATGATAAATTACAAATTTTACTCAGTAATTCTAATAATAAATCAAATCTTTCTTCATAACTTTTAGTTTCATCGTCATAACTTTCATCAATAATAGCGTCAAATGTTTTAAATTGATGAGTTTTTAAATATTTAAGAATTCCGCCAGTGGTGGTCCATATAATAAAAGGCATCCTATTACAAATTGGTTTATATGTTTTCTCTGATACCTGTTGTATTAAAGATTTATGAGATTCATAGTTTGTTTCAAACACAAGAGAGAAATAAGAATTATTATTAAAAATAGAGATATCATTATCTGTTTTAATACTATTCCAATTAACATCATTATTAATTAATAGGTCTAAATATAATGGAATGGAATTTTTAAAATGTTCAATATTTATATCATATTTTTTAATTAATGGGTCAAATGATTTATAATCATCCTTTTCATTAAGGTTATTTCTTGTTAAAATGTATGAAATATTTATGTCTTCATTCCATTTATATAAAAAAGAAGCACATACAAAACGCTCTTTATTATGTCTACGATTTAACATTATAATTTTTTTAGTTTTTTTATTAGTTTTTACAGTTTCAATATCTAAATTCAATAATGCGTCTGGTTGTAATTGTTTTTTTAAATAATAAAACTGATTATCAAATGGAGTAAATATATCATGATTCTTATATTTTTTATAATCTTGATATAAACATTTTACTTTAGAAATGTCCATTCCTTCGTATTTAAACCAGTCTAATAATTTATGCTCATGTAAATAAAAATCTCTAATTTCACTTCCACCAAACCCTACATGAAATAATATATTTACATTACTATAATTAAAATATATATTTTTCAATTTAATATCTAAAAAGGAATAAGGTATAATAGGATTATCCTGTTTACTCTCTATTTGAGATAATTCATTTACTAATTTATTATGACGAAGAAAGGGAAAATTTACCCACATATGAAATATTAATATTAAATCATCATCTATACTTATATCGCTTGGTAAGTTTGATATATCCTTTATTATGATGTATTTATCTGGATTATTAAATAATCTAAAAAAATTATTATATAGATGCATTAACTGCCCTCTATTTTCATGTATTATATAATATTTTTTTTTATTCATATTTTTTTCACCTATAATAGCAGATAGATCATTATAATATCTTTTTTTTAATAATAAAATATCTAATATTCTACTCAATTCGTCTATCAAATATACATTATATAATATTTTTTCCTTATTCAAATTATCTATACAGATTTGTTCAGTCGCAAAATGATATGTTGATATATAATCTATTACTATAGAATTCGTTTCTTCTTCATTTAGAGTTCCATTACGCACACCACTTTCTAAATGTGCGATTTCTATATTTAATAATTTAGAAGTTAAACACGCGCCCAATGTAGTTATATTATTGCCTATAACAAATACCAAATCCGGATTTATTTTTTTAAATTCTACTAGTAATTTATCACGTATCTCGCCTAATTTTCCTAATTTATTTACATCTGTATTATTTATTTCATCAATTATCTTGGTTTTACATTTTAAAAAATTTTTATTTTTATATAATTTATCACTGCTCGCTCCGCAATTCGTACTTTGGGTTAATGAGAGTATAACATCTGGTTTCCTAACATTATAAAATTTATCAATAGTTATTGTTGGTTCATTTGGTGTTTCTATATAGATTATTGTTATTTGAAAATCTTTTTTTAAAAGGTTGTCTAAAACTATTGATTTAATAAAATTTTTTTGTTCACTAACAACTAATACTATATTTTTCATTATATAAAACTTATATATAATGAAAAATGTATATAAACTTATTATTATTTCACTTATTATTGTTTTCTAACGTTTTCACATTCCTCAACTACATTTTCTAATACCTTATAAGGTGTATTTTGTTCTTTCATATAACTAAGAAGAGCCTTCGTGTCTTTTGGAAAACATGCTCCTCCATAACCCAATAAACCGTCTGGACCGGGTATATCTGTATGCATTGGATTTATCCATTTATTTTTGAACATAATACTTTTAATTTTATTAAAATCAGAACCATTCTTTTTACACAGTAAATAATATTCATTAAATAACATTATTTTACTCGCATAAAAACTATTACAAAAAATTTTCATAGATTCGCTTTCGAGCGCAGAACATACACTAATTTCCGCTCTTGGATAGTATTTAGAATAAAACTGCGTCAATCGTCCATCATCATTAAAGTTTGGTCCATAACCAATAACTATATGTGTTTGGTTATGAAAATCTTCAAAGGCTGTACGCGCCGTCAAAAATTCTGGATTATGAATTATTTTTAATTTTCTATATTTTTCTGATAATTTATTTGTCGTCTCCGGTTCAACAGTTGATTTTAATACTACAATTCCTTCATAGCCCCATTGGTCTAAATCATTACATACTTCATAAATAGCACTTTTGTCGTATATTTGTGTTTCCTCGCTAAATAATGTTGGTAAACATAAAAAAACTATTTCACAGCATAAAATATCAATAAGATTTTCTAGTCCGCCTTTCTTATATTTATCGTAACCAATAACATCTATATTTTTTAATTTAAAACTCTCTAATATTGCTCCACCGACAAACCCTAACCCAATTATACCTATGTGTTTATAAGACATGTATTATTTATATTATAAATATAAAACTATTTAGTAATTATTACTAAATGTGTTAAATACCTATGAATTATTTATTTTTTATTATAAAATAAGAATGTTAAAATCTCAAGATAATATTATAGACATATCAAATAATATTTTGTCTATTAAAACATATAATGAATTAAATAAATATATAGAAAATATTTCTTTAGAACAAAATTATGGATTTGGAAGTAATGATATTAATATTTTAAAAACATATAATTTTAATTTAATAAAAAGAACCGATGCAAAAATTCGTATGATATATTGCGGAATATTATGTGATGAAGAAAATACTTTAGAAATAATTGAAGAGTTTATAAAATTTTACTCAGACCGAGATGAAGTAAATTTAAAATTTGTATATGGAAGTATTGAAGGCAACAAAGAATTTACACAAAAAATAAATAAATTTATAAATGATGGTGTAAAAGGTATTACTTTTAAACATAATTTAACTCATAAAGACATGTGTTATGAAGTCGCTACAAGTGATATTGGAATATGTTGGAGTAAGAATAGTTCTGTAATAAATGGTGATGTATTCATAAAGGAGAATGTATATGAGTTTTATGGATTACAATTATGCAGAAATGAATTATTTTTTAAATCGGTCCAATATACCAATATTGCCGTAATAGTTGATGAATTTACTTATAAAACAATAATTGATTTACCTGCTATAAAAATATACCAGATAGATAAAACAAATATATATCATATATTTGATACAAATTATATTAAATTTTTTTTTTGTGAAAGCGCATGGTGTGGAAAAGATAATAAATGGAAAGGCTCAGTATATCAATCAACTAGTTTTAAACCGGATTCTATCAAAGACCTACTTTTAATTATTAAATACTGTAATAAACATAATATAAAAACAATTTTTTGTAACAAAGAAGATCCAGCTCATTATGAAGATAGAATACATGATTTTGTTAAAACATCTATGTTATTTGATAAAATATATACAACATCTATAGATTGTATTAAACGCTATAAAAATGATTATAATAGAGATGTTTATTTATTTTATTTTTGTTACAATCCAATTTTATTTAATCCAATAAATATAAATAAATCTATTTCCGATAAAATAACATTTTTTGGTAGTTGGTATTCATATTTTCCACAAAGATGTAAAGATATGGAAAATATTTTTGAAAATATAATTAATAATAAACAAAATTTGATAGTTTATGATAGATATTATAATGGTAATGATTCAAATCATTTTTATCCAGATAAATATAAATCATTTATTAATAAAAATGTTAGCGTAAATGATGTTGCGTATATTATGAAACAATACAAATATTCGTTAACTATTAATTCTGTAAAAGATTGCGAAAGTATGTTTGCAAGACGTATTCACGAAATAAATGCATGTAATGTTTTATGTCTTTCAAATTATAACAAAGGTATTAATAAATTATTTTTTAATACAGTACCTTTTATCGAAAATAAAGATATATACAAAACCACTATTGAAATGTCCAATAAAAAATATAATTTATTAAAACTTATAAATTTAACTAAAATAAAAAAATATATTATTATTGATAATATTGATCAAGATAATGATGAATTTAATGTATTTGAATATATTAAAATACAAAATATAAGTGATATTAATTTAAATAATAATAATTATACATTTATAACAAAATTTCCTCAGAATGATAATATAATTAATGCTTATATTTCTCATTATGAATATATAAAAAATGAATATATTTTATGTGTTCAGAATGATAATGAAAAAAATTATACTTTTGATGATAATCATATAATTGATACAAAAAATCAATATATTATTCCTCCAAATTATGTATTAAATAAAAATAATATATATGTATATTATATTCCTGATATATGTTTATTAAATATTATTGTTCCATGTTATAACGCAGAAAATAAATATAAAAATCTAATAAGGTCATTATCTAAAATTAAACTTAACACTATTTTTTTTAACATAATATTTGTAGACGATAATTCTAAAGACAATACATTCAAACTATTACAACGTTCTGGTTTACGAAATAAAATTTTAATAAAACTAAATAATAATTCTGGTTCTCCATCTAAACCAAGAAATATTGGTATTAAATTATCTAATAGCACACTTATAACACTTATAGATATTGATGATGAAATAATACCTGAAATGATTTGTGAAGAATATATAATTGAATTTATAGATAAAGAATATGATATAATAAGGTTTCCATTATTAAAAAGATTATATGAAAATACTTTATTTAAAGATTTAATTTTAACAAATAATATTGATGAAACAGGAAATATTTGTAATAATTTAATTAGACAACAAAGTACTACTGTGGATGGATTTTATAATTTATTTTTTTTAAAAAAAAATAATATATATTTTAATGAATCTATTAAAATGTCTGAAGATACATTATTTATTATGGAAATTTATAATAAAACTACAAGAATACAATATATAAATAAACCTATATATATTTATAATACTTTTATTCAAGACAATGAAAACTTATCATCTACCCAAAAATATGAAGATAAAGAAATTATAGATCATTTAAATGTTATATTATTAATGGAAAACATAAATCCAAAATGGTATTATTTACGAATGCCTATATTTATAAAATGTATGATAAAATCTATTATTTTTTTATGTAGAACTATAAAAGAAGATACTTTCAATATTATGAAAGAAACATATATAAAATATTTAAAGAATATACATTTGAACCTAATAGAAAGATATTTAAATATAATAAATATAATATTAAATGGAACATATACAGAATTTTTAGAAATTATAAAACCAAATTTATTAATTTCTGGGTATGATTTTAAATTTATAAATGAATTAGTAGATACATCTTTAAAATCACAATATACAATTAAATATGATAAATGGGAAGGACATGATTTAAAATCTTTTAATTTAAAAAATGAAAATAATAACGAGTTAAAATCTAATATTAAATGGGCTGATATTATTTTTTGTGAATGGATGTTATCCAATTCAGTTTATTATAGTAATTTTAAAAATAATTGGCAGAAATTATTCATAAGGTGTCATAGATTTGAATTAACAAAACAAAATTATAAAAATATTAATATTAAAAATGTTAATAAGATAATATGTGTATCTCCGTATTATTCTAGATTATGTGAAGAAATTACAAATTTTAATAAAGATAAAATAATTACTATTTCTAATTTTGTTAATACAAAAGAATACGAATATTCTAATGAGATTTATTACACAATTGGAATTGTAGGAATACTTCCTGTCCGAAAAAATTTATTAAATGCATTAGAAATTTTAAATACGGTAAACCAAATATTTCCTAATATAAAATTAAATATTTATGGAAAACAATATTTTGAACTTAACTGGTTAAATAAAGATGAAATCACAATTCAATATTTCAATAATTGCAAAAAATATATTAATGATAATAATTTAAATGTCTGCTATATGGGATTTCAAGACCTTAAGAAAACATTAAAAAATAATGATTTTATATTATCTATTAGCGAAAAAGAAAAATTTGGAGAATCTTTTCATATTTCTCCGGCAGAGGGGTTTTTATGCGGATGTGTATCTTTATTTACAAATTGGAATGGTGTTGATGAAATTTATCCAAAAGATTATATATTTCAAGACATTAAAGAAATTAGCGATTATATAATTAATTTTTATAAATATAATTTAAATAAAGAATTTATAAATAAATCTGGTTACAATCACATTAAAAATAATTATGATATAGAAATTATAACACGTAAACTTGAAAATTTATTTAGAAATTAATTATATATTTGCACAATATTTACACAATATTACCATAATATATTTTATTTAATATATTTTTTATTTTTAAACTTGCGTGTACGTTCCATAAATTTATATTAGTCTTAGACTCTTTTAATTCAATATCACTAATTTTATGAATAAGCTGGTTTGTTCCATGATTTTTAATTAACGTCGCCGGACGTTCAGTATTTTCACGCAGAGTAAAACAAGGAATATTCATAGCACTACTTTCTTCTTGTAATCCTCCACTATCAGTCACTAAAAATTTGCAATGCGCCATCAAACAAGTGAACTCCAAATAACCTAATGGTTCATTCAAAACAATATTAGAATTTGATTTCACCATTTCAAAATAACCTATTTTCTCTAAATTTTTTTTTGTTCGTGGATGAATTGGATAAACAAGTTTTACTTTTTTACTCAGTTCTTGAAAATCATCGAATATTTCTTTTAATTTATCCAATTCATCAACATTACTTGGGCGATGTAAGGTAATTAACACAAATTCCTTTGTTTTTATATTTAATGTTTCATGATATTTAGTATCTAGTGCTTGTTTTAAATATTTATTTTGTGTATCAATCATGGTATTTCCTACAAAATATACATTATCATAAATACCATTAACTTTTAAATTATCTACACCACTTTGTTCAGTAACAAAATAATATGTTGTTATATAATCAATTAATATACGATTTACTTCCTCGGGCATTTTTAAATCTCCACTTCTTAATCCACTTTCTACGTGCGCTATTTTTATATTTAATGTTTTAGCAGCTAAGCTTGCTCCTAGTGTGCTAGTTACATCTCCAAATACAATAACTAAATCTGGTTTATGTTTATAAAATTCAATCTTTAATTTATCACGTATTTCACCTAATTGTCCTAAATTTCCATTAAAATTAATTAGTTCATTTATAGCAATATCCTTATCTTTTAAAAAAAGTTCATTATTTACATACAATTTATCATCATACTCTCCTGCTTTACTTTGTTTTTCTAACGATAAATTAATATCTGGAAAAGGAAAATTCAATTGTTTAAAGAATATATCATTTAATTTCTTATCAAAATGTTGTCCGGTGTGAATAAGTATTAATTCAAAATTATTTTTTAATGCTTCATAAACCGGGAACGCTTTCATATAATTTGGTCTAGCACCTATAATTAATATAATTTTGTTCATAATATAATGTCTAATAAATTAAATATAAATTAAATATATATATATTTAATTTATATACTATGGTGAAATCATTATTAGACAATACCATTGATTACCCTGAAGCAAAAATATTAGACAAGGCCGACAAAGATTTTGAAGCTTCGATTTATGAGATTCCTTTATTTGATATGGATGTGATGATTGCCCTCGGTCAACCAAAATACTCCTTTGTTGAGAAAAATATTATTTATTATCCTATCTATTTAGTTAAAAATAATAAAGTGGATACCCAGATTGGTCTTTATGAAATAAAAAGTTCTGATTTGCCATCACTCATAGATGAAGACGGTGATATTAATTTAGCGCTTCTAAATGATCCCTTGCTTTATTCCTTTGTTGATAAAAATCTAATCATGGGCGTAGAAGTAATCACAATTGAAGACGACGAAGAACCTGAAGAGATACAAAAATTACCTCTGACCGAACAAACGGCCCTAGACGCCCAACAAGAACGCACTGTCTTTGATAAAAAAGATAATACCGTTACTTGGATACAGCAATTTATGAAAAATAAAAATTACGGCATCGTGGATAATGAAGGCGCCGGCGAATGTTTATTTGCCGTTATTCGGGACGGATTAAAGACCGTGGGGAAAAATGTAAGTGTTAAGGAGATGCGAAAAATATTAGCCGATAATGCTACGGAAGAAATGTTAGAAATTTACACGACTTTATATGTAAACGCGCAGTTAGAAGATACTGAACTAAAAACTGAAGTAAAAGAATTGACTGCTAGAAATAAGAGCTTGAAGGAAAAGATTAAAACAACAACCGACCGAACGGTTCTCGCTACGATTATAAAACAAGCCGAAGATATTCAGAAAAAAAATAAGGAGATTAAGAAGAGTAAATCCTATACGGAAGATATGTTACGAGAATTTGCGTTTATGAAAGGCGTTAAAACCTTGGCGCAATTAAAAGAGAAAATTCAAACCTGTGCTTTTTGGGGGAATACGTGGGCTATTTCAACCTTGGAGCGCTCTTTAAATGTGAAATTAGTTTTATTATCGGAAGAATATTATAATGCCGGCGATATAGAACATGTTTTACTATGCGGACAATTAAACGAAGACGTAGTAGAAGATTTTACACCGTCGCATTATATCATAGCAAATCATCAAGGCAATCATTACCAACTCATAACCTATAAAGAATATGGTGCGTTTACCTTTAAAGAACTGCCGTATGATATAAAAATGCTTATTGTGACTAAATGTATGGAGCGATTAGCCGGGCCTTATTATATTATTCCCGATTTTCGCGCTTTAAATGATAAAATAAAATTTTTTGTGGAGGAGAATGAGGAGAATCAACCTAAAGAGCAAGCGAAGCAGTCAGAGCAAGCGAAGCAGTCAGAGCAAGCGAAGCAGTCAGAGCAAGCGAAGCAGTCAGAGCAAGCGAAGCCGGCGCAAGCGAAGCAGTCACAGCAACTAGAAGCGCCGGTTGAATTATTAAGCGATTTATACAATAATGCCACAGTATTTCAATTTTATTCGGGTTCTATGGATAAACCATTGCCTGGCTCTGGCGCAGGCGAAACAATGGGACCAGAAGGTATAAAAGAATACAATGATTTGAAAAAGATTACCGCCTGGCGAAAAATGTTATCTAATTACTGGCCGGCTGTTTTTATATTAGATGGGCATAAATGGTTAAGTGTTGAACATTATTATCAAGGTTCTAAATTTAAACGACAAAATAAAGATTATTATTTACAATTCTCTCTTGACTCTAATTCAGAACTCTCAAAAAATCAAGCCATGGCTGAATCAGCCGGTGGTAGTGGTAAGTATCAAGGAAATGTGATACGGGCAAAAGAAATTAATATTGACGATGACTTCTTTAGTGGGCGCGATAAAAAAGAAATGGAAGATGCTATGTTTGCGAAATTTTCCCAAAACGAAGATTTGAAGAAAATATTATTGGCGACCAAGCGAGCAAAATTAAATCATTTTGTTAGAGGAAGTCCACCTGTCGTATTTAATGAGTTAATGCGTGTGCGTCAACGATTAAATTAATATTTTTTATTTTTTATTTTTTATTTTTTATTTTTATTTTTTATTTTTATTTTTTATTTTTTATTTATTTATTTATTTATTTATCATTCATTTCAACCGTCTTACGAAATAGGTTGTTAATGTAAACAATATACCGCCCCATAAAGTGTCTAATGCTACCGCTCCCAATCTCCAATTTTTAAAAATGGCGTAGGTTGTCGTTTCATACACACCATAAATAACTATACCTAAAATAAACGCGTCCATTAGCGGTTTCTTTTGGTCAATAATAAAATAATTAATTCCATATATTAAAAATATATAACACGCTATTGCTCCAACTATATTAAATTGTATTTTCTCTCCTTGGATCTCTTTGACTATCTTGTTGAAGTAGCCACTGAAGGTCGTTAGATAGACCGCATCTAAAGCTAACATGATAATGGCTGAAAGCAGTAAATTTTTAATATTCATTATATATTTACTATATACAATAATATATAATATAATATATTTTACCGTTTTAAAGAGATACTTTAATTGTTTTTGAATGCCCGTATTTATATTTCTTTCTAGATTGATTTGCTAATTTAAACGCTTTTTTTTTATGGTCACATCCCTTTTCAAGGATATTATAATCAACAGCGGCGGCTTTTCCGGCGGTTAATGAACTGGCTAATCTGGCTAAACCCCAGGATTGCGCAGTTTGATTTGGTCTGGACCCCGATGAAAAATAGGCTCCTTCGCCTTTTTTTACAATTTGTTCTAAGGCGGATATACTACAACCAGTTTTTAATGCTAATTCTTTATTGGGTAATATATTTTGTATGTTATATATTTTACGGGCGTTTAATATATGTTTTGATTTTTTATGTTTATATGAAGGTAATGTTTTGCGTGTATAATATTTGTTTTTCTTATATAATTTTTTTGATTTTTGTAGCATATTGAATTGTTTTTGTTTATCCTTTCTTGTTAAACTTTTTGGTATATACCTAAGTGGAAACCTTATACTTTTCATTTACTTTATGTGTATAAAATAAATATAATTAATACATATAGGTAACTATAGACCCATAACCATTACATAACTTATAAAAAAGAGATTTATTATCTTTGAACATGTGTGTTAATATTACTTGATCCGTCCATATATTATTTTTATCAACTAACTTATCTAAATAAGTTTCATACATATTAGCAAAATCATTTATTATATTTTTATGTAAAATATAGGTTCCGCTAATGTGATGATAATAATTATCTGGTCTGACGTTACTTTCAATATATGGATTACTGGAACTATATATAAATTTATCTTTGGGCAATTTATTTAATTTATCTAGATTTGGGAACGATTCTGTTGGTGGGGCATTATTTCTATATATACATATACCTGCGTCAACCCAACAGAAAAAATCAGAGAAAAAAGGATTTAATTCTAACGCCTTCTTAATTAAAAATATTTTTTCATTCCATATTAAATTTACTTCTACAGAAGGACAATGAGTTGAATGTGTGATCATTTTATCTTTGTATTTATATGTATTAAAATCCTGAATATTACACTCTACATAATATGTTGGTAAATTTTGTCTATATTTTTTTATAATTTCAATTGTTTCTTTATCCGAAAAAAACACATATGGGCAATTTATTTTTAATGAATTATTAAACCAACTAGTATATTCATTTCCATGTTTATTACTAACATTCCAATAGCCAGATACACAAGTCATAGTATAATTTATTTTTTTATCTTCATTCATTTATTTATGTGTATAAAATAAATATATATAAAAAGTATTTTTGTATAATTATTAATATATAATGTATACATTTCTACCCTCATTTGAAATTATTCATAAATACACTGAAAATCATATTATGTGTAAATGTAAAATTTCCGATTTATTACAAGGAGCAAGTGAACATAAAATTATAAATTGGAAACATAACCGACCGCCTGATACTGTTCGCTGTAAAGAACTCGCCGAATATATTTATAATAAAAAACAAGAAGTAGATTGGTTATTCTATATGGTTGCTGAAAATGATATTTTACATATTGTTGATGGAATTCATCGGTTTCATTCGCTCCAAATTATAAAAAGAGAGAATAGTAAAGCGCCTGATTATTTAACACCGAGTGTTTATGGCTCCATTAATAGCGCAGATTGGTTATATGAAAAATATATATTCATCAGTTTAAGATTAAATATGACTAATGGCCAAACAATTGATTTATTCCAATCCTTAAATAAGAGTAATCCTGTACCCGAATTATATATTGCTCCTGATGTAAATCAACAAAAACGCACATTAATCGAAAGTATTGTGAATGAATGGATGACTGATTTTAATACGCATTTTACGTCTTCTAAAAATCCAAATATACCGAATATGAATCGGGATAAATTTATAGACATATTAGATTTTGTTTATGAAAAATATCAATTAAATAACTCTACTAATTATTTATTATCAGAAAAACTCTATGAACTCAATTCAAAATTAAAAGCAATACCGCCTAAAAAAACATCACCGAGTGCCCTTGAGAAATGTAATAAAACTGGATGTTTTATATTTTTAATTGGACGGGAAAAATTACAATTATGTATTTGAAATATAACCTAAAAATAATTATAATAAATATACAATGACGAATATTACAATAACACATCCTGAAATTGTAAAACAATGGCACCCAACAAAAAATGGTCTTTTAAAACATGAAAACTTTACAAAAGGTTCTAAACAAAGAATATGGTGGTTATGTGAAAAAACATGTAAAGAAGGATGTATGCACGTATGGGAAACTACTATAAAAGACAGAACTGCCGGATATGGATGTCCTTTCTGTTCTCCGAATAGATTAAAAATATGCGAGCATGATTCTATTGTTGGTACCCATCTAAATGTAGCAAACCAATGGCATCCAACAAAAAATGGAGATTTAAAAAAGGAAAAATTTGGGTCGGGTTCACATAAAAAAGTGTGGTGGTTATGTGATAAAACATGTAAGAATGGATGTAAACACGAATGGGAATCCGTTATAAGCAGTAGATGTAATGGAGTAGGATGTCCTTTTTGTAGTAAACCACAAAAACAAAATTGTATTCATGATTCAATTATTTACACTCATCCTGAAATAGAAAAACAATGGCACCCAACAAAAAATGGAGATTTAAAAACAGAAGATATAACTTTTGGAAATGGAAAAATATTAGCGTGGTGGAAATGCAATAAAGGAGAATGTCATGAATGGACATCTACAACAAACAATAGAACAAGAGGAAATGGATGTCCATTCTGTGCTGGACAACAAATATGTAAACAAAAAAAATGTGATGGATGTAAAATTAAAACATTCGCATCTTCAACTAAAGTAAATTATTGGAATAAAACTTTAAACAAAGAAGAACCTTATGAAGTGTTTATATCTGCAAAAGAAAGTTATTGGTTTACATGTGATAAGTGTAAACATGATTTTAAATCATCATTAAATAATATATATTCTGGTTGCTGGTGTCCTCACTGCGTAAATAAAACCGAACAAAAATTAAACAACTCATTAACTACATATTATCCACAACTTGCACAACAGTTCAAGGTAGAATGGTGTAAAAAAAAGACATATTTACCATTTGATTTTGTATTAGAAAATGATAAAATTATTATTGAATTAGATGGACCACAACATTTTGAACAAATATCAAATTGGTCAACACCTGAAGATACGCATTTGAATGATGTGTATAAAATGAAATGTGCAAAAGATAATGGATATTCTATTATTCGCTTATTACAATCAGATGTATTATATGATAGATATGATTGGTTAACTGAGTTAAGAGAGAATATTGAAAAAATTATATTAGAAAATGCATTACAAAATATTTATATGTGTAAAAATAAAGAATATGATATATTTATGTAATATATATTAATATATTTCCTACTTAAAGAAAAAACGTAAAAAAATTGTTCAAAAGAGTTTTGCGAAAATGAAAAATGGACATTTATAAATGTCCAAAATGGACTTTTGCAAAACTCTTTTGGACCAAAAAAAGTCAAAAAATGGATTTAGACCATAATGCTCTCATTTTCATTTTTTAGTGAATTTGGTTGTTACCATAAGATTTTTTTATGAAAAATAAATATTAATTAAAAAGGATTTAGGAGATTTTTTTGTTGTTATAATATACAACAAAATACAACAATGACAACAAAAAAATCTAAAGAAATATCCAAAAAATTTTTATGTGAAAATTGTGATTATTCTACATCTAAGAACTCTGAATTTAAAAAACATTTACTGACGAATAAACACATAAATACAACAAAATACAACACTTTAGGCATTTTATTAGAAAAAGAATATATATGTCATTGTGGAAAAGAATATAATCATAGGGCATCTTTATTTAATCATAAAAAAAAGTGTAAACAAGATGATGAATCATCTCCTCAAATAATAGACGCAAGTGTAACAGACGCATCAAATAACACAATTCAATTATTAATTAATGAAAATAAAGAGTTAATAAATGAAAACAAAGAATTTAAGAATGAAAATAAAGAAATAAAAAATATGATTCTAGAGTTGGTAAAAAGTAACAATGAACTACAAAAACAGATGATTGATGTATGCCTAAAAATCCAACCAGGTAATACAGTTATAAATTCTAATTCGCATAATAACAATAAAACATTTAATCTTCAGGTATTTTTAAATGAAGAATGTAAAGATGCTCTAAATATGTCTGAATTTATAAACTCTATTGAAATAAAGGTGTCTGATCTGGAAAATATGGGAAAAATAGGTTATGTTGAAGGGATGTCCAACATAATCATCAAGCAATTAAATGATACGGATATTAATAAAAGACCTGTTCATTGTAGTGATGCGAAGAGAGAAACACTCTATATAAAGGAGGAAAATAAATGGGAAAAAGACACTCAGGAAACTAAACAAATGTTAACAGCCGTCAGGGGAGTCAATAAGAAGAATTACCAGATGTTAAACAAGTGGAAGGAAACACATCCAAAATGTATGGACAGTAAATCCCATCAAAGTGATGAGTATATGAAAGTTGTGAGTAAAGTAATGGACGGAGATGAAGAAAATATGAATAAGGTCATTAAAAAGGTAGCAAAGCAAGTCTTGATTGATAAATGATGTCTAAATGAAGTCTAAATGAAGTCTAAATGATGTCTAAATGAAGTCTAAATGAAGTCTAAATGAAATAATATATAGACAGATTATATAAATGAAAATTTTGCTCATACCGGCCTTTATGTATGAAGTTGATAATTTTGAAGGACATGTAGGCATTAAGTCTATGACAGAAGAAAATCAAATTAATCTTGATAAGGATATTATTAAATATTTAAGAAAAATATTTCCAAGAGAAGATCGCGATATTAAAAGAGTTGGGAAAACGAATTATTATTCGGTAGATGTTTCAAATAGAGAAGTTGATGATATAAAAGTTTGGTTTGACATTCATTTACATAATGCGATTGCACGAGGACTTGATGAAAATCAAACGTGGATGATTCATCTAAATGAGGATGTTGATTATGCTCCAGAGGGGGATGTAGCTTTCGCAGCAGAAGAGATGATGATTGACACTAATATCCACGACTTAAATTTACTAAATCTTGAGTTTGATTCCGAAGAAGGTAGACAAACTGCCATGGAATTAGTCACTTTAGAGAATAATTTATATGATGTTACTATACCGGATCTTTATGCTAAAAAAACAGACTTTATGGGACTATCGTTTAACTATTCAAAACTAAATAAGAGTATATTTACGGAAGCAACATTACAAATGACGAGGTTTAACAAGTGTGAATTAAGAGAAGCATATTTTCAAAAAGCCGATTTAAGGTATGCCCAATTTATTGAAGCGGACTTGACTGGGGCTAATTTTAGAAATGCGAATTTAACTAAAGCGAATTTTAAAAATGCGATTTTAACTGGAACGAATTTTAAAGATGCCATTTTAACTGGGGTGAATTTTGATGGCTCCAATCATTGGGAAGAGGCCATCAATCTAAGGGATAATCCAACGTTTAGTAGTGGCATACCGCCAGTGCAACGCATCGCAACCCCAGCCCAACCCCAGCTTTCCAATGATCTCGCAATTCCAAGCGTTTTAAAAAAATTAGTAAAACCCCAGCAGAAAGGTAAACTGTTAAAAGATGATGTTTGGCAAGATGAAAACGATTTTAATGTGATAGATGCGAAAAATCCTAAAAAAATGAAACATTGTAATGAGAAGTGGACGACGCGCAACAGAATGATTGTTTCCAAAGCCGAATACGAAATGCTTCCAGCGGAATATGCCGATGTAGACCCGACATTAGTTTCGTTTGAAAATGAAGAGATAGATAAGGGAATAAAATTAGGCGAAGATTTATTATTAGAAGAAGATGAAGATGAAAAAGAACCGCTTAAGAATTTTTTTGCTGACCAACCCGATGGATTTTTATTTCGTGTTGTCAACGGCGAGAAATTTGACGATATTTTAGTTTCAAACACGAGTTATCAACCGACCACAAGCAACTATTTACGCAAGGCGACAGATTTAGATGTGAATGCGAAAGATGAAATAAAGAAAGCGAAAGATTTAGATTTAATTGTTTATACTTGCGAAGCGGGTAGGATGGGTACAGCGAAGAAAAATCGTCCCCTCATTGATATTGGTAAAGCCATTGGTATGGCTACGGCACGCATTTATGTGGATTTAAATGAATTCAAGAAGATCGTCTTAGCCGATACACGCAAATATAAATGTTATATTCTCTATAACGATACAAGACAAAGCGAAAAATATCAATCCTTAACATCACATAATGTATTATTTAATCCAGGTATGAATGTCGTTGGTCAATTACATTGTAATAACGGCGAAGAAGGCACCATGTCGGGCGTAATATGGAGCATAAAACCGATTGGCGATAATCTTAGTAACGCAGAGGGAGGAAAACGACTAAAACAAAAAAAGCATACAAAAAAGCATACTAAAACAAAAAAGCATACAAAAAAGCATACAAAAAAGCATACAAAAAAGCATACAAAAAAGCATACAAAAAAGCATACAAAAAAGCATACAAAAAAGCATACAAAAAAACATAGTAAAAAATAATTTACATAAATATTTTAGACTTTTTTGTTTTTTTGAATTGTTTGTATTCCTTTTGTAGAGATAATAACATTTTTATTTGTTTCTTACTATATCTTCTTACGCATTTCCCTTTTTTGTATCTTAAACAACGTGATTTTAATTTCTTTTCTCTCTTCGTAATCTTTTTGGTTAGTTTCATTACAATAATAACTAATATAAAATTATTTAGTTATTATATACTAGAATGAATTATACAAAAACATCTGGCGAATTTATAAAATATTTTATACCTATTTTTAACAGTGATAATAACGCAGAAGCAAACGGAGTAGTAGCAAATGCAAACGGAGTAGAAGCAAACGCAGTAGAAGCAAATGCAAACGCAGTAGTAGCAAATGCAGAAACAAAAACCAAACTATTCAAAGTGATATACAATGATATATATAAAGCATACAGAGAATCCATTAAACATTCCTGCTTAAAAGGAGTCTTAAAAAAAATAACTCAAGCAGAACCAGCAAAACAGCCCGAAATCTATAGTAGTAAATTTTTCCCGACTTATATTAAAAAATACATTAGAGAGAATGAAACATACCAATTAACGTATACCTGCTCTATAAATGGTAGAACTATCCATATCCATTTCACTTTATTTTCGGAAGAGGAATTATTAAAACTAGACGATAAGTATTTAACAAATATAAAAATGATATATATCTGGTTAAAAATATGCGCATCTTATTCATCAAAATCGTGTGCGAAAACACTGGATATATATATTTATCCAACCCCGTTTCTAAAAGAACTCCCCGATAAAGTGACGACGACCCTCGGCGTAGAACACGTAAATACAGCCTTCACGATGAGTTGTTCGCCAGAAGGCGAGATTGTTATTTTTCGGAACGAAGAGTGGTTCAAAGTGCTTATCCATGAAACATTTCATGCCTATAGTCTGGATTCGGGAGCAAATAATAAAAATAAATTATTTAAAACATTAAGCCAACTTTTTCCAATAGATAGTGATTATAATGTTTCAGAGGCTTATGCCGAAACATGGGCGCGGATAATGAACACGGCTTTGTGTAGTTTTAATGCTTTGGAAAATAAAAAGGATTTATCTACTTTTATGGATTATATGAATTTTAATTTACAATTAGAAAGGCTTTTCTCTCTTTATCAGTGTAACAAGGTCTTAGGATTTATGGGCTTAACTTATAATAACATTCATGAACCAGGAGAGAAAAACGCTTATTTAAGAAAAAATTTATATAGAGAAGATACACATGTATTTGCTTATTATATTTTAACCGCAATATTTTTAAATGATTATTGTGGATTTCTCTCTTGGTGTAATAATCACAACACTGCTCTTTTACAATTAAATGGAGCTCAGTATGTTTTTAATGATTTAGGTGACTATATTGAAGAACAGTATAATAATGAAAGTATTTTAAATGGAATAAATGTAGTGAATGAACTTCACGCAAGTAAAACAGAACCAAGTAAGCATAGCAATAATAAAACAGAACCAAGTAAAGCTAGTAGTAATAAAAAGGAAAAATATAAAAATTTATTAAACACGACTAGAATGAGCATAATAGAATTTATTTAATTATTTTTTTTAAATTAATATAAAATTGATAATTATTAATTTTATATGAATTATCATATATAACAAAAATCAATGGGAATTCAACACCTGAATCGCTATCTTAAAGAAAAATGTAATGCTCATAGTGGAGCTATTCGACATATCTCGTTCAATGATTTACGGGGAAAACGAATCGCCGTGGATACGAGTATCTATATGTATAAATTTTCCGCAGAAGGCGCACTGATAGATAATATGTATCAAATGATCGCCTTATTTAAACTAAACGGAATTATTCCGTTCTTTGTCTTTGACGGGAAACCGCCTCAACAAAAATACGAATTACTTAAGATAAGAAAGGAAGAAAAGATAATAGCCGAAGAAAAGTTTAAACACTTAAATGAAAAATTAGCAGATGTTACGGATTATGAAGAGAAGAGAGAAATAAACGGCGAATTAGATTCACTACGCAGAAAATTCGTTAGATTAAGCATGGCCGATCTGGAGAATGTAAAAAAATTAATGGATTTATGCGGGGTTTCGTATTGTGTCGCGGAGGGCGAAGCCGATAAATTGTGCGCAAAGCTAGTATTAACAAAAACGGTCTATGCCTGTTTAAGCGAAGATATGGATTTATTTGTCTACGGTTGCCCGCGGGTATTACGCTATATTAGTCTTTTGAAATCATCTTTTGTGCTCTATGATTTCAAAAAAATATTAGAATGTCTTCAACTAAATATGGAGGATTTTAGAAAGATATGTGTGATTTCCGGAACCGATTATAATTACACGGCAACAAAGAGTAAAAATATAAATTTATACAAAACAATTACATACTATGAAAAATTTATAGAAACTAAAAAAAATAAAGAATCCGAACAAGATTTTTATGAATGGTTGAGAGAAAATACAAATTATATAGATGATTATGATGGGTTAAAAGAGATACATTCCATGTTTATTTTATATGACACTGATATAAATATATGTAAACAAGGTATAATTAATAAGTCCGTTTTTAGAGAACCCTTACGACAATTTCTAGACGATTATAACTTTATATTTGTGGATTAGATATAAATATAATCTATATATTAAAACTCTTAAAAGATTTTAACTCTATTATATATTATGGACAATAACATGGAGACTATTATATGTAAAAAAATTAAAACAAAGGCTACAGGAATAAAAGATAAGGGATTAAAAGATAAAACCATAAAACCTGTTAAAGAAAAAGAGACGCTAATTCAACCAAAAATTAGTGAGTATGCCACATTTAAATCAAAAAAATATTCCCTATTAGATTTAAAGCATATATGTAAACATTATAAACAAAAATCATCAGGTACAAAGGAACAATTAGTAGAAGTTATTTATAATTTTTTACATGGGTCATATAATGCGCAAATAATACAAAGAGCCTGGAAAAAGTATTGTGTAAAGGTCTATAATAATTTACATGGACCAGCCAGAAAAAACAGAAAGTTGTGTGTAAATGAAACGGATTTTTTCACGATGGATCCCATCTCTGAAATTTCATATACGCAATTTTTTAGTTTTAAAGATACAGACGACATGATATATGGGTTTGATATATTATCATTACATAATCTAATAGTAAAGGGTGGTAAAACGACGACTAATCCATATAATCGCAGTATAATTAAAACGAATATTAAAAACAATATAACCAAATTAATTAAATTTGGAAAATTTATTAATGAGAAATTAGATATAGAGATTGAAGATATAAATATAAATTTAGATCCCAAAAAAATTATGGAATTACGAATTAAATCTCTCTTCCAAGAAATAGATAGTTTAGGAAATTATACAAATTCAGAATGGTTTTCTTCTTTAGACCGTATAGGAATAATACGATTTATAAGAGAATTATATGATATATGGGAATATAGAGCACATTTATCGCCAATTATAAAAATGGAAATTTGTCCACCCACTGGCAATCCATTTTTTGGATTAAATATGATGGAACTTCCATTATTGGCGATAGAAGTATTACAAATAATTTCAGTTAATTTTATGGAAAATATAATTAAAACTGGAATAAATCGTGAAAGTAAATGTTTGGGATGCAATTATGTTCTCTGTGCGATTACTTTAGTAAATCCGGAAGCGGCGCAAGCTTTACCCTGGTTATATTATTCGGTTTCACATAATTAAATTATAATTAAATGAACATTAATTTATAATTTAATTATTTATTAATTCATATAATATATTTTGTGAAATAATAATCAAATAATAATCAAATAATAATTAAATTTAATATTAAATATTTTGTTTTTAAGTTAAAATACTTTTATATATATCAATTTTGGCGTTCTGCGTGTATTTAGGAACATTTATACCTCTCAATAGGTCTTACTTTTAGAAATTATATAATATAATGCGTTAAATCACTTAAATAAATCTTATTATAGTAAAGTATAATAAGATGAGCAAGCAAACGTCTAAGAAAACCGAAACCGCCCAACCTACTGAAGCTGTCGTTGCTACCCCTAAGGCAACCAAGACCCCCAAGGCTCCCAAGGCCACCAAGGAGGCTGCCCCCACTCCTGCCCCTGCCCCCGTTGAAGTGCCTGCTCCCGCAAAGAAGACCAGCAAGAAGCAAGCCGCCCCTACTCCTGCGCCCGTAACTGAAGTGGTTGTTTCCACTGAGGCCGTCGCCACACCCACTGAAGCTCAAGCCGTTACGTCTGATTATACCGAGTTTATGTCCAAGCTTCAGCAAGTGAGTTCTTTGTTGTCTGCCCTCAAGTCTGAGTTCCGTTTGTTGGAGAAGAAGGCTGTCCGCGAACTCCGAACGGCCAACAAGGCTAACGCCAAGCGCAAGCGCAAGACCGGTAACCGCTCGCCCAGTGGTTTTGTGAAGCCGACACTTATCAGTGTTGAGCTCGCTACCTTTCTCAACAAGCCTGCCGGTTCTGAGATGGCGCGCACTGAGGTCACTCGCGAGATTAACGAGTACATCCGCACCCACAGTCTGCAAGACAAGACCAATGGTCGCAAGATTAATGCCGACGCAAGTCTGATGGCACTTCTTAAGTTGAAGGAGGGCGATGAGCTTACCTACTTTAACCTTCAGCGCTACATGAGCCCTCACTTTGCCAAGGCCGGTGTTGCGCCTGTTGCGTCAGTTGCTTCCGCTTAAACTTTTTAAACAATAAAACAAAATATATAAAATTATAAAATAAAACAAAACAAAATAAAGCAAAAATTATAAAAATATTTATTTATTTTTATAATTTCAATAATTGAAATACTTTTAGGGCGAATAAATTACATTTTTTTTATAAACATTTACAACCTCACTGATAATGTTATCTTCCTTTTCTTTATCAAAAAACTGTAACACGTAAAGTTTAGACATATATGCGATTTCTTCACATTTATCAAGATTAGCCAGACACCACTCCATTTTTTCATCTAAATCGCTAAAATCATTATTTAAGGGAACATAATGAATATAAGGAATTAATTTTTGTTCCATCTTCCAGGTTTCTACATAGGGTACAGGCATTAATGGAACGGAATTAGATAACAATATCCAGGAGAGATTTGTCGCAAAATCATTGCCTTCTACACTAATAACAAACATATAGTTTAATTGTTCTTTTATAGTTAAGATGGGTTTTACATATTCTTCTATAGTATAAGGAAGGGGTTCTTTGCCTGAATACTTATATTTTATGCCTGAGAGTCCAATATCATATTTATCATTTTTATCATTTTTATCATTTTTATCATTTTTACCATAGTTTAATACCAAATCTTTTCTAGAAGCTCTATTAGTTGCTTTATCAAAAAAATATCCAGAATTTGTTCCACGCCATACACAATTTTTTATTTTTTTATTAAATGGTATATCGTCTCTTAATATATCTATATAATAACTAGGAATATATAAATCCTCTAGTGGAAGTAAAATAGATTTTTTTTTAATAAGCATATTTCTTGATTTTACAAATGTTGGAATATTTATACTTTCGCATTTGTCGTATGGACTAAACTCAAAATTAAATTCATTCTCTCCTATAAATTTAAGTAAATTTTTATGATGCTGAAATAACCATTCTGTTGAAGAATTGTTTATTAAATAATCATTTAATTTTTCCTTATTATAGGTTAATTTTTTACTAAAAATTTTATTATTACCTATTCCATGTGTACCTATTCCATGTGTACCTATTCCATGTGTATCTATTCCATGTGTATCTATTTCACGTGTATCTATTCCATGTGTACCTATTTCATGTGTATCTATTCCATGTGTATCTATTCCATGTGTATATATTTTTATTCTCTCCTCTTCTTCAACATGATAACATTCCATAGTGTCAGGAATTAATATATATGTATTTACATCATTAAAAACTGTTTTATGTATATTTAAAATACAATTCTTTATTGAATTACTTTTATAGTAAACCATATTATTTATAACGACAAATACATTTACTTCTAGCAGTTTACATTGTTCAATGCATCTATCTAAATTTTCAAATTCTCCTTTACATTTATCTTCAATTATACAATCAATAGTGTTTAATGTGATTAAAACCATTTTATTTATTATAATAATAATAATATAATGAAATATTTAATTTTTGAATTATTTAGCGGAGTAGGGTTTTGTAATCAGTTATTTTCATTAGAAAGTGCCATATATTTATCAAATATTACAGATAGAAAATTAATTTTATTAATAAAAAATCCATTATGTCACTGTGGAAGAACAGACTGGAAATATGGAAAATTTATGGATCTGTTCACAGATGATTATTTGAAATATTTGCCTAATGGAATAGAAATTTATTATAAACAAATTCCAGATGATATTAATAAATTATCTAAAACTTCTTTTAAATTAACAAATAAAATTTTTAGTAATACTATTTTTATTGATAAAGAATTAAATACATCAGAAAATAAAGATGATATTGAAAATTTTTCTAATGGAAGAGAGAAAATAGAAATAAATTATGAAGAATTAAATAATTATGAATATTTATATATTCCAAATGATATAAGCAACGCATCTAGATGTTTTTATAATTTTTATACCAGTAAAAAAAATATATTATTAATGAATAAGATTTGTTCAAGTCTTGCGAATTATAATACTCAAATTAAAAATAAATTATCTTTAATAAATAATAATTTAATTAATATAAATTTTCAGTATAATGCTGTTCATTTTAGATTTGGGGATTATAATGTAAAAGACCAAGAGGTAAACAGACATAATGATTTGATTTTACAAAAATTTGATGAATTGTTTAATAAGAATAAGAATAAGAATACAAATGCGAATAAGAATACAAATGCGAATAAGAATACAAATGCGATACCTATTTTTATTATGTGTGACCGCAAGGATAATAAAATATTAGAAACATTAAAAGAAAAATATACTATTATTTTTACGGATCAATATATCGCATCTATTCCTAATTGTAAATTTCCCAATGAAAGTCCAGTTGAAAATTATTTATTAGAAAAATATATATGCGAAAACGCTATAACATTTATCGGAACTTCTGGAAGCACCGTCTCAAATTATATACAATACAATAGATATTTAAATAATAAACAAGCAAATATAAATTTTCAAAAAACAATAATTAATAGCAGTATTAATAAATATTCATGGAATGATAATAATGTATCCGGTCATCCTTTATCGTGGTCGTTGTTTTTTAATGATAATATAGTAAAATGTAATAAAAGTAGTTATTTACAAATCGTAAAATCTTTTAATATTAATCCAAATAAGGATAAAAAAATAATAAGTTTTTCTATTTATGGTATTGGTGAGACACGGGATAATGATAGGGGATTTTATAAAGGGATATTTGTTAATTATGAATTAGCAAAAATAATCTATCCAGGCTGGATTGTTCGCATATATCTGCCTTATAATGAACCAGCCGAATGTATAAAAAATTTAATAAAAATGAAAGATATTGAAATAATTTTAGTGGATACCAATGTGTGTTTACGGGCTATTCGGTTTCTACCCAACGACGACCCCTTAGTAGATGTATGGATTTCGCGCGATTTAGATTCAATTGTTACTTATCGGGAAAAAGTGGCAGTAGATGACTGGTTGGAGAATTATTCAGATAAAGAACTTCATATTATGACAGATAATAGTCAACATTATTGGACAATCGCAGGAGGTATGTTTGGTGTAAAAAATAATACAAATACAAATAATTTATTAGACTTTATGTTAGAATTTTCTGAGAACAAATCTGTAAATGATTACGCGGTTGATTGTAATATTGCTGAAGGGTTCTTTTATAAGAATGATAATTATATACAGCATTATGGTTTAGGAAAAAAATTAGATAATTCTATACCATTTCCGTCACATAATCCAAAAAATTGTAGTTTTGTTGGAGATGTTGTAAATATAAACAACTATTATCAAGAGTTAGATATAAAAAATAAATATTTCAATAATTCTTTTATATTAAAAAACAATGATATTTTTTCATATCCTCCGTGGAATACGAACTGTGTTTTAAATTGGTATAATGAAACTGATTTTACATTAACACCGATAAAAACAAATACATCCACTTGTGGGTCTAATAGTTGTTTAAAAACTGAAAATGGTGATGGTATAAAAGTAATGACTATTGGGACACATATTAATGTTTCATGGGATGGTAATGCTCAGAAAGAAGTATTTTTAGATGATGAAAATACACTAATAGTAATTCACGATAATAGTAAATATAAATTTACGTATGTTTTCAAATAAATATATAATTTAATTATAAATAATTAATATATATATAATAATGTCTTCATGTATATTTACAAATGATGATAATGTTTCTATTTTATTATTGAATCACTGTTTTACAGATGATTTTAAAAAAAGAAATAATAATGAAATTTTATTTAGAAGAATTAATACATTTTTAATAAAAAATAATATAATAAAAAATAATATAATAGATTTAGGAGCATGGATTGGTGATAATAGCATCCCTTGGGCAAAAAATATAAATGGAATTGTTTATGCTATTGACCCATCTGCAGATAACTGTAATTTTATAAAAAAAATGTGTGAATTAAATGAAATTAAAAACATAAATATATTACAAAATGCTATAAGTAATACAAATGAGATGTTGAGTACAAATGATGATATAAATCATTGTTCATTTGTATATAGATATTGTGGATTAAATGGAATTAATAAAATAATTTCTGTTTCATTAGATTATCTTTATGAGAACAAATTAATAGAAAATATTGGATATATTCATTTAGATGTAGAAGGAATGGAACATAAAGTATTACAAGGAAGCTCTATGTTAATAGATACAGATAGACCTATAATATCATTTGAAACACATTTAGAAATTGATGATTGCGCTGGTATATTATTATATTTAACAAATAAACAATATAAGGTATTTTTAATCGATGAAATATTACCAATGTGTAGACATGATTGTAGAAATTCTTTTGCTTTTCCGAATGAAATTTATAATGAAGATTTAATTAAAGATATTAATAATTTTATAGGAATAAATATTTTACAAGAACAATAAAAATATATTATAATTGATACTCATAAATTTAAAATATATGAAAATATGAAGTATCAATTATAATTAAAAAGTATTATTTTCTAAAATAAAAAATTGAACAATATATGAATATTTAATATTTAAAACATTAAAAATATTTTTAAAATCTTTTACTTTATAACCATATTTTGTATATATATATATCCAATATTGAGTCACCTCTGTTATCAGGCATATATTCTGGATTACTATTTGGATTATTTGGCACATAAAATATATATTTTATTTTATTCGTGTAAATTAATTTAACCCACCATTCTACATCATTAATATACATTCAGGAAAAGAATGTATATTAATCGCTATATCTATATTTAAATCTTTTAATTTATTTTCAATATCAAATAAATTTATAATCTTATCTTCATTATCGTTACCTAAATAAATTTTACTAAAAAAAGTGCTTTCTGGTATAGCATCAGTAATAAAATATTTAGAGTTAGGAAAACAATCTATAAATCTTTTACATAAACGCCCATACCCTGCTCCAATTTCAAGTAAATTCATTTTTTCTAAATCAGGAAATATATTTTTAAGATAATATAACTCTAATATAGAATCTAATAGATCCCTACTAATTTTTATGTTTTCTATTTCAAAAAAAATACATCCATATGACCCGTCCTCTTTTGTTTTTGTAAAAAAATGATCTTTATCTATATTTTTTAATATTTTATAATATTCTATATAGATATCTCTATTATCTCCTAATTGACACTGCCAAACATATGCGTTTTCTCCTCTAAAATTCATATTAAACGTATTTTTAATATAATTACTATTATTATTCCATACAGTTGGTGAAATATTAAAATTATTGTCTTTATAAAACTTATGATATTTATCTATTAAATTATCCATAAAATTATATATGTATGGTTAGAATAATATTTAATTAATTAAAGTAATCAAATATAAATTTTTTTCATATTTATATACATAATATATAAATATGAAAAAAATTATTTATTGTTTTTGGACCGGATCAAATGAAATTACTGAACCCAGAAAAGAATGTTTAGATAGTATAAAACAAGTCACTGGTTGTGAAATAATATGTTTATTCAAAGATGATATACCAAACTATATTCTTCCAGAATACCCATTGCACGAGGGTTACCAGTATTTATCAGAAACACATAAAGCAGATTATTTGAGAACATACTTTATGAATTTTTATGGAGGGGGGTATACTGATATAAAAAGACAAACTGGTTCATGGATAGATAAGTTTGATTTATTGGAAAACAGTGATAAGTGGATTATAGGCTATGGAGAAAGTGGTAGTTGGGATATAGCAGGACCTCCTGATATTTCGAAACATTGGGATAAATTAATTGGAAATTGCGCTTATATAGCTAAGCCACATACTCTATTGACCGAAGAATGGTATAGTGAAATGATAAAGGTTCTAGATGAGAAATTAGAAAAATTAAAACAATTCCCTTCAACATTTCCACAAGATAGATCTGAAATTAGTAATGGAAAATATCCTATTGGATGGAATGAAATATTAGGAAGAATATTTCATAGATTATCAGTTAAATACATTGATAAATTAATAATAGGATTACCTCGTATTAATTGTAGTGATTATAGATAAAATTTTATATAATAATTATAACATATAATTATATGGATATACCAATAATAATTATATGTTATAATAATTATAAATATGTTGAAAATACATTAACACAATTTTATACAAAATATATAGAATATTATAATAATATTATAGTTTTAGATAATTTATCTAATTGTGTTGATACAATTAATTATTTAAAAAATATAAATGTTAAAGTTATATATAATACAGTAAATAATGGACCATGGATTGCGTGTAATTGTAATAAACATATATATGATATCATGCCCGATAAATATATAATAACTGACCCAGACCTAGAATTTAATACAAATTTGCCGAAAAATTTTATAGAAATATTATCTAATATTTCTGATAAATATAACTGCAATAAAATAGGATTTGCTTTAGATATAAGTGATTTTGAAAAAATGTATCAATCATCTAATTATCATAGTCATACTATTTATAATTGGGAGATATCTTTTTGGAAGAATAAAATAAACGATTCTGAATATGAATTATATGATACTTGCATTGATACTACGTTTTGTTTAATAAATAAAAAAAATATTAATAGTAATAATAGTATACGAGTGGCAGGTAATTTTACAGCAAAACATTTACCATGGTATATAAATAATAAAGTATATAATGTTTATGAAAATTATATTGCAAATAGAAAAACTCACGCACATATTTCAACTTATTCATCTATTATTATGTATAATATTGAATGTAAATATTTAATTATTAATAAAAATAATGAATTATTTTTTATAGAAAAAAATAATAGTTTTAATATAGATTTTTTGAATACTAATAAAAATGAAATATTTAATATATTTGATAAGGTCTTAAATAAAAATAAAATATTTATTGATATTGGTGGATACATTGGAGAAACTTCTATGTATGGAAGCAGAAAATCCAAGTATGTTTATTCGATTGAGTCAGATAATAAATTATTCAATAATATGAGTTTAAATATGAAAAATAATTGTAATAATAATTATACTTTAATTAATAAATCAATATATAATATTGATAATTCTCAAATAGAATTTACTAAAAATAAAATTAAGGAAGAA